AACCTATCTACGAAGACACCAAAGCATTTACACTGGACTAGAATTATTTAGATAGCAATTTCTAAATATAAAACAAAATATTAGAAAAAATATTAAACTTGATTTAGATAGCGATTTAGGCTTCTAGTCCAGTGTAAATGCTTTGGTGTCTTCGTAGATAGGTTAGATGTAGAAAAACCGTATTATTTCCAACCTAATAGAAAAAGGAATAGAAAAAGGTTTAATATTAGAAAATTGTAAATGAAAGAATGTAATTACACATTAGTTGGTAAAAGATAGTACAACCACTCTTATGATGAGTTAATCAAAATACTGAAGAAGAGTCCGTAGTTAGCCTACGACATCTTATATTCGAAAGATTATAATCGTTAGACAAGGGTGGTTGATAGACTATCTGAATTAAAAGAGTCTGGAAAAAGAAAATTTAAAAAAGAGTTCTCTGATAGGGTAGATGTTATAAATGGATGTGCAGAAGTTAATACTTCTGGATATACAACGTAGTCATTTATTGATTCTGGTTTATACACAGACCAATCTGGGAACCAAATAATGCCAGTCTTGCAAATAGATGATTATATAGAAAGAATGCAAGCTTTATATGAGTCCAAAGGATTATCTAAAGACGAGATTAAACAACATATTTCTGTCCTAAAGAATAGTTGGAAAAGAATAGCAGAGGATGGTAGAGATTTTCATAAAATTATTCTAAAATAGGGAAAAGATACTTCCTATTCATAGACGGAAGATAATACTAAAGGGACATCATTTGAACATCTTAGTGATGTGATTTATGATAAAGCCTATAATGATATATTCAGCTAGGTATATCTAGGAAACGGAAGAGAGTCTAGAGAACTAGGAGATGATTCTTCTCCAGTAATTCTAAAAAATATAAATCTATCTGCCAAATTGATAGGTAGAGATGATACTATTACCGGACATATTGATTATATAGTAGTTAAACCTAATGGTTCCGTAGAAGTATTTAATATTAAAAGTTCGCACGAGTCTCCTGCATTCTGGGATTAGGCTAAGAAAGAAAAATATAGAAATGAGTTTGCTTTGCTATCTAGGATATTACAATATAATGGAATCAATACCAATGATATTAGATTTAATATTATTCCAGTAACTTTTAAATATGACGACTAGTTTCAAAACATAAATAATATTGTTGTAAACAGAGCAGAATGCTACAGTCATAATAAGGGAGCATTTGTTATGCAAGAATCTATGAAACTAGCTCAGAGATTTATAGCTTCTAATGCTGAAACCATAACTATTAATGACTCTTCTGTAGATACTGTAAATAAACAGTTAAGTGCGGTATTTCCTAAGAGAGATATTAAGGCTGATGGTATTACCTCTACTATAGAAGAATATATTGATAAGAATTGGTCTTATTGGGTACAGGGTGAATAGCCTGATACAGGTTGGAACTTGTCTATAGATGGCACAGTCTATCACGTAAAAAGTTCGGAAGTTAGAAGTAGAAACAAAGAAGCTGTTGAAATAATAAGGCAGAATTAGGATAAGCTGTTGGGCGTTGATAGTGGGAAACTAAGCGCTAGAGGTATAGTAAACTAGATAGGGGAGTTTAGAAGATTTGGTTTTCCTAAGTTTGGAAACGACTATCTAGATAGATTATTCTTGCCTTATTTTGAAAAATCAGTAGTCAATGTAAACGGAAAGGATAAATATAATTATCTATGGCAGGTAGTTAAGAATGATACCCTAGATAATTGTAATATTATTATGTTTAAAAATTCTCTAACTGGGTAGGCAAACTTTATTACCCTCTCTGGATTAAATCTTGATTAGGTGCATTCCTTTGATGGAAGGACCAATATTTTGGGATTTCATCTTAATGACTTGCAAGGTATGGATAATCAGGGGAGGTAGTTAATGAAAGCTACATATGGCAACATAGAAACAATGAGAACTATGTTCCTAATAAATGAAATTATACCTCAACTTGGAGACGATGTCAAACTAGGAGATTTAACTATTATAGGAGGCTTAGGCGGAACTATACAAAGCTAGCAATACCCTATACAACTAGTAGTTTCTAACTTTGTTAAAGCTTAGGAAGTTCTTAATAAAAAGGACCCAAATCTTAATATAGGTAATAATTTTTCTACGATAGAGCATATATCTCCAGTATCATTACTAATTAATGAATTTTGGGATATATTACATGAGTCTCCTAATCTAGGAAATACTGATTTCGAATCATTAAAAGAATTAATATCAGGCTCAGACGTAGATGGATTACAACACCTTATAAATGGAACAGCAGTCGATTCTTTAGCCTCTGCAGAGTCTACTGACGTATAGATATAGAGATTAGAGGAATTGATTAAGAAACTAAATATTATCTTATCTCAGCAGTAGATATCCCTATCTCCAAATACTATCATAAATTATGCTACTGGGCAGGATAAACTAGCCGACTCAGAAAGAAATGAACTAGTAACCAGTTGCTGCAAATTGCTGTTAAATGCTTCAATAACATTAGATAGACTATCAGGAATAATAAGAATTTCTGAGAAGGACTTGTCTGAAACTGAGCGACTCTTTGCAAGACCCTAGAATATATCTAATAGCTAGGTAAGAATAATTAGTAAGCTTCTGCAGGACGCTATCCATAGTATCTCTAATAAATTAGAACCTTAGGTTTCCGATTTTAATCTGGCCTGCTTAGAATATTACGAAGCCAAAGGATATAGCAAAGCTAGAAATGCCATAATAGGTGATTAGTCTAGAGTATTCAAACATCTTTACTAGCAAATAGACGATGAATTATTCTTTAAAAACCCTTACGATCCAGCATCAGACTTGGATGCTGATGATAGGAAGTTCTTGAAAAAAGCCTTATTTGAAATAAACAAGATTAGATTCAAGGATAATAACTTCCCATATAAGTCTGAAAATGATCCAGCCCTAAGGTCTTTCATTAAAAGTACTCCTGGATATCTCTGGGTTCCTCTAGAAAAGGCATCTTCGTCTACTAGATGGAGTAATCCTGGAAAATATTTTGATGATTTCAAAAGAAGAGTTCAGGGATATTGTAAAAATCCTACTCTATTCTTTAAGGAAATGTATGAAGATATACTAAGCGAAGAGGACGAAGAAAAAATAAATAGCGACATAGAAAATATGTAGGCTTATAATAGGTTTAGAATAGCAGAACCTACATTATCTGGATAGCCTCGCAAAGGAAGACAACGTTTATTTGAAATGTACGGTAAAGACTATTTCGAGACTAACCTATAGAACTTGGTCATTGACTACTCCTACAAGAACCTATAGGAGGAGGAAATGAATAGAATGCTTACAAGAGCTAAAGGTATCTTATTATAGTTGAAGCTTACTGGGGTAAGAGAAAATGACCCAGACAAGTTTGCTAAGACTATTAAGCACATAGACGACTATCTAAAAACTGCAGTCTTTAATAGAAGTATAATGGAAGAAAGCTCCAAAAGAATCATAGCTAGACTACAGCCGTTGAGAAAGGCAGTGTCCACTGCATACATTGCAGCCAGTCCAATCGCAGCTATTCGAGATACCTTTGGTGGTTTCCTATCCAATGTAGTTAGAAGTATGACTAAATATAGAACAGACATAGATGCTAAAGATGTAATGTGGGCATATTAGTTTGTTTTGAGACAGGGAGTTCATTCTGCTATGACTATAGATTTATTAGATAAATTAAATAGTAAATATTTAATATCTAATATCAATATAGAACAATAGCAGGAAGGATATAAGACAAATAGGGGAGGTATCACAAATGCCGGTAACTGGGCGTATGCTACCCTTAGAAAGCCAGACTTTCTGAACAGAATGGTCTTATTTATGGGTAAGTTAAAACATGATAATTCCCATAGAGCCTATTCTATAGTGGATGGTAAATTAGTATATAATTGGAGGATGGATGGCAGATTTGATTTACTAGCTTCTAACGATAAAAGTAATATGGAAGCCTATAACAAATAGAAAGCTTTATACTTAAGCTAGATTATGAAGTTCAATGAGGAAAATCCAGGAGCTAATCTACCAGTAAGTTTAGATACTAATTTGCCAGACGGATACACATAGAGTCAAATCGATGAAATCAAGAATTTGGGAGATACTATTTACGGTTCTTATAATAGAAGTACAAAAGCTATGTATGAGAACTTAGCTTTAGGTTCTTAGTTCGGTGTATTCTCTACCTGGATGAATGGTATTTATGACGTATATCTGGGAAAAAGAAGAGAATCTTCTTATGAGACTTAGTAGGTTTAGAAAGAAGATGAAAATGGAAATAAACTCTGGATAGATGATAATGGTAACATTACTACTGAAGATACTGGAGTTCCGTATTTAACTGACATTCCTCTGATAGTATAGGGAGTATGGAGGACATTACACGATACTATGTCTGAACTCTATCACGGTAGAGGGTGGGAAGGTATAAAAGAGAATATTATAAACAGCCCTATGCAAATGAGAAACTGGAAAAGAATAGGTTCTGACCTTCTTGTAGCATTGTTGCTGTACTGGCTTTTTGATGAAGTAGTAAGTCCAGCATACAAAGAACATAAGAAGAAAGGAGATGGAAAGGATATTCTAACTAATGCTGCTATAGAGTTATTGTATAAAGGTAGTTCTAGTAGTTTTGAGGAATTTAAAGGACCTCTTCCTATTTTGGATTATCTAATGAATAACACAAGTCCTGCCTCAGTTAAATGGGGAGTAAAAGTATACAACGATATAGGAGGATTTCTATTTGGAGATACTACATTTGGAGAATTAGTTACCAAATCTCAAGCATTACCACGATCTCTACAAGACACTTATAAAATGTATAAAAGAGATACTATAAATGGTATTGGAGAGGAATAAAAAAAATAAAGGGGAACCTAGACATAAGTCTAAGCTCCCCTTTATTATTTACCAACCACTGTAATCAGTAATATCTTCTTTCTCATTACATACGTTGCACTGTGCTGTCTTAGTTACTCCTATAGCGGAATTTCTAAAACTCATCGAACATCCTTTTGGATTATTATGAATTTTGTAATGACTGTCGGAGAATTTTTGATAAGCCTCTGTTTCTTTCTTATTTAAACTGTAAGTTACAATTGGTACTTGTGGTTTAACTATAAGATTATCAGAGCTGGAAATATAGAATCCTCCAGTAGTTATCCCACTGGTGCCTACTTTAATTACTGCCTTTTTATCTTCCTCGATCTGTCTAATTCTCTCCTTGCAAATATGGATAATTTTTTCATAGTCCATTATTCTAGAATCTTCCTTAGACTTTCCTGGTTCTTCCTTTGTTCTAAGAATACGTTTTACTATATCAGCATCCCACGGATTCAAGTCATATTCTCTCCAAATATCCCATGGTTGTATTTTGTGCTTACTATAATCTGAATTTCCTACGTTATATTCCCTAATGTCTTTATTCGTCTCCATCAACAATTTCTATTTCGTATTCAAGTTCCATAGAATCTTTCAAAGTGTTTAAATCATCTACAAATATAATTACATCTCCAGAATCTACAAAATCTCTCAAAACTTCTACGAAATCAAATTCGTCAAGTTCATCATCACACTCTTTAGCGTATGCTACTCCAGTTCTGCTTAATAATACTCTATACATATCATTTTCCGTTTATAATTGATAAAATAGTTCCCAAAGAAACAGCACCTACTGTACGCTGTACTTCATTATCATGCTCATCATAGTAGATTAAAACTGGAACATTTCTAATTCCTAAGTCATTAGCTAAGTCTTCTTCCTCGTCTACGTCATGCTTAATTATCTCTATTCCAGATAACTGTTCTAGAGTTCTATCTAATACTTTACATGGTCCACACCACGATGCTCCAAATTTCTCGATTCTTGCAATCATACTTTACGCTTTATTATATTTCTCTGTATCTGTACTTAATACTACTAATCTATCAGCTAGAAGAGAAGCTACTTGCCTTCTAACTTCGTCTGTAGTCCAGTACCTCATTTGAGTTAATATGTGATTTCTGACAAATCTATCCATATCAAAATCATCAAATGTTTTCTGGAGCATAAGCTCGGCTTGAGACTTAACAGCCTCTTTAAGCCAAGCTCTTATATCGTCTTTAGTGATGCCCAATTCATTATGCATGTAATTTTTGAACATCATCCATTTATCATTCTTTTCGGACATTAGATATGAAAGTCAATTACAGTTATAAATGTATCCTCTGACACTGTGTCTAGATAATCTTTAAACTCATTAATCCAGTCATTTTCATCCTTCTCGTTAGTAGTAATAGCCCACCAACCCATAGAAGCTGACTCATGCCAATCTCCTAACTCGGTTACAAAACAGAATGGAACTCTGTCCTTCTCAAACATAGCATCCCAGTCTATATCCTTCTTTTGTGCACAGATTTCTGTTAAAGGCTCTCCATCCTGCCCTTGCTCCTTAAGTAAGAGCCAGAATCCCCAACGACCTCCTTCACAATACCAATCCCACTTCGAGTCAGGATTATATGTAGATAAGAGATTTTCCTCGTTGTCCATTTCATAACCCCATTTCTTAGCTTCTTCCCAGGCTTCCTCATAGGAAATAGTAAGCCCTTTATCCAGAGTTTCATTTGCTTGCTTTAATTGACCTCTCTCCCAGTCTGTAGCAGGATTCTTATATTTTTCTACTACCTCAACAGCATACTCATAATTAGCAGCATGTATTTCCTTAACCTTATCTACCGCTTCATCTTTCGTATATCTAACATATTGTTCTACCTCCATACTTTCGTTATAGGGTTCTAATAATTCTTCAATATTACTACCGAATACTAATCCTACAAAATGGCTCATACTATATATTTTTTAACAATTTCAGAAATCATCTTACCGTCTGCTTGAGGAAATTCTGATTTCAAATATTTAATCGCATTTCCCATTTCTTTCTTTGGAATTTGGAAACTAACCATATCTATTGAATTTTCTTCATTATAGAAATCTTCAATAAAGCCTTTTCCCTCACACCATATTTGTAATGCAGAATGTATGTCTGGCTCATTTACAGGCTCAGGAAGCAACTTTTTTAGTACTTCCAATTCATCCCTATATTCAGTTGCCAAGTCCTCTCTACCAGCCTCTATAAAGCTAGAAATACTGTCCTCTAATTTCTTACACATTTTAGAAATAAGCTGTATCTCAGCTGCTTCATCATAAGGTTTAGCATTTTTAGCAGTTTGTAGAATCTGAATTTCTGCCTTCAGATTCTTATATGCACGAAGTTCTACTTGATTTTTAGACTTCATTGCTTTAGCTATGTGTTCGTTTATGTTTATCATTTTAGTTTGTTTAACCCTTCTTCCAAAACTTCATCTAACCACGTACCTCCATTGTAGAATTGCGCAACGTATTCGTAAGTTCCATCTCCATTACTTCTAATGTTAACTAAATAGGAACTATCTTCATATTTAGTATCATTGCACCTATATAACTCACCATTAAGTATCTTATAGGTATCATCTGTATCCATTAGAGTTGTAGCATACGTATCTTCTTCATATGCTATCTCGTAACCATGTTTCTTGCAAAGGTGCTCACAGTATTCTTCTACTGTAAGCCCTTTTGTATCAACTTTAGTTAGAGTTCCTGTATGTAGTTCTGTATAACTCATTCCCAACTAATTGATATTCCTCCTGCAGGGTATAACTTGACTTTATACCCATTACTAGTAAGTTCTCCTATTACTTTATCTCTAAAAGGATACATAAAGTCAGTTCTCAAAACTGTGTTGAAATACCCAGATTTGGTAGCTTCAATAATTCTATCTTCTACGTGCTTAAGTACCTCTAGATAGTGCTTCTCTTTCAACAACTCCTTAGCTTCTTTAGCCTCAAAGGCCTTGTTATTAGCAGTTTTTGCTGTTATCATTTTATTAATTATTTAGTAGTTATAACTCCAAAGTATAATTGGAGATCCAATCTCCACATTCCTCACAATGCCCAAGGTCTCTATATTCTCCCTGAGATTCAATAAGGGTCGTCCATATGTCTTGAAGAACCGCAAAATCTATCTCCCTATCTAGCATAGCTTGTATAGATACTTTTATTTCCTCAGAGGTCATATCTGCGGTTTCTTTTCCATCAACGGTAAGGGACGTACAAATACATCCATCAGTATATTCTAGTTTCATATTAAATATTCTTATTGTTTGTTAATACTTTCCATCAATATCTTCGCTATAATATCAATATTCATTGTTATTTGCTCGTGGACGTCTATCTTATATTCGGATTCCCCAGAGCAATCCTTCAATACTATTTCGTATTCATGCCTAGCCCACCATCGATTCCTGCTATGCCTCTCGATAAAAATTTTTAAATCTTCAACATTTACTGGCTTATTCTTTTCCTTATTATAACAATCTGTTAAATAAGGAATTACATTATAATATTTGAATACTTTAAGATTTACGTCCCAAATTATTACGTTAAACTTTTTCATTTCTTTCTACTTCTAAAGCTTTAACTAAATATTTAATTGCTTCTAGCTGTCCATATGTTAAAGATATCAGCTTATCATTTAAGCTAATATCCCAACCTTCTCCATTTGCCCACTCTGTCACTTCTATAAAGTCTGAATCCTTTGCTAAGTGGTCATATTTCTTTAAGCTGTCATTCACAGCTTTTCTTTCATAAAGTTCCATTACTTATTAGATGCTTCGAATTTAGTTTTCTGAAATGCTATCTTAGATTTAACCTCCCTATAGGATATAGGAGCATAGTCATTGTTATCCACTCCTACATCATATTGAGTAGGAAACAATGATTCAAGTCTGGAAATGTCCAGTCCTTCGGCGTTCGGACCTGAGTGAACATGTCCGAATAGTTGCCATACTCCTCTATAGGAACCTCCATAACATAAAAATGGGTAATGATTTAAATATATAGGATTTCCCTCGATTTCTATCTGAAGTTGAGGGACTACCATATCAAAACTAGACATGTAACCCTGTCTAAGGTTCTTCCTGTCATGGTTGCCTATAATAAGGTTTATATGACCGTTTAGACGAGGGATGATACTTTTCCATACACTACTTCCACCAAAGGCAAAATCTCCCAAATGGAAGACTGTATCATCCTCAGATACTACTTGATTCCAATTTTCTATTAAGGCTTCGTCCATTTCTTCTACATTCTTGAAAGGACGATTACAAAACCTAATTATATTGGCATGTCCAAAATGGGTGTCAGAGGTGAAAAATGTATGTTCTGGGTCAAATTTATATTTCTTTTCACTCATATAATTACGAAATTAAGTCTTTAAGTTTAGATATATACTTACTGTTATCATCAGCAACTTGCTGATTAAACTCAATTTGAGTTTGAATAGAAGCAATCTCGTTTTGCTTAACCTTTATATCTTCAGCAATAGCCGAGTTTAAAGCTATAGCTTGGTCATAGGATGTTCTAAAGACGTTCTTTACTTCTGCCAATTGTTCTGCAAATGATTTTACTTTCTTGCTACCAAAAATATTTGAAAAATTCATAATGTTTTATTTATTTAAAATTAGTTATTACTTCCCATTCGTAAAAGCTTGAATCTATTTCAGAATAGTCTTTCTTTGGATTAATTGCATAAATATCCTTTAGTTGTTCTGTTATATTGTGTATCATTTCTGCATAATCCCTTTGCCGTTTTATTTTGGCGGCCTTACGAGTCCACTTAGAGTTTCTTCCTATAGTATATACAGCTCCATATCTTATAAGCCTTCCACATACCCTTGGATGTAGGAAAGCATACTTAAGAGCTTTCTTTATTTTTCTAGGTATCCTTTTATTCTCCATGATACGTAAAGCCATAGGCTGCACCCTCTAGATCCCATAGAATCTCTTCTTCTAAGTTTCTAGCTCTCCACGTCAAGTCTGGAAGAAAATATTTTGCTATAGCAAAGTATATATCTACAAACTCATCTTCCGCACATTCAAACTCATAACATCCAGCCGGTGTGCCATATTCAGAATCAGATTCTATTACATATTCCTTGTCTATTATTTCTAGTTCTAACAACTTTTTAGTAAACTTTTCTGGTATCCACGGGTCTGACTGAAATTCTACTCCAACTTCCTTAACGAAATCAAAACCCAAGAGTTCAGTAGTTTTCTTATAAGCCTCAGATATTTCATCTACTGAATGATTAGCAACTATATGATACTCTGTTGTACAAGCATGACCATCTCCACTAGGATCTCCTATTACGAATCCAATATTATATTCCATAATTAACAATTTCCATATTCCGTTTCTTTGTAAAATTCAATCTGCTGTCCATATAATTTCTGTAGCTCTTGATTTAGCTCAGTAAATACATTATATGGCATTTTCTTATTCTGCCTAGCAAAGTAAGCAGGATGATATACCTCCATAATTTTTGGACTATTTACAATATACTTCTTAAATGACGATGCTTGATTACCAAATAATACATATATTATACCTCCATCCTTGGTGCTTAGGTTGTGAATCAATTTGGCAGTAAATGGCTTCCATATATCAAAATGGGAACCTACTCTACCAACTTCACAAGTAAAGGCAGTATTAATCATTAAAATGCCTTGCTTAGCCCACGATTCTAGAGTGTTATCAAAATCTATTCTATTATGAGGAATCTCATAATTTATTGCAGCTTCTTTGACTACCTGTAATGAAGGCGATAGTCTATGTTCTGGAGTGTCTTCAGAATTTCCAAATAATATTCCAGTAGCTACACCCTGTTGAGGGTAAGGGTCTTGCCCCAGAAAGACTACTTTACAGTCTTTCAAAGGACAAGCCCTAAAGGCCTTAAATATGTTAGGAGAGGAGGGACATAAAGTTGTTTTATCTATAGTACTTACCCAAGATAGTATCCTGCGTAGTTCTACAGTATCTATTACATCCATCCAATCTCCAAAGTATTCGCTAGCTTTCATTCACACCATCCTCTTTTTCTAAATTCTGCATGTAGAGGTTCCGCTAATTCTCTAGCTTGCGGATGCGCACTTTCTGCGTCACGTAATTTGAAGAATCCCTCCCATTGTGTAAGAGTTCCAGTCATAATTAACTCGGTCTTTAAACTATTAGGAAGTACTGCTCTAGCTTGTTGAGCTATCCAACCTTGTTCTATAAGCTCTAAGTACGTAGCTTCACTTCTAGCTAAAGATAAAAGAAAAGGGTTAAATTCTATTTCAGAATTCCATTTATTACCATCCTTAGTAAATCCACTTGGATAGTCATAGGTGTATGAACCTTTAGAAAGGCCTAACCAACTAGGAATAATAAATGTACATTCCTTACCAAACTTATCCTTAGAATAGTTACAATATCTTGTACTCTCTTGAGCAAAGCTGAATACTCTGTGTCTAACAAACTCATGACTTACCCCTCTATCACAAACAAAACGGACAGTTATTCTCTTTTCATGTTCCTTGCCTGGATTACATATATATTCCAAATCATCTAGCCAACCATTTTCTACTAGTACTCTATAATTAGTAGTGACAAACCCGTTCCAAGTTCCTTTTTCCGCTTCCCCAGTACTATTAGCTACTGAGTAAGGGTTACTACAATATTTAAAATATTGCTGTCTGGAAGACATAGTCAAGAACAGATATACAGTACCATGTTCCAACATAGCACCATGACCTGATTTAACCATTCTCTCTACAAACTTCTTAGCAGAATCTGGAGTGATTTTATCCTCAGATTTATAACAGGTTCTTCCAGCTATTTCAATCTGTCTATATACGGCATCAATAAGTTCTTGTTTAGTCATTTTAGGACCTATCTCCATATCAGCCGGAATGATAATATTTTTTGGATTTTGCTCAATTATTTCAAATGACGGTTTAATTAGTCTCATGCGTCTTTATATTCTTCGGTTAATGTATCATCATCTAAATCTTCGTTACAATAGTCGGATAATGCTTCATCGTACCATGTCCAATTATCTACTCCTCCAGATTCTAAGCAACTAAGTTTATAACTTGCCCTTAGAAGCTCTGCTAGTTCCTCCTTGCTAATTAATTTCATTCCCATAATCCCAATTCTTTTCCTAGACCTTGATCTATAAAGCAGTATGTAGTTCCATCTTTCAACGTCGCTGTTTTAGGTTTTACTTTCAGGGCTAATGAACAACTATCCTTTATAGCTGCAATTTCTCCTGTTCTCCAAGGCTCTTTCTTAGATTTCTTGGTATCTACTCCTATTAAGAAGATAGCATTGTCCTTATATTTAGTACATTCCTTGCAGACATGGTCCGCATATCCAACAGCTTTTCCATGTAAGTTTTTTACTTCTTTGGCAGCCTTTTCAGAAAGAAGGGAATTCATTATGATTCCCTCCTCTGCTACTTCTCCGCAAATAGGACATAGATAGTTTACTAATGAAACTTCTAGCTCTTTTGACATCTTTTGCAAGCTTTATATCCGTGTTTCTGAGCATCTAGTAAAGAGATTTTCTTAAGCTCTGGCTTACGTGCTTTCAGGGAAGCGCATTCTGTACTAATATGATAAACACCACCAGTCTTAGTTACATATACAAACTCTTCTTCGTTGTCAATACAACCACCAGTTGGGTTTCCCTCTTCATCACAATAAGCTCCACTATTAGCTAGAATCAACCTTCCGTTGCTAGCTTCAATTACTTCGTCACCATTTTCTAAATACATATATTCAGTCTATTTAAAATATTTTACTCCTCAGTAATAAGCTCTATCAGGGTCAGATTTCTAAAAGTTTCCTTTAGAGACTTCTTTGCTTCTTCCTCACTTGGAGCTTCTACTGTAACTGTCTCAGCGAATCTTCCTTTAAATTCTATATAGTATGTATAGGTTTTCATCTTTTCATTCTGTTATAAATTTTACTTAGTATTACCAACGGTAATCCTAGAACTATGGCAATAATATAATAAAGGATTGCTGCACACCAACATATTCCTATAATTATGCAGCCTATCCAAATGGGGCTAGTCATAACTAATATGACTATTAAGATAATTTCCCACATATTGGTTTATAATATAACAATGTTGGATTATTATCGTGTATGTCAATCGGATCTAACTGATTAAGTGCTAACTTTTGAGAGAATTGCTGTCTATCAAAAGCACTAGTTATAAGGTGATAACCGTTTACAGTCGGAATGACATGCTTAATTCTTTCTCCTTCTGTACCCCTACACTCATTAATCAGCTTAGCCATGTTGTTTCTATATTCGTAATCCTTTGAATCAATATCAACAATCCATAGTTTCTTATAGTTACTACTTCTACAAGACCCAGTAGCTCTATCATATACAGCTACTCCTTGTCTAGTGTTTCCATTCTTTATTAAGTCCGAGAATTGTTTAATAGATTCGCAAGCTATATCAAGAGTATTTCTAGGATTAATCCAGAAATAAGCACGAGCATTGTTACTATTGCATAGTTCTTTTATGTATGACTCTTGTCTTAAAAACTCTTCCTTGGTAAAGAAGTAAAAGCTTCTAATAGTCCTTGCTCCAGATGTATAGGACGGAAGCTCTACTCCATCCTTCTTTCGTTGTATTATTTGAACGAAGTAGAAATCATCCTTGTCCACTAACCCGTCAAATAGGTTAGATAAATATTCAAAATTGTCAATCATATAATTCCTTTTTTATGTATTCTTTGGATTCTCTCCTAGTTTTCTTTTTGTCTACTACATCAATCCATACCTCTCCGTACTTTTTAAAGTAGGTCTCTCCGCCCCATCCTTTCCAGCCTTGAGAACCGTAAGCTCTATGCTTTCTCCTGCGCTCTACTTTTCCTTCTTTGTCTAGATAAGGCGAAGGAAATCTGTTCTTTGGATTGTGAGCAGTTGGATGGTGTTCTTTATAAGTTCTACTCATACTATAAGTTTTTCAATGTATTCTCTATCCTCTCCCTTAAAGATAGGAATCTCATTATCAATATACCAGTAACTCCTTAGAGTTTGGTTCATGGTCTGATGATACTTCTTTATACAACAGCTCCCCCTCTTAAACTTAGTGGGATAGTCATTCCAATTAATTCCTTTCTCCTGGAATAGTAACTCCTGAATTTGGTTTGAATTTAATCCTTCTAATTGCTTATGAGAGAAATTAACCTGCCCTGCAGAGGAGATACTGTTTCTGGTAGCATCCTGCTGCCTCCATAGAATACAATTAGTTACCTCTTCTTTAGGAATATTGAAGCATCTAGCATCAAACATTGCTCCAGCTTTTATAGCTTTCTTGTATATAGAGATTAAATCATCAGACGATATTTTACCAGAGTATGTACTCTCATTAAGTATACTACTAAACGCCCGATTAAAAGCTAGCGTAGCCATAGACGCGGCTATACTACACACTTTTTGAACATTATAGTCAAACCAAGCATCAGTAGTAAGCTTTTGGTAATCAATTAACACCAGAGTAATCTCATCAGATTGTGTATATCCAAGGACACAACCTTGGATATTCTCACATAAATACTTCATTGTTTCTTGCATAGCATTGCACATAATTTCATCAAAAGGCTTATCAAAACCTCTGGTAAATGTATGAAATGCTTTTCCGTCTAGTCTTATTATAACTGGGATACGTCTTGTTAAGAAAGTCTTAGAACGATTTTCATAATAATATTTCATTCTATCTCCTAATTCGTCTTTCATAATTTCTCCTTTGATATACTTAAATGACTATAATACAAGTTCCCACTAATCATGTATTTAAAATCCTTACCTTCCTTGGTAGCATATATCCAGTAGTCTACGTCCCAACCGTTGGTATCAATCTCGTCGGAGACTACCCACCCAAGTGTTTCCATAACTTCTTTAACCAATCCTAATGGTATGTTTCCTCCAGAGAAGGACTCTGGTTCTGCTTCCATAAGATGAAATAAGTACTTCTTAATGTTCTGTAAACTATTTGTAATCAATTGCCCATAATTAACTATCTGAGCATTTTGCCACATGAGATGCCATTCATCATCATATATTTCTCTGGTAGGTTCTCCGTTATTATCCATAGGATCAATGTATTGTTGTCCAAATTCAAATAATTCTTCTGAGTCATAGCAATCTACATCTCCTTCCTTGACCATTTCTACTGCTTCTTCCTTTGTGTTCGCCGGAACTTCATAGTAGTATCTATGCCAAGAGGTATCTAGTACTTCCTCTACTATTTTGAATTTTTTCATAACTCACTAATTAATACTTCATCATCAAGATTACTATCACTATAATCTGTGATTTTCAGTTTCCAATTTCCTTTGAATCTGGCTTTACATACTTCTTTTGCTAAAGCAACCACATCTTTAGGAGAATCAAAAGCATTAGTATTCCATCCTGCTTCATATCCTCTCCACCTAGATTCATTCTTATCTATTTCTTCTTGAGTAACCGGACGTACTAGTTCTATCTTATAATTAGGTGCAGCTAGTGGATTTTTATCCTCAGCCTCCCACGTTTCCTTACACATAATACTTGTGTTAGGATTATCTTCCGGACTAAAGTATACACCATCAGCACTTATGTTACCATAGTAATGTATAGCATCCCAACTTACTCCCCTATAGGTAGATATTTCTAATGTAATAACTCTAGGAGAATTATCTCTTACCCAAGGACCTTTAGTAATAAATCCAGGAATAGAAATGTCTAATCCTGCATCGTCGCATATTACCTCTGGATAGTCTCTTCTATCATAGCAATGCTCTACGGCTTCTTTTATATTCATCGTTTCTAAATTTTTCATCAATTACTAATAGAGAAAATCCATATACAAACCAGAGCATCATTATCTCTGGAATAACACAGAGACATACTAGCCCCATAAGTATCCCTAAAATCATCCAGGGAGCAAACCAGAGAATTTTGGATGTCGTAACATCCTCCACTATATCCAAACAGGAAAGAGTTATTCCTATCGTTACTATTCCTAATATTATATAAAATAGTGCCATATTAATCTCTTGGAATTACGTCCAAGTCTGTTAAATAAAACCCATTATCATCTAAATTCCTCTGCACAAAGTATCCTTTAACCTCAGCAGTCTCTCCATTAAGAGTATGTATCATAACTTCTCTATCTTGGTCATACTTCTGGAGAATTTCGATTAGTTGTTTTACAAGTATTGCCATTAGAACTTCCCTTCATTAGGTTGTAAGCATACTAGTCCCTGCTCTCGCCACATTTCTACACATTTGTAGTTATCGTCGAGTACAAATTCTACGTTATACTTCCCCTTAATATTATCCTCATAGATTTTCTTCTTGCACTCAGCTCCAGGACTGTAGTCCTTTACTGGTCGGAAGAATAAACCATCAACCTTGATACTGTTTGAGTCTAACCACTTTTTAGTAGCTTCTATAATTTCTGGAGTTCCTTCTCTACCTGTAATGATAAATATGGTACGTTTCTCATATAGAGATTTTACAAGGTTGCATATTCCTTCCACTGCTATATCATTTAACATACCTTCGGCAGCACCCTCACCGTAATACGGTCTACCAGTAGTATTTAGACATAAGGTAGCATCCATATCAACCAATATAGCAGGACGTGCCCCGTCTACATGCTCTGGACGTTTGCTTAGCATTTCATTAATGTTTTGCTGAATTATAAAAGTTCTGTAACGTCTCCAAGTATCTTTAATAACTTTTTCTCCAATAGGATTAGGCCTCATAGCATCACGACGAATACATTCTTCAACTGGTATGAAAAAGTCTTTATATTCTATATCAATATGAATTCCTTTATCCTTTTCTATATTAGTACATAGAGTTCTAATCCACGTATCTTCCTTGGGATTAAGATTCATATTGTCTACTACTACATCATATCCGGTAATTAAAGCAAATGTAATCATATTCGCCTTAGCTTCTGTTACTAACTTTTCTCTATCCGGAACCCAGTAATCTCCTAACATATTACGAATATCATCGTTGTTAAACCTTACTCTATGCTTTGGATCTTCATGACACCACTGCTTAGCCCAAGTAGATTTACCTGAGCCTTGTATTCCTCTACAAATAATTAATTTTCTTGTTCCCATTCGTATTTAGCTAAACGTTCTTCTAATCTTTCTAATTTATTTTCTTTTTCTAAAGCTACTTTATCCTTACCAAAGTAAGCAGCCATTTGTTCGCACATAATCATAACATCAGCAATTTCAGTTATAATATCGTCCTCATTAACTCTACCTCTTCTAAATTTGCAGATAGCATTAGTTAGTTCACTACATTCTTCTACCATCATGGCAGCTTGGGCAGGAAATCCATAGCAAACAATAGCCTTTCTGTAAAGACTTTCTTGATCAACCATTTTAATCACCAAAATTGTAATTAGTAACTGAGATTATAATCTTTAGTTTATCTTCATTAGATAATATATCATCTGCAGATTCTATAACTTCTTCTAAAGAATCTCTAAAGTTTTGTTTTGCATCCTCGCGCATCCGCTCATAGCTAGCATCAGAGCTATACAGTATATAGTTTATAAAGTTATCTCTTTGCTCTTCTACAAACTCATATCCTCTATCGTTAAGGAATTCCCTTAAACATTCTTCGGTTAATTCTTCCTCTAGTACAGGCAGATCTTCATCATTTAAAGAACAGACGTAGTCTTCAGCTAATCCATCAAGTTCATAATCACTAGGTATTTTGTATTCTTCCATTTTCAATATTTAAAAGCGATTTGTTTAATAAATCCGTTGCTTCCTCTACACTTTTGCTTCGCTGAGCTAAAAGCTTACATAGATAAACACCTAAGCCTGTATGCTTCCTAATTTCTGTTATATCAGTAAAAGAAACTTCTCTAACTATTGGGAAGTTCTTCAATTCCTTAGAAAGTCTTGCATTAGATAAGATACAATACATATTTATTTCTCGTTAGTCGGCTTTAACCATAGATTAGTCCTCTCGAATATATAATCTCTAAGTCTGGGAATCTCATGCAAGAACTCTAAGGTTTCAATGGTGTTACACTTGAAGCACTTAGTGAGTTCCTCCCTTATTCTCTCCTCTGAGACTACATACATTTTATGCTTATAAGGATAATGTTGGATAATATACATTAGGTCTTTTGGTATAACGAAACCCTTAGTAATAGCAAACCTTACTCCTCTAAGTACTCTCAAAGGGTCATCATCAAGGGTTGTAAGAGGGTCTAAAGGAGTCATCAATACTCTGTTTCTTAAATCCTCCATACCACCGAAGTAGTCAATAATCTCACCAGTATCAGGGTCTTTAGCCATTGCATTAACAGTGAAATCTCTACGAGATAAATCATCATAAAGATTACCCGGTTGTACAATTGGAATTCTAGTACCTGGAGGATAGCTCACTTCCTTTCTTGCCATTACAAAGTCCGCTACACCTTGATACTTGTACCCCTCTGGGAATTTAGCACGTATAGTATAGCACTCTGGGGTTACTAAGAAGATTTCAAACTTCTCCATCGCCAAGTCAGCATAAAGAAGTTTAAACATTTCTTCGGCAGTGTAATCTTTATATAACAATTCATTGGTGGGCACAGCAACATAATCAACATCCCTGGACTTTAATCCAAGGAGTTCATCACGTATCTTACCACCTACTTCATAAAATTTAAAACTTTCTGTCATCTTCAAACTGTTTTCTAATGTTGTAACAATCAATATAGGGAGTCCCAGAGCATGTATTATCAGTATCTGTGAAAAACTCCACAAATGCTTTCCAAGCTAGGTCATTCTTCTTTATAAAATGTGCCAATGGGTACATTCCTATTTCATAGGATTTATCCCAGAACTCGTGGTTATCCCCAGGAATCCAACTAGTATAATAATCTACACAGTAATCTGCTACATACTGTATAGTATACTCTAAGTAATTACTACCTTCCTCTACTATACGATTGACACAGTAATCATATAGAGGTTCATACCAAATACTTAGAAAGGTTAGAAAGTCTGCATCACTTTGACGCTGAAAGCAGCAGTAATCAGTAAATGATTCTCCAGCTCCACCTTCCCATATTCTAATAAGTTCCAGTATATCCTTAGAGTCTAGTTCTTCTCTATCATAGAATTTAACCTTCTCTTCCATATACCTCTCCTCCGTATTCTTCCCACTCTGTACTATTACCGTCAAATTCCTCAATACTATGACTGTAGTAAGCAGATTCGTCTACTTCACCCCACATCTTATCCCAGTCCTCCTCTGACATTTCATCTGGGTTATATCCCTGGTCTTCAGCTATTTCTTCATCTAGCCCATAGGACTGGAAATTTTGATAAGCTAGCTCTTCGGCTAGATCCCATAGTTGAGTCTCATCTTCCGCAACTGCTCTAAATGTGTCGTCCATTCCACACCAGTAGGTGCTAACATGTATTAGAAACCTTTTCATAATTTCTTAATTGTTACTTCATCGTAAGTCATACCTTCTACAACCCCATCTAAATAATGGTATACTACATCCATTAGAGTATCCTCTGGTACATCTTCTAGGCTAGTGTATTCCTCATCTCTACCGTCATTGGCATCTATCAGCAGTGAGCTGTCAGAAATATCAAATGTAAATTCTAACTTAAATCTCATGATATATTACAGCAGATTTTACTAAATCCCGAAAAAGACAAAGAGCTGTGCATCACTATAATACCTATCATTTCACAATAATGTATAGTAGTGTTAAGCTCCTCAATATATTCTTGCAGACTTATAATTTCCTGAATATATTCAGGATTTTGAGAAGCATACTTTTCATATATTTGCAATCTACTATTAGCACTTTTCAAATCAGAGCTTATATCTTTAATAACTTGCTCTACGTCGCTTGTAGTTAAGTCTGTGTAGACTTTGTTTTCTCCCGCCCATGCTATATTTAGGGTATCGCAGAATGGAGAATATACACAATGTGACCTACTAAAGCTAACAATCTTTATTGGCTCTCCTTCTTTCGGAACTCCATATATATTTAAATAACTACTCATAGTTCCTCTAATAGTTTAGTTAGTAATACCTTTAATTGTTTAATAACTTCTCCCTTTGAGGATTCTGTCATGCATGATCCATAGGTATCTAAAGAACTTCCAATGGACTCAAAGAAGTCATTTTCAGTAAACTTACCTTCTCCATAACATAGTGTCTCACCAAACCCTCTAAGAATTTGGTCATCAGTTAATACTTCTGTTGTTATAAAATCTACAGTCATTTGTTTAATATTTTAATTGCTTGTTCAATATGTTCTTTCGTAATACCATGCATATAATCTATATGGATAAAATTATCCTTCTGGGAATATAGCATGTCCTGATCATCGTCAAAGATAACATAATTAGTTATATACTCTGACTCTAATACGTATTGTATTTCATTTCCTCTACAAAGTGTGCTTCTGATATCGTCATTCTGACAAGTATAGCAGAAGTGTGGAGTCTTTCCTATAATTGCATCACAATATAAGCCATTGTCATACAAATATTCACAAGAATTTTCATAATCAGACCTCCATGATGAAGACATAATTATTTTAGCCCCAGTAGCATCTATTAAATCATTTATAAGCTCAATACATTCTGGATCAACGTCTCCTCCATTGTATCCTCCAACACCACGAGTCTTGACATACCAATCATTACTATTCAAGACTCCATCAATATCTAAGAAAATTACTTTCATAATAAGCCTAAATAATTAGCTTCATAAACCATTTGGAGAAACATTGTAGGGCATATGTCCTCTAGGCCCTCCTCTAAAGTCCACCTATTAGTAAAATAATCCCAAGTATTTTCACCAGTAAGAAGCCCTTCTACATCATTAGTAAAATCATCAATTTCATCCTTAATATCGTCTTCCCCATCAATACTTCTTGCCCACCAATCATCTAAGAGTAAATCCATGTTTACTCCTAATGCTGATGCTGCAATAAAACGAGCTTCGTCGAATGTAAGATGTTTCTTTAAGATTAAACCCGTCCAAGAGCCATTACAGCTTATTACATCAAGTTCCGGTAGTTGTATCTTCATATCCAAATTCTTTTAAAAAAACTTCTATTATTTTCTGAGAATCTTCTTCAAAAATATTTTGTAAAGCCTTAATTGCATCCTCTTTCTTTATATAATCGCCTGTGCCATTAGCACAGACAATCATAGCTCTCATTGGTGTATAAGTATCCATAATTACTTAGTAACATTTGGTTCGGTATAAGAAACTGGTTCGTACAATTCCCAGCCAGTTAACCATACTGGAACAATTACGGTTTCTATAGCAACAATATCCCAAACAATGTTCTCAAAACATGCTTCATATGTTACTCCTTCAATCTTCTTAGATTGATAATTTGCCCATCCATATGGTTCAGCAACGAACTTAGTTCCGTCTGCTCTCTCAAAGGTTTTACTATCTGCACACGCAGTGCACAAAGCTAACACTGTAATCAATAAAATTAATAATTTTTTCATATAAGTACTTAAATTAGAATTAAAAATGATGCCCTAACTGCACTCCTACCTCATTACAAGGATGGCTGTTCGGCTGATTGTTCTTAAGCCTACTCAGGGGCTCAGGTTTGGCATCACTACTATAGCCCCTTATTCGTTAATGAATCCAATAATTAGGCAAAGGTCCATCAGCTTCAATGTAATCCTTATACCCTTTTACCTCAGACTCTGGATACGTAGTATTCTTAGTTATATTATAAAATACTCCATCTAAACAATCTACAACATCACCATTCTCCATTATGACTTTATCTGCTACACTGAAATTAGTATGACATTTGGACATTCTAGCTACATCAGCTCCAAGATGTACTCTAGTACAGAATGGCTTTCCCCCATCAGCTAAACATTTAACTAGGACATTAGCCATATCTTCTGCTATAGATTCTGGACATTCCAAATTTATCTCATCATATGGAGTAACGCATAGAAGAACAATATCAATTAGATTATTATTCATAATCCAATTAAATAGCTTTATCATTGCCAGCTTAAAAGCCATTGCTCCTCTATTCTGAATCCTATAATTAATAGATTGCTTTTCAGAATCTGATTTTCTTCTGAAATACCTAGTTACCTGCTGGACAGTATCGCAGCCTGGAGCATCGCGCTTCATTTCTCTATAGTATTCCCAATATCCATCCTCTTTAAACTTATCTTGCATTTTGAACATCCACTTTGCATCAAATATGTGTGCCCTATGCCTAGTTATAGGATTCATTAGGATATATCCATTTCGCATTACTGCTTTTCTACAATAGTCCTGGTATTCTGCAATTCCAGAAAAACCTTTCATAAAGTTATCATAAATGTTCTTCGCATCTTTCTTGTCAAACCCACTATTGACGTGTAAAGTATTATCATCACCTCCATAGAAAATAGCAAATTCAACAGCCTTTGCATTTTGTCTGTGTCCCTTATACTTAGTTTTAACTTCCTCAACAGTTAATTTTCCAAGAAGATCGGGCCAGCACATTTTTGCTACTTCACTATGCATATCTCCTCCAGACTCAAGAATATTAATCATCTTTTGGTCATTAGATACAGAGGCAGTAATAGCACTTTCCTGTCCAGTATAATCACAAGAAACCCATAGATTACCTTTCTCTGAGGTAAAGCACGCTCTAGTCTCCTTATCTCTAGGAAGATTCAACACATTCACTTTGTAAGGACCTCCTCCAGATGATATTCTACTTGTATCAGTTCCTATTACATGCAAGTCTGCATGAACTCTTCCAGTTTTAGGATTTATCGCCTTCAGCCAGTTTTCTCCATAGGTAGAAACCACCTTTGCGGCTTCCTGATACCTCAAATAAATAGGAATAATAGGAAACTTATCCTTTTGAGGCTTAAGCATTTTAGCCTCGACGGACTTCTTTTTCTTCTTAGTCTTTTTATCAAAAGTATCAACTTCAATGCCTAAGACTTCGAACAGTTTGATTACTTGTTTAGAACTACTCCAATTTATAACACATTGTGGCTTATCATTAAAACCAGAAAATAGGTCTCCTTGCAAATCTATCTTGGTAAATAGATTTGATACCTTCTTCTTATAAGCTTTTAATTTTAAGCTCTGATAAGGCACTTCTAGGTCATCTTTTGGAGAGCGTGTATACTTATCCTTTAATAATCTTCTTTCCTCCTCTGCTATATCATCAGGCTTATCATAATCCATTTCTGGATAACGAATATCCCAATCTCCATTCTTAACTCTTTTAGAATCCCACTCTACTACCCAATCATTCAACTCTTGCTCAGATGTCTTGAGTTTAAGTAAATCTTTAGCCATCTTGTTTTTCCATTTAGCAACATCAAGATGAACTCCACAATGCTTAACATAAGCTAAGGATTTGGCGAACTCGCACTCAAACTCTGCAGCCAAAACCAGATCTTGAAGCTTAAGTTCCTCCATCTGCTTATCTAGAATGTCCTCCAGATACATAACATCTCCAGCAGCATAAACAATCACATCCTCAGTAAGACCATCATTTATGATTTTACCTCGAACTGTTTTATCAATGTCTATATTAAGATACCTCTTAGCCATAGCCTTCAAAGAATAACTAAGCTCATAATAAGGAAGTTTTCCTGCCTCTTGTATAAACTCATATCCTGGAAGTTCTACTCCAAGTTCATTATACAGCTCGTTAGTTATAATCTTTGGATATCCTAAATAGATTAGTTGTTCAGCCAACATTATGTCATATATCTTCTTAGGATATATACCTTGAACATACATAAAGCACAAGTCAAACATTAGATTAACTCCAATAACTAGTATTCCAGATTCTAGATAGTCCTTTAGAGATCTTTTTTCGCACTCTGTTAGAGTAGTCCAATCGAATACAACTTGGTTATCTTTATTTCCAAGTTGAACAGTTAATAAATCTTTAGTATGAGCATCGAGACCCATAGTCTCAGTATCAAATTGAACCCTTTTCAAAGGCAACAGAAAATCCATTGCCTTCTCAAAGGGAATATGTTGATACTTCTCAGGGCGAAAGAGAGTTTTATTTCTACTTACTAGATAAATCATCGTGACTATAGATTGTTATATTATTAAGGACAACATCCTCATTATCTATATTCAGTTTTTCGATAACTTTATCTTTAACCAACTCTTGCATTATGTCCTCTGAGAGGTCTCCAACTACTTCAATATCTACCATTGTCCCTAGTTCAACTCCTACTTCTACCTTAACATTTCTTGCTAATGGTTCGTTATAGGGTGCTCTAGGATCGTCAGCTGCTCCTACTGGATAATTATCGAAAGTCCTCATAAGGGTCGTATGACATAGGATCAACTAATTCCCAATCATCTGCATTCATATCTTCTCCATCAAAGGGATAGTATGTACAACTTTGGTCTGAAAAGTCATACATTATGAACTGGTCGTGATAAGTAACCCCAGCTTCATATTCTCCCATAAGAACCTTCATTTGGGTAGGTATAGATTTCATCTTCAAGACATCCTGTGCAGGAATTTCTGCAGGAATCTGCATAAATACTACAAGGCTACTTTGAAAGACTCCTCTTCTTACTACTTCTCCTCTACGCAATGCTGGTAAAATTTCCTCGAATTTCATTTTATAATAAATTTTTAAGTTGGTTAGAAAATCTGCGTCGCAATTTAGCTAACGCTCCTTCCTTCATCTGTCTGATTCTTTCTCCCCCTACACCATACATATCAGCTATAATCTTAGGATTAACCGGAGTCATTCCTATACCAAATAACATACATAATAAATCATGTTCTCTAATAGTTAATTTAGATAACAGATTCTCTAGTTCTTTAGTTACATAGCTTTTGTTTACTTGCTCATCGAGGAGTTCTTCTCCATCTGGAATAATATCACAAACCTGACTGTTCTCTTCATCTCCTCCTATAAAATCATCAACAGAAACCAATTTATTAGAAAATTGTGCTAGATAATCAATCTGCTCTCTTGGAATATCTGTTATTTCGGACAATTCCTCCGAGCTAGGATTTCTATCGTGTGATTGTAAGAATTCATTAGTTGCATCGAGAATGCTAATTACTAGCAATTGCTGAGACATTGGCAAGCGAATTTCTCTAGCCTGCCAATATATAGAATTATAAATGCTTTGCCTAATCCACCATACAGCATAAGATAAGAATGTTACTCCCCTAGTAGGGTCAAACTTATCAATAGCTTTCATTAAACCTTCATTTCCACTAGAGATTAAATCCATCAACGGAATACCTCTATTCTGAAATTGCTTAGCAATAGTTACAACAAATCTAAGATTTGATTTGATAATCTTTTCTCTAGCAATATCATCTCCTTTCTGAGCCTCTCCTATTAATCTAATTATCTCATCACTATCTAGGATTGGATACCTAGATATATCTTTGAGATAACTAGTTAGTAGAGAGTCCGAACGGTCTGTGAAAATGATTTTTTTATTCACCTTCCTTTACAATCTCTGCCTCTTGTATTTCATCTTTAGGAGAGTTCAGTCCTATACGAATAGATAGTACAGATACATAAGCCTCCATTGCTTTTAGTTGAGCTATTAATAGGTCACGATTAAGATTATCAATCTCCTTGCTTTTATCACTGAGAATAAAATCTCTTAGTTTTGTAGCACGTTCGTTAACCTCGTTAAATTCTCCCAACATTCTTTGAAAAACAGCTTGTTCCATTTGATTAATTTTTAATATTGCAAATGAATCTAGACCCATAGGCATTAAGGAAGTTAGTTTCCTCCTGTATTATCTCATAAATTCCAACTGTTACTAATAACAATACTATTCCTCCAAATAAATACACAAGAATAGTATCAAATATCCAAATATAAAGGTTCATAATTAATACTGTAAGTATCATCAAGTATAGATACATTAGCAATCTTAGATTCACCAGCTTCTGTTAGCCGGTGATTTCCCTCATGGATATGTCCACAAAAAGCATATTTTGGTTTCTTATCTAGGATTGCTGAGGCCAAGACACTGTTTCCAGCATCTACGGGGTCAGAATGCCACATATTAGGTGGAACCAAACCGCAATCATTCAACTTAGGAGCATCATGACTAATTAGTATGTCACAATTACCTGGAATGCTTGAGTATAACTCTTGCAGTTTCTCATCAGAATACATAAATGCCCAATTGCCGAATATGTGACAGGCAGGTGTTCCGTATATTCTGTACACCTTTCCTTCACTGTCCAAATAATCACAATGATAATTATCTAAGTATATTGCTTTTCCTTCTGTAGGATAAGTAATTATAGAGTTTACCCACAAGGAATCTCTGTTCTCAAACACAAAATCGTGGTTTCCAGCTACGAATATAACCTTTTCACAAGGAAGAGATTTTATCCAATTGGCAAATTCTGTCTTCAACCACTTTTCAGACTGCGGTTTATTTCTTTGTATCCTTAACGGTACAATGTCTCCGCAGATTAATACTAATTCGCATGGCTGAATATAATCAATTAGAAATCCATGCAAATCACTCAAAACACATATTTTCATAATTTGTGTGCTAAACCATAAACATTTTTAGTCCATCCGTTCATATGCCCCTTGTTATTACCAATAAGGCATCCTTTGTTAGAATCCACTGCGTATACTTTGTGAGTGACGCAGGAACCTCTAACCTTACAGAATACAACATCTCCAATATTACATTCTTGCCAAGTTATAGGCGTGACAAGATGTTTCTCATTACTCTTATACAGAGGTAGCATTGAATTTCCTGGTTCGCTTGTAACAAAAGACTCACCATTCTTCAACCTCTGTATTTTCTTCAGCGTGTTTGGGTTCATATTCTTTTAATCCTTTTTTAGTCATATTAGAAATAATAGTTATATATTTCTTTTCACTATCCTCTTCATAACTCCAAACATGGTTGTCGATAGCTTGGTCTATAGTCTTGTTATAGTAGGAATAATCTAAGATAGCTTCCCAAGTAGCCATGCTCTTTGTAATACTATTCTTTTCTTCTTCGATTACCCAGTTAAATATCCATAACAAATGCCAAGTTCTGAAAAAGGTTATGCAAATCATGGGGTCCCATTCATGCCTCGGACTATCCCATTTATCCTTCCACCCTAATGCATGGAATCCTATGTCTAGGATAGGGTTATAGTAGTCTCTCCTGATTGGAAGTCCAAATGTCCAGAAGTTTTTCCTAAAGAAGAAATGAGTCTTTGGACATTTAAAATATTTTCTAACCTTCCACCAGTGATACCAAGGGTTTCTATACTCATTCCACCCTGGAGAGATAAACGGAATCTTACTATGAAAAAAGTAGGAAATCCTATAATACAGACTTCCATACTTTTTACTAAATAGACGTTCCAGCATATTCAGGATGTATTCTTGCAGCCCTATAGCGAAATGCTTCACAAATTGTTTCTACAGTAGACTCACTAAGTAAGCTTGCATCATTTATCATATTGAGAGATTCTAAATAATACCCTACATTGTCTTCAAATTCATAGCTTAAATAATCGAAGTTTATAGCTTTCCCTTCGACTTTAAGATTAGTTATAACTGCCTCAATTATTTCATCAATATCAATGTCAGCATGTTGAGACATAGTAACCTCATATGTTATAGCTAGTTTCTGCATAATTAAGCTTCGTCTTCAATATTAGTTTCTCCCTTATCTAATTCCTTACCTTCCTTATCAAGGAATTTAAAGCATTTTAGCTTAAAGGCTTCTGACTTCATATTCTCAATCTTGATAACAATCCCTTCGTGAGGTACTTTATTGTCGCAAGACGGAGAATTGCGTTCCATATAGAACTGTGTATCATTTGCTAGCTTCTCCATGAAGTTTTCATTCCAATGTTCAGCTTCATTGAGTTCTGGATATAAAGACTTTGCAGTTCCGTAATACCATTCCTCTACTGGAATAAGTCCAACTTTGGCACACCATTGCTGAACTTCGCGAGCAGAGAACTCATGAACTACACCATCTACATTAGTTATAGTTACACGATAGATACGAACCTTGAAATGCTTTTCGTGAGTATATGACTCTCCCTCTTTTGGAGGCATACATCCATAATCGTAGTTCTTCTGGATATAACCACCATTAGGTAAGAATCCTACTATTTCATAATACGCGGTCATACCTTTTGACAAGCACGGCTTAACAATTTTGTCAGCCTCTGCCCAAACGTCACATCCATAAAATCCTGGAGTAACATTTTTGTTGTAGAACTGATTCTTGATGACGGTTCTAGATGCGTAGAGATAATCATATTTATTAAACTCTTCCTTAGTTAACCATCTAGCAATCTTCTGTTTCCAATTTAAGTCTTGCTTACACAAAACATATGCTGAGATACCAGAAGTTCCATGTATTTTCTCAGTAATACTAATCAAATCATTAGGATGAATCACATTAGGACATTTCTTAATAAGAGTTGTGTCGTAGTGGAATCTAAATTGTTCATCAATAACTTTACTGATTCCTTTGACTTTCTTCGTTTGGTTGTTACGTGGAGTTCCTCCTTGTCCTTGCTGTCTTTTCGGGATATATTTCTTGTTAATCCAAAATTCCTTGCCTTCATGTTCTACAATATCAAATTCAGTACCTGCTTCAGTATCAATCTCCTTATTAGTCACCGACATTATATAGTTCTGGAATTGAACTACTGGAAGAATAAATCCTTCAGACAATTCATTCTTTAGTCTGATAGCCTTTACCCTACCATTGTCCTCAAACATACCAGTTTGTTCTGGGTCGTTATTTAATTCCTTATGGCGGTATAGATTACAATACCTCAAAAAGTCTGGATTTATGCAACAGGCTGTTGGAAAGTATACATACAATCCAGGCTGTGAGTCAATTCCAGTAATAATGTTGAATCCATCAATAGTACAACACTTAAGCCTAGTAACCTCTGGATTACTATGCGCTCTGAAATTTTTAATGTCTACAATCTTCGCCAAATAATTTACATTGGCTCTTTTACTCTTAGATAACTTCATTTATTTTTTTTTATTTAAAATGGTTCTTCTGTAGTTTCTATAAATTCACACATAAAGTTAGCATACACTTGAGCCTGTGCTTCATTGAACTCATTGTTAAAGTAAAACTGAAATGCGTGAAACAGCTCGTGGTAAAACGTATTCCTCATTTGCTCGTCACTTACTGTAACAACTCCATCATGTTCTGTCTTTAGAGTTCTTGCTAACTTAATCATATTAGTAGCATCACAAAAATAACCGTAGTCATTATTAGGAAGAATTTCCTCTATAACTACGGTTATTTCTTGATTAGCTATTTTGAACTTGTCGGGAAGATTTCCTCCATTATTCATTTTCATCCTCTAGTGAGTCTAGAAAGTCATCAGCATGTATTATCTCAGATGCTAAGGTACCTTCAATTTCATCAGTTGGTTCCTCATAAGGCAAGACTTCAGAAACTATGTATTCCTCTAATAGGCTTTCGCTGGGATCTTCTCCATCTAGCCATTCTATAAAATCTTGAGCATCAATATCAATTGTGTACTCTCTTTTAACCTCACAAGTCTCTTTAAAAATCAGTTCCATTCTCTATTTTCTTTGTACAGTTTATTTAGGTAATCTACAAACTCTTCTTTGCTTTCAAATAGATTGTCTACATCTGGGAGGCTCACTTTATTAGCTATTCCATTGCTGTCATAGTATACAATATCTATATTGCTTATACTATGACAAAGCATATCACACATTCCAGCATAGATTAGAATATCATTATCCGATAAATACTCACCTAGCCATGGAAAATCATCGTTTTCCGACACATAGCACCCATAATTCGGATTATCCCAACCTTCTGAAAATCTCCCATCATTTTTACTAACGTATGACAGAACTAGCAAAAGAAGTTCATCTTCTTCGAAAGAAACCCTATCAAACTCTAAGGTATCTCTCATATAATCCCCATCATTGGCATCACATTCTACATATACTATGTACAATTCTCTGTTATTTGGCATAGGAGAGAATTTAGCTTTTTTAAAAATATCAAATTCGTTGTATTTCATCGTGTATCAAGTACAATAAAATTATCACACATTCTTATAACATCTGCTTTAATCCCTCCTTTCAAAGTACGAGTATCTTTCACCTCGTACTTTTTCTTAAGGGTAGAGGCATCTTCCTGGGTAATTTTAACCCAGTAGACACCATCAGTCTGTTTCGAGCCGTTCCATATTAAATGCTTAATTAGCCAGGTGTAACGTTTCTCTACATCATTCATTATTGACAATAGATTTATATATTTCTGCTGACTTCTTTTGGAATAGTTTAGCTACATCTGGATCAGCAACAAAATCATGTGAAAGTAGGGTTCCGTATCCTATTTTTGTAATAGCCATAATAGCCTCATCACTACCATCAATCCAGCTCTTAAAGCTTATGTTACTAGCTTCTATTCCTGTATAGGTTAATCTTCTTAACATACAGATAGAACCAATTCCTGTCGATTCCTGATATAATTTAGTCATTTCTTTCAAATCGTCCTCCGTCGCTTCCCTAAGCTCCCCTATTTTGCCTAAATAACCTCGTAACTTAGATTCCGCACTAGGATTTTTATATTTTCCTATAGAATACACATTATTAAATCTTGGAGCCGTATCGACGTCCAAAATGGGTACTTCAGTTTCTATGACGAATATATCATCCAAATAGTTAAAATATACATTTCCCAGAAGAATAGCATTTTCAAATTCCGTTGGGCAAATCAATACGTATGTTTTAGCCCAGGTTTCTTCTCTGTCTTTAACTTGATGAGATACTGCTACAAGCCCGACCTCGTACATTTTACACTCTTCTGGAACTAGAAGCTCTTTGTTATAATAGTCCCCATTATAGTAATATTGCCTATAGTTAATCTTTTTCATTTTTAAATATATTTGCTAAATTTATGCTTCGTTATAAAGGTTAATTTTCCACTTATTTCCTCCCACTATGTAATACTCACCTTTTTTATATGTCTTAAAGCGATCGACAAACAGATTATATTCGTCTTCTGTAAGCATAAGATGAAACTCATTGCCAGTAGGTCCAGGCATGTTAGACAACAGATTACTACAAAGCATAAAAAGTCTTCTTTCTACATCACTCATAGTCGCGAATACATTTCAATACAGGTTGTAGTGGAGTTCCCTCATCAGATAGGTAGAAATACTTAACAGTAGCCATCTTTCCAATAAGCTCTTTAAGTCTTTCTCTATACTGTTGCTTAAGCTCCCTAGAACCCATAGGTTTAGCCTTAAATTCTATACCGTCTTCAGTTACCAACGTAAAACACATATCTTCTTCTCGAAGACCTTCTGATAAACCAGTAATCTCAAACTCTGCATCCTTATAGAACTTGAATTTAAGCATATCATTAGTACGTTTCCCAAAGCCGTATTCTTTGTCAGGATTTCTACATACCACTCCTTCCCAACCTTCTGACACATATTGATCGTGGAGTTTCATTATATTCTCATATCCAGAAACCTTTTCTTGGGGAACTACTTGCATTTGAAGCTCCCCTTCTTCCCATTCTTTATTTGGATCGAAGTCTAGATTGAGTTCCTTCTGCAACTGCTTAAGAATCTCTAATCTATCTGAGAACTTCATTCCTGGAATCATGATGTCGTAAACATAATATTCAAGCCAGTCGCAGTCAACTGCGTTCTTTTCAAGACGAGCTGCTCCACTGATTTGCTGGAGGCTCTTACCATGTCTATACAACTCTCCATCAAGAATGTAAGCGGGATGAGATTCAAGGAATTTAAGCAATTTCTCATTGCCTCTGATATGACCTGTTGAATAGTCATAACTTCCCCCTCCTCTAGAAGCAGATAAAACCTCACCATCCTTATAGTAGAAGGAACACCTGACTCCATCAATTTTTCGGCTAGCATACCAATACTTGATCTTGTTAATAGAGGATTCTTTAACTTTATCTGCAGATTTTGCAAGCATGTGCTTTGCAAATCCATTCTGATCCGTCTTGATTTCTCCATAAAATTCCTCTAATTGTGTTTCACTATAAGTTTCAGGATCGTTCTCCATCTCCTTATACCCCTTATCTAAATATTTCTTAAGCTCAGACTTAAACTGCAACTCAAGTTGTTCTCTGTGAGTTCTACCTGCCTTACCTTTCGTAATAACAATTTCAGGCTGTTCTGTCATCTTTCCATGTAGCTGACCAGTAACTCTGTTAATTACAAATCCAGCTTTTTCTTCATCCCACTCCTCAGTAGTAGACAAATACGCAACTCTAAATTTACCAGTTGAGGCTTTACTTAATAAATATTTAATCATTCAGTCTTATTATAAAATTCTATAGAAAGTTTATCTCCAAAAATTTCTTTGCCGCCTTTATCCATGTCCATTTACTTCTGATATTCCTTAACTAACTCCCATAAATCATCTATAGTGTCAGTAGGAATCATGCTACCGTCTTCATTGTATGCCTGGTTAGGCTCTCCTCCAAATCCTGGTTTTTCAAACAGCCACCAGTTAATCCAGTCTACTCCCTCATCGGAGAAAAGTTCTGATAACGTGATGTTTAGAAATCCCCAACCCAACTCTGATATTGGTAATTCATATAATTCGATGCCGAAATTGTACCATCTATCTAGTTCTTTAGAATAGTTCTGGGCATTCTCAATCAGCTTAACAAATCCTTCCTTAGTCATAACATGAAATCATTTTAATATTTCTTTTTTAATCTCCGTTTTCCAACCACAATCGCATTCTCCAGATATTACCTTGAAAGTATCTTCTAGATTTCCGGTTTCTATATAATCAGAAACTATTAAATCCATATCTACATCGTATCTGTCTACTATTACTTCAGTTCTGATTATAACTTTTAGGCTATTTAATTCTTCAAATAGAACATCCTCTAATTCGTCTAGAAGATTTTCACATTCTTTATCCATTTCTGAGATAGCGGACTTACTATCTTCCTTCTGTATCTTAGCGCTAAGTTCCAAAATACGTTCTCTTAGTTCTTCTTTTGTCATGGTACTTTTAATACATTTTTAACAACAACTTCCTTCTTCATTTTTTCTAACTGTTTGCCAAGCTCATCTGGTATTGAGTTTACAGCTATCATAGAAGACGCTACATATTTAACCTTGTCTCTTGTATCATCAATATATGTATAGTTAATCTTAGCTTGATGCTTAACCTCCTTAATTTGTATAATTAAGAAAATAGTCATACACATATTAATTATTACTAATGCTAATACTAAATATATCATACGCCAGTATGTCCAAATCCGCCTTCTCCTCTTTCAGTGGAGGGTAGTTCTTCCACCTCTTCCCATTCGATAGTCTCATGCTTAGCAATCACCATCTGGGCTACTCTTTCTCCATCCTTTATTCGCACAGGCTGATTAGAAGTGTTAACTAAGATAATACCTATCTCACCTCTATAGTCAGCGTCGATGGTTCCAGGAGAATTTAGGACAGTAAGTCCTTGCTTCAATGCTAATCCGCTTCTAGGGCGAATTTGAGCTTCATAACCCTGAGGTAAAGCAATAAACAGTCCAGTAGGAATTAGACACCTACCTCCTGGTTTAATTTCTATAGTAGAAGCTGCCTGGATTGTAGGAATTTTTCTATCAGTAGGATTCCCTTCCTTATCAAGGACAAACGGAGCATCAGGAGCTTCTATAAGACTTATAGCTACTACATCTGCATCAAAGAAGTTCTTTTCTGGTTTGCTGTCTACTAGTTTGATTCTACTAAAATCTCCACAGATATCCATACCTGCTGAAAGAGGAGTTTCATACTTAGGAAGTTGATGTCTGGATTTATTAATTATTGATACTTTCATGGAGCAAAATAAATTCTTTTAAGTAAAACTTAGCATCTATAATACACTTGGGAACTAGTCCTTCTAACTCTAAATCGTTTCTTATAGCGTCCCTCACAATGGTAGCCGATATTCCTTCTTCTACCTGTTCTCTAGCCATAAGAGTCATAGATATGTAATCCTTTAGCATAAACTTTGGAAACCATGTAGTAATGATTTCATACCCATCACTATAGTAGATATTAAAAGAGGATTCTTTTATAATACTAACTATATTAGCATATAAATAGAATCCCCAATCCTGAGAGTTGTCTGACTCATCAGTTAAATCCTTAAGAGGATGTATCACACATTTATTAAGCAGACTTTCCTCTTCTAGCGCTGTCTCTAATAATCTCATTCTAATATTTATCGGAATGGGATTTCTAGCATTTATTTTATCAGCACTTCCAACCAGCAAAAGAACCTTATCATTCTCAGAACACGCTTTCTTAATCAAAGCTAGATGCCCATTATGAATGGGCTGAAATCTAGCTAGAATAACTCCGTATTTCATTTTGGATCTTTTTGTTTATTAGTTATCTCATTGGTTTTAATTATTTCTCTGAAATCCAGCAATTTCCAGTTTTGCCTCTTGTACTTTTTATGGTCTTGTGCAAAGTCTTTTAAATCTGACTTATTACAAAACAAGGCAAAAGCATAATCAACTATAATCTCAGAAATTTTCTCATAATTCTGCTCCTTATTTGTAGTCAGGTTGAGAATTACATCATCAATTTCTAAGTCTGGACAATTATATTTAGCTGGTATATAATTCTTATCATTGTAATAAACACAAATGATATTAGTAAATTTTCTAATCATTTATCAAAGTGGTTAAATCCTGCAGTTTCACTGGCGTAAATTCAAAACTATACCAGTCTTCATCTATAGTTTGGAACATGTGAGAGTCCCAATCTATCATAATAATCTTAGACACTGCCTTAGTAGGATTGCAATCAATTATTAATGGCAGTCCTACTTTAAATGCTCCAGTTATACCTTCATAGACTTTTCCTACTCCGGATTTTAGCCAGACCTTAATATTTCCATGCTTAGAATGAAGCAAATGCTCTTCCATTTCTGTAAAATCTTTGAAAATATTTTCCTCAAGCCCTTTTATCAGAAGTTGCTTCTTACGAATAATATCCTCTACTTCAGTTTTCGTTACCATAAGCTACAAAACTATTTAATGCTTTAATTATCACATCTATAGTACAAGTACTTGCTTCACTGTAGAAAGCTGTAATAGGCTCAGAGTCATTATTTATAAGTACTGCGAATGGAGTGTGTCTAGCACTAAATCCTCCTTTAATCTTAAAGGCTTTCTTCCTCTCCTTAAACAATCCCTCATGATAAGTTTCTAGCTCAACAAGAGGATAATTTGGGAGGATATCTTTCAGTCTATCAACCAGAGTCTGACTGTCGTCATCATATACTACCTTAAGAATCATTTCCAAAAACGTGATGTTATGTCTTTAACTATGGATCTTCCACAGCTGTTATCTATTTGGAGCATTACCTGATTAGTAGTTCTACTACTGAGTGGGCCTTTTTCTTCTATATAAGGTCCAAGCTTTATATAGTCAAAATTTCTTAAATCAATATCGGGAGACAACTCCTGCCTACCACTATACCAAGCTATCTTTACATCAGCCCAGTTCCCAGGTTCGCTATCGTTCATGTCACGCATTATACTAGCTAACCAGTTAATATATTCTGGGTCTGAATCTCCTCCCATGAAGGCTATACAAGTAATACCTTTATTATTGAGTAGTAACTCTACCAAAGAATCTTCGTCAAGAGGAGTTCCAATATCCTCTGCCAAGTAAGAGCTATGGCAGCCCTTACAATGACATGGACAGTTCGAGATGTTTATAGCTAATGTAGTTTCATCTGGAATCTCCTGAAATACTACTTTAGTGTCAACATATTTAATCATGGTCTCCTAATATTGTTCCTTCCTCTGTATCTAAAAGAAAACACTTTCTTACATCTAAGCAAGCATAAGTATTATCAATAATAGGATCTTTTTCCAGTTGAGTGTGTCCGAAGATTTGATAGAATGTTGATTCTCTATCTCCCTCCCTGACATCACTCCATACAATACTTCCAGTATTATCGTAACCGCCCCTGTGAAAGGAAACCTTCCACAAGAAGGGAATCAACTCTTTAGTTGTTAGGGTAGTAAACCTTTCAGCATCATACTCTGGTAAGTAAGTTTTTAGCCAGTCGTTAGTAATCCCAGCATGAGAAAATAGATACCTATCCTCCTTGTAATAGAGTCTAAAAATATCCATATTTTCCTTGAATAGAGATTTAATCTCAAACTCATTCTCATAATCATACCTAGAAGCACTACCAAAATCAAAACAATAAGCACAGTCATGATTACCTAATAATAAAATAACCTTGTCTGGATTGCTTCTCTTGAATTCGATAATGTCCTTAAACTCGCTAATAGCATCTCGTCTGGATATACCTTCCCAAGGATAGGGATCTAGGTAGTCTCCTAGGAAGACTACCTTATCCACACTATTTATTGTTTCTGGTGCTTTTCTCCAAAATTTTCTCCCATGAACGTCTGGGACTATAAGTATTTTACTCATGATATTTAAATATGATTATGTACTTTGGAATATCTATGGAAACTCCAGGAGTTACCATTTTATTTGTCTTACTTATGATTATATTCACTACACTATAGTTTTCCTTTTCTTTATTATTAAGGAAATTCTCTAATTCGTGTAAGTTTCCAGTAATAAGTTCTTCTATTTTATACATTTTTTGAATAAGTTCTCTTTTCAGCTTCTATTTTCCTATCCTTGCCAAATGCAGTAATAGGTCTTAGATAGCCAATAATTCTTGTATATTGGGTAATATGCTCACTCCCACACTTAGGGCACGCCTTAATAGGAGCTTTTACAATATGCCCACAATCCTCACACTTACTATTTGGAATATTAAAAGTAAAGTAATTAGTTCCCTGCTCAATAGCAAAATCAATCAGATGAAGATACTGCTTCTTAGACAGATGTTCTTCTAGATTTATATGAGCTGCACTACCTCCATCAGTATATTGATAGGTTTGTCTTCCATGGAGAATAAATTTATCAAGTACAGAAGTATCATCATGGGCATTATAGAAATAACTATTATATAGGTTTCTATCTTCTGGAATCCAATATCCATCAGCTTTATCCCATTTATAATTCTTACCTCCAAGACCTTCTGCTGGAACAACCTCAGAATTGAATAAGAAAGGTCTTTTCTTATCATGAATGGAATGAAGTTTATTCTGCTCTTTGATAGTTCCAAGGATTAGCTGCAAGAACTTAAAGTACTCTGGATTATTAGATACTTTTAGTCCTAAGAACTCAGCGGCTTCATTCAAACCATTTAGACCAATAGTGCTATACAAGTCTTTGATATTTATATATCCACCATTAGAAGAAGCAAACATTTTCTTCTCTTCCCATTCGTAGAGCATAGTTTTATAAGTAATATGATACTTATATACCCTTTCCAATATATTAATTAGACTTTCCCTTATCCCATTATGAATGGATTCTTTAAACTCAGAATATATTTGGATAATATCTTCCGGATTTGTACAGTTTTCTCTTATACAATCCTGAACAATTCTGTTAATATTTAGGGTAATTACATTACAAGAACCAGTTTTAACTCCAGTCATACCAGAAGTAGGACTAAACGTATTCTCTGCCAACTCATTACGGAGTCTGCAACACGAAGCTAGACTATCTGCACTATCAGAGATATAGGTAAAGAAACTATGACCTTGTGCATACATTTCAGCACATAAATCCTTATATTCCTTATCTATAATATCTTTGCCATCATGTACCATAGCAAAGGTTTCAACTGGGAATGTTAATACTTGCTTCAAACGTAGCTTATTGAACCAGGACATAAACAGTCTTTGCAATGTATCAATCGCAGACCATTCTGGTTTGGTTCCATCTGGATAATAAAACTCTCCAAATAAAGACTCGAAATAGGTTCTATCATAGTATGAAACATTAGTGAACGGTGATTGATAACTTCTATTCCCTGCTGGCTGATTAATTCCCCAGACGAACTGCTTGAAAGCTTTGAGTATAGAATCCTCAATAGTTCTCTTAATCAGGGAATGTTCAGAAGTGCAAATGCAATCCAGCTTTTCATACCATTTTTCTCCATATTCCGCTATAATGTAATAGTTAAGTGCAATAAAATAACTTCCAACGGCTACTGCTCCTTTACATTGAGAAGATAATAGAAATATCAGATTAGTCACCTGTCCACTAAATGACTGCAAATCATTAGGAGGACCAGGAGTAACTCCGTCAATATTACCCACTCCTTCAAGCATTAAGGGATATAATGAAACTGCCATACAATACTGTTTAAGTACTGAGGTGGAAGCTTCATCATGAGTATAGATAATATGACTATCTAAGTCTCTAGCATATTGAGAAGATAATTCCGGATAAAGAAGTTTTAATTTCTTCTTCATACGATAACGTTGTATTTCTCTGTTCTCGCGCTTTCTATCCTCACTTTCCAGTGTAGCAACATTCTTAGAGACAACATTAGCATTTCCATCTGTTTCAGATGAAGTAGCTGCATTTTCAGAGCTATTGATGTAATTGTCTTGATAACTAATCTTAGCTATGATTTCTCTAAGTCTGGACTGCTCACTTCTGTATTGAGAATAGGCTGAGGCTACATCATCATAACCATAGTCCCTCAAAGTCTCAATTACAACATCTTGAATTTCTTCGATAGTAATTCCATCCCACAGATGCATATCAGTTACCATGGAGGTGATAACTTCCTTATTTTCCTCTGGGCAACAAGCATTAAATGCCTTAGATATTGCTTCTACTATTTTATTACTATCAAATTCCTGTAAACTTCCGTCTCTCTTTACTACCTGCATATTAGATACCCATTACGTCTTTAATTAACAATGTCTTTTCAAATTTATTAACCAAGTCTCTTTTGTCTTGGGTAATCAAATCGGTAAATGCGTTATATACGGTAAATCCGTCTACAACATTGTCTGTTGTATAATATTTGGATTTCTCATCGTAAAACAAATCTTTATACACATCAATTGGCGCAGATTCAGCTAGCTTCACAGAACCAAATCCCATATTGATTTTAGAATTAATGCAGTTGTCAACCCAGTGACCCAAGTCAGCATATATATCATCTTTCTTATATTCCATCTCTGAAAGTCTCTTTAGAGTTACGTTAGTTTCATCTGTCATTGACATAGCATTTCTTAAGAAGCTATAGTTAATAGCAGATTCAGGCTCTAACTCAGAAACATTCAACATTTCTGGATTAAATACACACAAGTTTAGACAAGCCATATTTAAAGCTCCCACATAGAACTTAACTAATGGTTTACGAGTATCAAGAGCATAAATCATACTAATTACTCTCTTATGATTATCCCAAGCATATTCGTCTGGAAGAACGCCCTGAATCCAAACTCTATTATATATTACATCATCAAAATTAATCTCCCCGTCTTTAGTAAGTGATATTTGATCGGCAGGTTTAGCATTAATTATAAAGTTATCAGTCATTTTAGAAACTCTGTCCATAAATGGAGTTACATAAGCTTCTGTAGTAAAATATTCTTTATCTTTAATTCTAGTTGCCTTTCCTTGCATTAATTGTTCAATCGTCAATTCCATTTATTCCTCTTTTAATATACTATTAAGTATCTCTCCAGTATCTGCCAAATCTACTCTGTCTGGCATCATCTCGAACGGTAGGTCATCTGCATCAAAATCCAGCATAATTTGCTTCATATTAGATGTCTTATCTCCCCAATATTCGCTTGGGGAACTTGTAGCTTTAGATATTGGATCTTCTAAGGTATTAACTAATCTTTTAATATCTTCAGTCATGGTTGCATGACATACAAACTTCGGAGTTGTTATCAAAAACATCCCAAAGTGGTCAATAATGAATTTATTAATATCTGTATAGCCAAACTCCTCTGCCAAATCTTTTAATTTTTTACTAAACTTAGTATATTGATAGTTCTTTATTTTAAAGTAGTAACCTATATTTTGAAGTAATGCTTTCTTTAAGCAAGTCTTATATCCTCTCATAGTCTTACCTACAACAGAATCTCCCACTTTACACTCATGTAATATAAAGGTTATTTTCCCGTCTTTAAAGTACCATCCAAATCCATCTGTCCAATAAAATTTTAGTAATATACACTCCCCATTAGATGATGTGCTTATACCTAACTTTACTGCATCTTCTAGCATAGGTTCATTACTAACTACTCCATTCTCATCCAAAGCATTATACAGGATTTCTTCACCCGTATACCGTTTCCATTTCTCCATTTAATTGTTAATTAATCGTTAGATTTCCATAATTAAATTACGTTTAATATCTATTAAAAATTAGTTGTTATCTCAAAATAAAAAGGGAAGACCACCCTAAGGTAATCTTCCCTTTAAATATGTTTCTTTTAAGAAATTAGGCTTCGATACCGAAAGCTAACCAAGTACCATTCTTAGTGTTCTTAGAAGGAGTATATTGTGCAGTAGCTACTACAGCTTGTCCTTCAACAACATCTTTGGTTTTCACCAATTCAGCGTTTCCTTTGTACTTACCACTCTTATACAATTCTTTGATTGCATTTTTAGCGTCAGCCTTGTTAGTATCAACCTGACAAACTACTGTCTGAGTTTCCTTGTCAATCCACTTGTAGAATGTTTTAAACTTACGTTTTCCATCACCCTTAACATCGTCAATCTTATACGGACGCTCACGAGTGTCAGCAACAGACGATTCAACAGTAATCAAATAACCAGCACCAGGGCAATTCTTACCTTTCTTTGCAAGATATTCAAGCATGAACTCTTTTACATCACGCTCTGTGATACCCTTAGTCTGCTTAGCTTTCCAATTTTTGTAAGCCTGAGTTGCGTCACCATTTACATGGAACAATGTACTTTCTACTTGTGCGATTGCTGCTTCTTTGCTTTCTGCTACTACTTCTACTTTCTTAAAATTCAAAATCGTTGTACTCATAATAATTAAAATTTTTAAACATAAATCATTAACATATAATCTGAAATTATTTTTCTATATCTAATCAGTATCGTTTCCCTTACTGATGTAATCAATTATACTACATCTTGTACGGAAACCCTAATCTTTAAATGTTAATTTTATGTTAAAGGGTGTTAAATTGACCCTAGTCACACACCTTATGCTAAATAATAAAATTTCCGACTTTTGTCTTTTTATTAGTTAAAGCATTCTTTATATCCTATATCGGAAAACCTAAACTCTCTGAACATTCCTATATGGAATCGTAATCCTTATAGAATATGCCTCTTGAGGTCCAGACTCTGATGTATTTTCTCTACTTGGCAATATTTTGAAACTATTCTACTAGTCTCTCTACACTATCATGAAAGTGTAAGATAATATAGTTGTTATCTTCAAACCATTCTTTAGCTACCTAGTATTTTCTAAACATCTTATGGAGTAGCTTTTCTACCTGTTTATCTCTATCCCTTACATCTAACAATTGATATCCAAAGGCGCAGGTATTATAGCACTTCATTCTCCTCTAGACATCTTTAGCGAAGCCTATCTTCAAAAAGTTGTTGTTTCTTAATGGATATATCATAAAAAAATTTTAACATTAAAATGGCACATAATTGTTCAGCAAAATTTGGAGCTGTTTGGGCATGTCCTTTGGCTTTATTCCAAAGTCAAGGAAAGTATCACACCCATACATTAAATCCTCACAGATAGCCCCTAAGGACTTCAGAAAGGTATCTTTCTGTAACTGACCAAAGTCTTTTCCGACTTTTAGTAGTACATCATAACACGTCACTTTCTGCCCTTTTTTTCTTAACTCATTAGTTATATAACAAGTAAGAGCAATACAAGCTAATTTATCACCCATATTACTGTTTAGGTAACTTAGGGTAAAATACTTAGTGTATATTGCTGACAATTTCTCAAAGCTGATATTTTGAAGGTCGTTCATCGAGAGAATAGTCTCTGTAACCTATCTGATATGCTACATACTTCAGTAGAGTCTTAAACTCATGAAATCCTTCACGTAATTCCGTATAAGTAACTGGTCTAACCTTACTATAAAAGTTTGGAATAGTAGATACTACTAGGTAATTAGCTTGAATTTTTGGATCCTTTAAGTTATAGAATTTCTCAGCACATAGCTTCAGAAGATATAAATACATTGCGAACTCTCTACTATAGTGAAATTTCTTGATATTATTATCAATCTCGCTAACGATTTTACCAATCGTCTTGATATCATTCACCGTAATAGTATTAGTTTCAGTATCTATAGTATAATTATCTAGTTTGGACTTTAAATGTAGAATAAACTGCGCTCCATTGGGGCACGTAGCTTCTACATCCAATAAAATAGCTTGCTCATTTTCAGAAATAGGTGTTTTTGTAATCCCTTCAGGATGCAAAAGTTTCTGTACTTGCTTATTGCTATTTAATGCTGATACACAAGACTTTACGATTTCTAGTGATTTGTTGTCCAAGTATATAATTTCCTTATCCTGAGATAAGTCAAATTCTTTAGCCTGTCTATTTTTCCAATATTGAGTAGAAGAATTAATTACAGACTTGGCTAAGTCCTTAGTTAATTTACCCTTATAATATTCTACTTTATCGGAAGCAGCTTTAACACCTTCAAATGTTACGTCTCCCTTTAGATAGACTGGATAGAGTTCATTAGCCATAGCTCCTAATTTTGCTGTAGGCTTTCCAATATCTTCGGATAATTCAAAACTGTCTGGCTGTAATACTAATTCATGTACGGCACTTCCTAATTCCAATGCTGGAGAGAAGAAGCTTTTAAATCCGGTAAAAAACTTGTCCGGATTTCCTTCTTGTCTAGGATTAATTAGTCCAAGACGAGAATTACTTACATACCCACTGTACTGTTCTGAAAAATATACTTGATCACTTATCTTCTCTAGTCTTAGCGTGTCTAACAGCGGCCTAAGCTTGATATCTTTTAATTCCATCCTAAAGTTGCTAGTTCTAATTCATATGCAAATCTTATTTCATCTATATCTAAACTATAAATGCGGAATAAAGGATCATCGTTCTGATTATGTGGTCTGTCTATTAGTAACGCTGGAAGTCCAGAGTCAATAGCCATTCTCACATTACTGATACTGTCGTCAATTAATACGTCGCATTTGCCTTTTATCAAATCAGCTTTGTTTCCGTGCTGATAATACATTTGATAAATAGGTCTTATGGGTAAATTGTATTTAGCTAGGCAATTCCTAGTATAGGTTTTGCTATTAATTCTTTTAGTCGCATAAATATACGGCTCAAAATTTGGCCTTTCTAGCAAGGGTAAATTTTCCCAAAACTCCTTGTTGCAGCGAAGACTTACTACGTTTCGTGTAATTACGTGTTCCACTAGATCGGACTTTCTTGGGAATAGAGCTTTGTACGCTCCCCAAAAGTCAAAAATAGTATCATCCAAGTCTAAAGCTATTCGTAATGGATTACATAAATTCATTTATCTCAGATACTTCTCCTAAATATATCCCATGTTTGTCGGCAAGTTCCTCACAGAAATCATCATAATCTAGAAGATCATCTAAATCGTCGTACTTATTTATATACATACTCTTTATCTTTTCTTCACAATCCTCGTAGCTTCTAGCTACTATCTTGCCAATGCTACAGACTTCATCTGTATGCCACGGAAATAAATATGTGTTCATAACTCAATTACTTCAATAACGTTCAATCGCTTCATTATTAATAGCTCAAGGTCTTCCCTATCTACATAAATAAAGTGACTCTTAAGTAAATCAGAGAGAGTAGAATTAAACTCTAAGGAGAATGCTTCTTTAGTTCTCCAATTCTTTTTAGCTTTCCTTAAATAAAGCGCATATTCTTCATCGAAGTCATTAATTATGCAATTCGGAATCGATTTAGGTACTGGACCCTTAACTATTAACTTTTTCATTTCTTAAGCAATTCATAAAAATATTCTATCGGTATCACAGCAACTTGCCCTCTGGCTGATTCGCCATTCTTTCCTGCTTTCTTCCAACAAATGCAGAAGGGTTTGGATTTGTCGCTACAAGCATCTCTAATGTCAAAATAATTTGGCATATTCTGGGTGAACTTAGCTTGAATATTAACTGGAAGCTCATTGTTCATATCAACAATATCTATCTTGTCGGCATCCGCTAGTTTATTCTGACTTCTGCTAGATACGCATCCTTCATATCCAATATCTCTCAATTTGTGAATTATTTCTAACTCATATTGAGAACCTTTTTGTTTACTCTTCTTTGCTTGTTTACTTCTTCTAACCGCGGGGTCTGCCCATTCAAAGGTAATTCCGTCTTTTGATTTAGCTCCAGAACCAGGTTTGTTAGCCCTAGCTTTAATTGAGTTTATCTCTAAACCAGTTACTTCTGAGGCTTCCTCTATAGTTTCGAAGGTTTTCTTTTCTCCATTTTTAAATGTGGCTGTAACACTTGTATTAGTCTACTTTTTCATTCTTTTTAAATTTCTTTATGTAGTTAGTAATAAATTCTTGTGTACCTTTTCTTCCATACATATGATAGTAATCACTTATATCCTTAGCTCCTGTACTCCTTGGAATCATTGATACAATCAGTTCTGGATGTTGCTTTCTAATCTTATTAGTAAAACGAACTCCAGTAAGGTCATTATCGTATAGCAACACAATGTATTTGAATCTCTGCTTTAATTCTTCTAAAACTTTATCAGAAACAAACTGAGTTTCAGAGTTGGGAGCTATAGCTGGTATTCCTAAAGAATATAAACACATTACATCTTTCATAGACTTAGTTATTACTACCAGTTTACCAGTCTTAGCTAATTGTTTATAGCCTTGAATAGTCTTAGTAGGAACGTTACCTATGAATCTAAACTCCTTTCGTTTTGGCATATAAATACGCCATTGCTCGATGTTTTCCTTCTTTCCAAAATAGTATCCATAAATAGGACTATGTTGGGCAGATTGTGCATATATATTACCATTCAGAAATACAGTACTACAACTGTACACTTTAAACTTATGTAGAATGTCTTTAGTGATACCAAAGCTTCCCCACCACTTTAACTCAGGCTCTGAAAACTCCTTAGCCTCTATTTGAATAAAAGTTTGCTTCTCCTCTTCAAATCTAGGCTGGATTTTTACTGCAACTTTCTTTACAGAAGAATTCTTAGTATATCCAAAGTCCTTAGCTATAATCTTTAAAGCAGTGTGGTAGTTACAATTATACTTTTCCATAACTACTCCTTCAAATGTCAAACATTTTCCAGAAGCAAAGTCCTTAAAATACAAGTTTCCAGATTTTCCCCTAAAGAAACTGCAGGTGACATGACTGTCACTACGCAAAGGAGACTTAAACAATCCTTTCTTAACTGGAATACCCAAATAATAAGTCATGTAAGTCTCCTCATTGTTTTTAGATAGAAGAAATTCCTTAGTAATTTTTGGCTCAAAAGTATAATCAAACATAGTCACTAAGGAATTTTATGAATTACTCTACTAGCGAATCATTAAAGTAAGTCGTTAAGGTCCAAATCATCACCAGATGTCTGGTCTACCCCAGCAACATCAGTAATAGGATCCTCAGACTTCATTTCAGTAGGCTTAGCCTTCATATACTTTTCGCGTTCTCCTTCTTCATAATCAGAGAAGAACAGTTTGTCACCAATGTAGTTATCTGAAATGAATGATTCACCTTGCTTATTGATACCAACAATACGTGGAATATCAGCAACTACTTTACCGTCACGGTTCTTACCAATCAGCTTAAGTTTAGTCTCCTTACCCTTAACCTTGTCAGTTACAGTAATAAGAGCTTTAGCTACATCATCGAAGCTTCTGAACTTGGAACTAGCTGCCTGCATCTTCTCAAATCCTGCAGGATTAAGAACCTGTGCAGTTTGCTTAACTACAGCCATAATAGTTTCAAAGTTAGACGGCATAGTTACAACACCACCGTTCTTACTAGGAAATTCTCTACGTTCATCGTCACCAGCCTTCGGGAAGAATTGAGTTACTGAGAAGTAACCATCTTCATTTTCGAAGTTGATTGAAAGAACTTTATAATGAGCTGTTGGATCTTTCTTTCCGTCAAATTCCTTAATTTCACATCCCATGAATTTTACATCATGGATGTTCCAAGGAGTTAATGAACGACGAGTGTTTCTTACTGCTGATTCTGCTGATATACCAAAATTAAATCCCATAATTAGTTCAAATTAAAATCAAATTTTTCTAAGTTTTTATCATCTTCGTCTATGTTTAAATCATCTAATGTTTCTAGATCGAGTTCGCTCTCGATATCAATTATCTCTTTAGGCACAGGATTTGACTCCTGTACCTTATCTCCTACTAAATAATAAATTCCTTTATCTTCAGTAGGTTCCAACTTGAAAGTAGTTCCATAAGCAGAAAGCTTCTCATTTGCAGCTCCTCTATAACTTACAGTATTACTCTTAGTTAGTTTGTTTCCACTTTTGGTTCCAAAGGCAGCATCTGTCCCAATAATAGGAACAGCCTTCTTATCCTTTTTCTTATACTTGATGTCTACACGACAGTCTTCGCAAACCTGCAAGAGGTCTACAGCTCCCTGAGTTAAAACCAACTTGTTGGAATCAAGCGTAATAATAGGATCTGGGTTGGCATCTACCTTAGCCGTAGAAGCCTTAGTAGATGTTTTAGTAGTCTTTGTTGCCTTAGTGTCAACAGAAATTTCTTCTTTCCCAATATAGGTGATTTCACCAGTTTGCTCATTCACCTCGTAGTGAAACAGTATGTCTAATTTCATTATTCCCCTTCATTATAGTCGTCAATAACATCAATAATCTTGTCCAAATCATTGTCAATCTCTAAATCCTCGAACATACCAAAGGATGTCTTAGCAACACAAGTACCATCATTATTAGTGATTAACTTATATTCCATTCTGCCAGAATCTCCTTCGCTTACTTTAGTAAAGAAGATATAGGTAAATAGACCTTCCAAGGTTACTTTCTCAGACAACAACTTTCCAACAGTCTTGATAACAAACTTAGGATTTACGTTGTCTCCAACGTTCTCTGAGTGAGTCAAGAAAATCATTTTACAATCTTCTCTCATCTTTTCTGAATATCTCAGAATCTCCATTGCATGTTGAGCTAATTCACTAAATTTGGTATAACCAACTTCAGTTGCCCTATCAACGAACTCATAAGAGAGAACATATTGGAAGTCATCAATGATTACCTGCTTGATATTAGGCATCATCTTGTCAATAATTTGTAAGATTTTTAGTATTTGATCCCATTTAGAACTAACGTAATAGTTTCCACTTACGTTCTTTCCTTCGATTTTAATGGGAATATATTTCTTTTTCCATGCACGGAAAGGAAGAGGTTTACCCGTAGTACTTATAATAAAAGTCTCTTCGGGATTAAGATTTCTTAAACTTGTACTTTTTCCAGTACCTGATTCACCCACGATAGCAATTGTTTCAGCAGCCATTATTCTAATGCAAAATTAAAATTCTTATTTGAATCATCTAATTCTGTAATATCATCTAGCTCCTGTTCTACTATAGAACTATCATCTTCTAATATATAATTTGGACTTGTAAACCTTTCGTAATCATAGATTTCGTCTGGCTTGGGGAGTTCCCTGAACATATTAATCCAACCAAAGAAATTAACTCCAACTTCAACATCACAATCTCCATATCGGTTCTTGAGTACCATAATACTCCTAAAATAGGAGCCTAAATACTCAATATTATAATGTTTATAAGTCTTCAGTCCATCTCTATGAGGATTATACAATGCAATCATGATATTACAATCTTGCACAGTATTACCTGAGTCTTTGGCATCATGAATAGTAAATGCACTTTTTCCTTGTTTAAACCTCTCTATATTTCCCTGCTCTCTGTTCGCCTGCTGAATTACAACAGGACTAACTCCACACTTGTCTCTGAAAAATATCAGATAACTGGAAAGTAAATCAATATCAGGTTTAGTACCCACTAGACCAATATGGTCTATTACGACATTATAGATAAGATTAGGATTATTAGGCTTATATAAAAGTCTGGTTTCACTTTCAGAGAAAGTTCCCATTTCTTCTAATCTTGTTTTTAAGATTGCATATACCTTATTAGGCGTTACTTTCTTATCAAAGATTTCTAGCTTTTTACTAATCTTATCTATCCAAGGCATACACTGCTTAACTAAATCATAATGTTCCTCAGATAAAATATATTCCTTTTCTCTTGACAATATCTTTTTAAAAGATAGTTGCACTCCGTATGTTTCGAAGATATAGATAGATAATAGCTTAATGTATAATGCTACTTCCCCCATTTCCAAGCTGAAATACAATACCTTAAAATCATCATCGTCAAGATGTTCCATCAGTGGTCTATAAACATAAGCATATAGAGCAAATGAAGTCTTACCAGCACCAGAATTAGATAGAATTAAAGTATAGGTTTCCCTAGTAACTCCATCTATAATTCCTTCCAGCTTTGGTAACTTCATAGATATACCATGATTTAGTCCTAATCTACCTCTATCAATTTCATTGAGAAGTTTTTCGGAAATCATAGCAATCTCATGGAATCATAGTTAACCCCACCTTCCTCTTTCAATGCTTTAAGTTCTTCCCACTTATGGTCTATTACGAAATTAGCTATAGTGGTGCAAAGAATATTATGTTCTTTTGCCCATTTAACTAACTCTATGATTTGATTGTGGACTTCAGGTTTCCATCTAATAGTTCTTCCATAGAACCTATAGAAGTCTTCGATAGTATCAAATTTCTTAGATACCCCTCTCAGACCTACTTGTGTATTATTAACTATTCCAAATAAAGGATAAGTTTCCCACAATTCTCTGCCTAAGTCAAAGGAACATTTATAAAAGTCCTTTACTATTGTCTTATTTAGAGGTACGTCTAGTGGATTAAATACAGACCCCCTTTCGGGAATCTTATAGGTTTTATTTATAACCCCAGCATCACGAAGTCCAACTAATAGTTCCGTAGTAAAACCGCGAGCACAAACTCTAGAAGAGAAATACTCACGGACAATTTCTGGTTCATCGTCCTCTTGGGCGATAAGAATAATTTCTAATAACAGCAATTCACTTGGATTAATACCATGTTTCTCGCAAAATAAGAGTTGCTGTTTCAATTCAAGATTTTTCACGTGTACAAATTAATAGATTCTCTACTAATCTATACACCAAGCGTAGTTTACCTGTTAAAGCGTTAAAGCTTGGTTACGTGATATAAACTTAGTCTTCAACCTTTTCACTAGCTGTCTCAAGAAGGATTGCATAGTCCTTCTTTAATTCTTTCAGCTCTTCTGTAAGTTTTCCGACCTTAGTTTCCAATGCTTTGCATTTCTTATTCAAAGCAGACTTCATCTCATTGTACTCCCTTTTGGTGTAATAAGTTTCCATAATTAAAAACGATAAGTAAAATTTTGTAATTTTTTCTTGTAGGGTTCCCAAGGCTCTCCATTAAGTAACTTTCGTAAGTTTTCAACATCAATAGTAACATAGTTACCTTTCTGATGTGATTTCTTAAACCATTCTTGTTCAACGGTGTCTTCCAGCACTAATGTGAATATTTCAGAGTATTTAGAACCTTCCTTTCTTATAACCCTGCCAGCAGCTTGGGTGCTTTTAGTACTACTAGAATCTACTCCTAGCATTATACCAACTGACAGGCCAGGACAGTCAAATCCTTCAATAGCTAATTTACAACTATTAATAACTCCACTATCCAAAAGCGCAAACTCTTCAAGAGTAATTCTATTCTGTTTCTTGCTCTCTTTACCAGTATAGACATATCCTATCCCAATTTTCTCTGCCATAGCAGTGTTAGCTGAAAAGGTAATTATTTTCTTGTCTGTACGGTGAGCAATAATCTCTCTAGCTACTTCTAACTTAGCTGGATGATTATGAATGAATTTCTTCCGAGCTTGTAGGGCTCTCATAAAAGCTGTAGAATGATAAGTAATCTGCTTCAAAGCATTAGACAGCTCAGTTTTATCTAAACTATTACAGATTTGAGTTCTATAATTTAGCCTATTTCTGAGGCCGTCTTTACCAACCATACTCATTGCGAGTCCAAAATCAAAGTTAAAGAATTCAAAATGTTTTATAAATTCCCTATTTTGCTCTCGGTAGTTTTCTATGTCTTCCGCAGTAATAATTACTTGATATTCTGTAAAGTCCGATACCCAACCGCTTGCTTTAGCTACCTCAATACTAACACTATCAACAACTGGACAGTATTTTTCGACAATAGTATGTCTACCATCTAGTCTTTCTAATGTAGCAGTTAATCCAAGAATTAGCTTGTACTTTACCTTACTGAATACAAACTGTAAAGTTTCAGCAGCGGTCCTGTGAATCTCATCAATGATTAGAAAGTCACACTCATATCCGTTCTTAGCTGTAGTATTCACAACCTGTACTTCTGTATTAAGACCAAGCCCTTCCTTGTCTAATATATCTATCCACTGGTTTTTCAAAAGCTCAGTGGGAACTACCACTAGTGCTCTAATAGTAGGATACTTGGATAGAACAGCTTTTAGGCAATTGATTGCACATCGAGTCTTTCCAAAACCGGTACATGCTTCTATGGTTCCTTTTCCCTTATGTAATAACCAGGCTCTCTTACATTGCTCCTGCCGCTCATCACGAGTAACAGGAGTAAAGAGATCTTTCATCAATCTATGTTCCTAGTGATGTCCCATCCTTTAAGTTCTGCAACTTTTTTGATTTCCTCCATCTTGTCCTTCCACTGTTTAGCCTGGTTTTCGCACTGATTCTGGAAGCGATACAAGACTTTGTTAGATAACAGTCTTAGTTGATCACTAGTTAAGTTAGCGTATTTATCTCTTTTCAGTCTACACATAGATCTAAATTCAGCATAACTTAATCCAGTATCACAGATTTTTAAAGCTATAGAAGGATTCAAACGAAGTTCCTTACTTACTACTTCCAGTCTGTTGACAGCTTTTCCTGTTATTGGGTCTTTACGATACAAATCTTTTTGCATCTCTTGCTGGGTAAACCACAAACCCATCTTAACAATAAAGTTAAGCGTTAAGTGAGAATTGTCGAATAGTCCCAGAGAATCAAGACAAGCATCCATAACTAAACTTACTGACACTTCTCTAAATTCTACTGGAATACCATTAATAATATCCCCAATGGGATAAGTTTTAATGGTTTCATTAGTTAACACCTCTTTATTGTTCTGGATAATAGCCTTCAAGTCTTCCAAACAGCGAGTATTGGTATATTGTTTTTCAGCTCTAAGCCATCTAATAAGAAGCTCAGCACGACATCTCTGAATTTGGTCAGACACTATGCCCAACAATGTTATACGACCCGGATTCTTAGTATCAGAATTGTATAGCATTTGTTCACAATGGTTATAAAACCGTCTCAATTGGTCATAATCAGCGTCTACTAGTTTTACCTCTTCCTGGACCCCGTTTACTTTAGGACCTTTCCATACGTAACTATTGATGTCGTTTGCTTTATCATTTAAAGCTTCTTTCAGCTTATCTCCTAATACAGTCATAAATTATTCTTTAATAATATTCCATAATTCATCTTATTTTAATGTTAATCTAATAATATTTGCCCATTTTCAATCAACGGCTTTTCGTGAATAAACTTCAGGAAAATTATATTCGTTTCTTTATATGGAACAAAATCTTTACCATCGTACCACTTATCGATGCCTTCTTCTACATACCTCACAGTAACGTATCCGACATCTCCTAATTCCATAGAACACTGATTCCAGTTTGGGAACCTTACACACATTATATCTTTATAATCCAGATTATCGTATTCAAACCTTTCAAAAACATAACTAGCATAGCCCATCCCGTCCTCATTTTTAGCAACAAATTTTACATGGTAAGTTACTTCTTTGGTTTCCACACATCGAATGTATTAATATCCTCAAACATCTTGCAACCATAGGATGCAAAATCTCCTTGGAGCTTATCCATATTTTGGAGACATGGATAATTCTTACACCTAGTACAACTGCGTTCAGGATGTTTATAGTGAAAACCATCTTTGTCCTTAAACATTATTTCAGTAATAGGCATAACAATATTAATACACATGAACCAGCAGCTCCGTATTTTATAACGTTCTGCTTTCTCTTTAAAGACTTATTAAGACCTTCAATAGATCTATTTTTATCTTCGATTATGTTTCCATAATATAGTAACTGAACTCTGCGAACAGAATCCGTCCTTTCCCAACTCTTATTTATTAGTTCCAGATTAGTTATTTTGGTTTTCAATAACGGAACAGTCTCAGAAAGTTTCTGATGTTCAGCGAATATCAGGTTCGCCGTCTTTAGCTGTTCTCCCGTTATTGTAACGGTCGATGTATTCTGAGAAGAAGCACAAATTGACGCTATCAGAACTAGACATAATAGTAGATACTTTCTCATCATACTTCTTGTCTATATATTCAATCTTCTTCACAATGGAATCATTAACTATAAAGATACTATCTCTAATAATAGAATCTCGTACAATTTCTTGCACGTCTACTATAGGTAAGTCAAGGTGGCTCTTCCTAGAAGATAGTAAGTATATAATTAATAATCCCATTAGTATGATTGTAATATAACAGAGCTTAACCTTGTTCATTTAACTCAATGCCCATCGCCTTAGCCTTCTCTACAAGCTCGACGCATTTAGCAACATCTACGCTTCCGCTTTTAGCAGCATTGAATATTTCTTTTTCAGAACCGTTCAAATTCTCTATTTCTTTCTTGACTGCTTCTTTTTTATCAAAGCGGGCTTTCATCTGGTTGTATCCCTTAATGATTCGTTCAGGGTTTTCTTTAATAAACCCTATTTCTTGTTTCAAGAACGCCTTAACCAGAGTTTTGTTAATCACACCTCTAGACTTAGTATAGATAGTAGGACACTTGGGATCATGCAAAGCCTTATTATAGGCATTAGCCTTTCCTCTCTCCTTATCAAACTCGTCGGTTGGGTGACATACACTAATGCCTACAGACACAATTCTGCAAATTTCTGCATAGTCAGGATCGTCTACGCAAATATAGCCATCTTCACTGGACCACCCAACTGAGAGTTTGTAGCCGTCTTCACTTTCCTCTGGAGATTGGCTCAGAGCGCACGCTACAATTTTATGTTCCTTACCCTTGAAATCTACAAATGAGTCAATCATGTACTCAATCACATCCTGTTTCATTTTCTACAATTTTAAAACCGTTATTAATTAGATATTCTTCTGGAGCAAACTGTAATTCAAAGAACCTTCTTAGTGAATAATTCTTTTTCTTTACAGAAAGATTTTTCTTTTTTATAGTAATCGGTTTACTAGAAGAAAAGTATTTCTCCTCCATTAGAGCCGCTCCCCAACTCCAAATTTGATAAATCGAACTACAATAGATAAACTTATCATGTGTATATACAATTTGCTTATCCTTCTCGTAAGTCTTCCGTAAGGTCATTGTAAAACACTTTAATAGTTTTGAAAATAAATGAATTTTTTCTTGAATTATAGCAATCGTTCCAGCTTCTACTCTGATAATGAGTTAAAAGTTCAGAGGCTTTTACTCCTGTATAAACATTTTTGCAGAAGCTACTATCGTCCTCACAGTCACAAGAGTTTATTGTATACTCTCCTATACCTATGGCATAATGCCAATGACTACCTATTATTTCGCTAAATTTACCTCCAAGAAAATAATCTTCATAGATTATAACTTTGAATTTAAATTTATCTCTACTAAGTAGCCTAGCTAAACAATATGCTATATAACAACAGCCTCCAGCATTAATGTCATACTCCTCATCCAGAAACTTACAAAGCTTATTAAGCCTTTCCGCTAGAATCTCCTGCACTTCCGGTGATTTCGAGTTTAATCTCTTCTTTTGCCTTTTTAAACTCATCTAAGTACTGACCTAAAGTTATAATTTCATCTTTTCCGAATTTCTTTCTAGTTGCGTAGTTTATACAACGTTCTACAGCAGCCTCTAGTGAATAGCCATAGCCTTCCACTTTAAATTCTTTTCTCGGATTTTTCCCTCCAATATCATATAGCAGCTCCAAGTCGAAACGAGGAGAAGCATCATTGATAGGGGTTAGCCTATAAAAGGAGCCTTCAATTATCATTTTCTATTTCTTTAATAAGATTTTCGATGAAGTCTGCTCTGTTCTGTATAGCTTCATATAGTTCATCTAGACTTTCAGCAATATAGATAGCACAATAAGTATATTGGTTTATACACGGGACACTAAACTTATTTACATTATCCTTGTTCCAAGAATATAAACACCCAGTGCAATCTGGGTCTCCAGCCTCATAACCGCATTCGTTGCATAAACAGCAATTTCTAAGACTCCCAAATCCAGTTATCCTAGATAACGCCTCATGCCAGTAATCATCGTCCTCATGCGCATTGCTTTCAAGTTCCTCTCTTGTAATACTTCTATACTTTTTTACAAGACGTCTTGCAGCGTCTAAATTCTTTATTTGCATACATCTATTACTGTTAAGTTATTATTACTAGGCTGATATTCATAATCACAGTATGAATTAGTTATCGTAACATGGTCAAAATTGTTACACAACTTTTTCAAGCCTTCTATATTTACAGCATGGCAAACTATAATCTCGAATCTATAGTTAGGATACTTTTCTTTAAGAACTTTAAGTTCTCCAAGGAATGTTCCTCCAGCATCGCACAAATCATCAATGAATACAAACGTAGAATAGTAACAATTTACATTTCTACCTATAGAGAATTCCTTGATTTTTCCAGTTTCTAAGTCTCTTGTCTTATTGAACACTAAATGTCCCCATACCTTAGAGTACTCCCTGTATCTCTGATACGCTCCAGCATCAGGGAATACAACATTAGATTGTTGTGGTATATAGCTTCCATAATTCAATTCTTGACACCAACATCTAGAACCTAGAAGATTCTTTGCTCTGTTAGAGTGAGCCTCTAAAATACAGACTGAACGATAGTTCATTCCATTTAAGATATTGCACACAATTTTCAGAGAAAATGGACGGTTAAAATCCATTACCCTATCCATACGCATAGACATTAGATAGGTAATAAATAAGTCCCACTCAATTTCTTGTCTGTCTAGAATATCGCCAACTTGAGCTAACAGAAACAATTCTTCGGCAGAAGTAATTCTACACATAACCTTTACCGAATCTTTCCTTTCAAATTCGTCTGGAAAACTTATTTGAGGCTCTCCGTCAGGGAATGTAGTGAGGTCATACTTAATCTCACTTTCATCCCAATTAATTAAGTTTAATAATTTCATCTACGACATATTTTAAGATTTCATAACTTTCTTCTAAGCCCGCCCTATCGTCTAGTAGAATATTGTAATAAGGCTTTCTAGAGTTCGGAAATAGTCTACTGCTTGTAAAAGGAGGTATAATCATATCATTAATAAGATTTCCTATCCCCATTTGGACACACTCTACTTGTTTCTCTATAATTTTATTTTCGTTTTCCTCTGTAGAAAGTAAAATCATTTCAAAACCTAACATAGTACAACGTCTCAGTAGATTAATAACACAACTATAATCTCCTCCAGTATTATGATAGTCGAAGATAGTGTTATCAAAGTCGAAAGCGACTATTAGCTTTCCGTATTTCTTATACTCTTCTAATAGTCGCTTCTTACAAGCCTCTTTTCCAAATGGATGGTTAAAACTTTCCATGTAATCCATTATTAATTCTTTGCCTGATATCCTGTAGAGAATACTCCTTTTTAAGGATACCATCTTCGAACACAGCCTCTAAACAGCCTCCCTCTTCTACTTCAGGACTTACTTGGTCTTCCGCGTAGTAGACACCGTTGACATCCTGATAAACGGCAATTAACCCTTTCAAAGAGTTCTTAGTCCCATCATCAGTTTTCGGATGTTTAAAGATTTCCTTCAATTCTCCATTGATTACACAAGCAGTAGCCTTAACTGCAAAGCCTAGACTATCTCTACTTGCATACTGATATGAGAATGAACCAACACCAAGAACAAGATTACAAGCTGCCATATGAGCATTTTCAAGTCTCATGTAGATTTGTTTCTGACGCTCTAAAGTAATAGAATCGCCATATAACAAGCCTATCTTAGTACTCGGATAACGATAGTCCTTGGAAGTAGTATTCCAGCCGAATATCTTACCAAGCATATAGTATGCTCCGTAATATTGACCTTCTGATACTTCTACGTATTCTGCATCGTCATTAAACGGAGCATAACAGCAGTAGTATTTACCTTCCTTTATTCTTGTATTGAAATGAGGATTAGTTCTCAAACCACAAATAATATCTACCGGGTCTCCACTATCGGGACGAATAACTACACGACCGTCACGAGCCATAATGTCTTTCTTCAACTTAGGAAGGAAGTTTTCAACAACATTCCAGAAATCCCAAGTATCGGACACTATAGAAACAAACCCAGTAGGATATAACTCATTAATAAGACGTTTATATGTTCCTAACTCGTCCTCTTCTCCTCCTGCACACATTACCGAATGTTCAGTAGCCGGAACAGTAGCAGCAATTAATTCACTATCCGAATTAGCTCCATAATACTCTTCAAGAGCTGCAATAGCAGGAATAGTTTCACTTCCTACAAATGAAGTCATATGAGCCATACCAGAAATAACAGATGCTTCCAAACCAGCCATTCCTCTCATAGAGAAGTCATGACACAAGAAATCCAGGTTTACATCCTCCGGAAATCCAGTGTGTACTGAGTGTCTTTTGAGTTCTTTCTTATAGAGTCTTGCTCTAGTGGCAGAGGTACAAGGCATCCACAAAGTACAACTAATCAAAGTCTCTAGATAATTAGTTAACCAAAAGAACTCTGGTTTCGTATTAGTAATAGTCATCATAGGAACTCTAATAGGACATACTGAACCTTCTGGCAACGCTTTAATACGAATAGGGAGATATCCTAAATCATACAAAGCCTCAATATGTCTATATCCCACGGACTCAATTCCAACGAAGTTGTGGACTCTCCGATAAAACATTTCTATAGCTTTCTCTTTAGGCAATACAAAGAAATTCTTATTAAATTCGTCGATCAAATACTTTTTAATTAAATATTGGATTCCGAATACTACAGAACCTTCGGTAGCTTCTGGAAAGTACTTGTTACTTCTCGGAGTCCAGTTACTATAAACTTGTTCAGTACCTTCTGGGTACATCCTGTGATGGCCTAATTTGTAACCATCTGTTGCATTAATTATTTCCATTCTAAAAATTATTTTAATAACTGATTGTTAATAAACTCTTCATGTTTTTACCGACAGCTAAGTTCTTAAAACATTGAGTAATAAACTCTTTTGTCTCTGGATGAATCGCTCTAGGAGCGCTAATATATTTAATCCACCAGTTGTATTCTCCCTGAAAACTATTGCCACTATATACCTTGCCAGCAGCTAAATAATCACACACTAACTCTAATGCATATTCTCTAGGGATTTTCACTGGGACTCCACCAGAATCTAATTGAGTTACCCAATATTCATAATGATGTGGATTTCTTCCTCTATGATGTAAATAGGACCTAGAATAGCCCAGAATTTCTTTCTCCTTATTTAATGGAGATGTGTTATCATCGTAAAATTTAACAGAGCGAGAAAATTCATACCATCCGAACTTAGATAAATCGTGCAAAATGCCCTGCCTGTATAGTCCTAATTGGAAGCAATAGTATGCAACCCAGAACTTATGCCTTAGTATCCTTCTTAAATGCTTTAATATCCGAATCATATAACGAATCTCCTAGGAAGTTAAGAATAGGGACATCTACTGTATAGTCTTCATTGTACACTGCAAATGCGTATACTACCCACGATGCTAGTGAGGCACCTAAACCAAGCGGAGGGATAATCAAACTAGCTACAACAATAATAATAGTCCATCTAGGGATTTTTATTCTTGTAGCTTTAGAAGTTAACCAATTTACCTGGTAGGTGTAGTACAGACAGTAATATAGAAGTGCATAAAGTATAAGCCCTATGCCGTCGCATATTAAATACACAAATTTAAGATCTTCCATATCTTCTTTATAATTTTAGTCAGAACATTTCTACCTCTTAACGTATACTTGTGAGTATATCCGTCATTTCTGTTAGGATTCCACAAAGCATGGATTGCATAGTATATATAACCTACCATATATAGTACTATATTTAAGACAGGAACAAATCCCAGAACTATGATTAGTAATACTGCCCAGATTGGAACTTTAATGTCATACTCTTCGTCTATGTTAGCATAGTTGCTACTATACCCAGTCCAATAAACCGTAACATGAGTATCTTTTAAGATAAGCACCGTGACGATTATCATCACAGTGCATATTATTAAGTACATCATAGTTATTTCCCAGCTACATCCTTAAATAAGGTAGGAACAGTACCATAAGTAGGCAGTTTTCCATCCCACTTCTCCACAAAATTCTGTTGTACAATCAATGCAGATAAGGAAGCTGCAATCTTTCTGTTATACTCAGCTTCTGCGTCTCCCTTAATTTTCAGAGCCTGAGCTGCTCCCTCTGCTTGGGCTACAGCCTTTTTAGCATTAGCTTCTACAGATTTAACCTCATTTTCTATCTTAAGAGCATCCTGCACCGCTTTATTTTTAGCATCAATAGCATCTACTAATGTCTTAGGATATTGAAGACCAGAAGTTAGCTGCTCAAGTTGGAAGTTTTCGGCAAGTAATTCTTTGCTTAATCTATCTTCTATAGATTTCTCAAACTCTTCTCTTTTGCTAACTAATTCATCAGTAGTATAATTATTGAGTTGTATACGGAATGCGTTTTTAACATAGTTATATAATGTAGTATTTACGACATCAAGTATATTGTCTTTTCTGTATTTCTTAAATACCTCAGGTGACTTTCCATCAACTATCTTAAGAGATATAGTAGGGTCAACAGTAAATGACGAACCATCCTTAGCGTTAATAGAAAAAGCCTCATAGTCCACAGTAAGCACATAGGTTGGGTATTCATATACAGCTGTGGTAATTGGATTATACCAAACAGCCCCCGTGACCAATGAGATGTCATCTACTCCTTTACCATCACCGTAAAGATTTACCTTGATTCCTTCATGTCCAGCGTCTACCCGCTCGTAGCCGCAACTTGACAAACCAAATACTAGAGTTAATACACACAGAAACTTAATTATTGTCTTCATCTTTTTTATTTTTAAAATGTTTTTTGAAATGTTTAATAGTCCTATAGACTAGACTAGGAATTGCTATAAATAATAACAATAGTCCTCCAAGGTTTGCAACCCATAGGGACTGAGATAATAACCACAGTCCCATATTATAGGCTACAAAAACTAATACTATGGCAATAAATGCCTTAATTAGGTTTTTCTCGACCATAAAATAATATATTCTCTATTGCTTTTCTTATTATACCACAGTAGTACACTATCCTCCGCAATATCTACATAAGGATCATAGTAGATATATGCAATGAATAGTAAGCATATAATTATAAACGCAATCATAAATCACCGAGTTTTTACAGAACCTGGTCTAGTGGTAGCAGCTTGAAAATCCTTCCCTTGCTTATCCCACCATGCTTGCTTTGATTTCAACCAAGCTACTCTTTTCTTGTACTTCATTGCTCAGAAACTATTACAATTCTGTTAAATTCATTATCTCCAAAATCAGTAGTAACTCCACACCCCTTTACTGTAAGTTTGTCCTCTGGAGCACCATAGTTAACCAGAGCCTTCTTCATAGATTCCGCTCTAGCATTAGCTAATTTGTTGTTGAAGTCGATAGGTCCCTCTTCAGAAGCATATCCCTCTATAACATATGACTTACCACTATTTGCTATGTAAGCTGCTAATTCAGACACAGCAACATTAGAAGTAGCGGATATTTCAGAGGAGTTTTGTAAGAATTGGATTTTAGGAGTAAGTAATTCTACCTTAGTAATTTCTATGGTATCTACCTTAACTACCTCAACAGGTTTGCGAGCCATAAGTTCATTATTCTTCTCTCTCAATTCATTAATAGACGCATTTAAGCTTTCTATTTCCGAATCATTATAAAGTTTCATAACTGGGAAATTCCCTTTGCTCGACTTAAATCTGTAAGTAGCTCCTACATAAACATTGATTTCTTGGTTTAATGGAGTAGTTTTAGGAAGTAGCATATATTCTGGGGTTATATTTAACGCCCACGTATCAGTAATGTTGAAATTACATCTTACTGCACCACGCGCAGATACATTGTTATAGACGTACCCATAGGTATGATACCAACCTGCTCCTATAATCAATACTGGTTCAAACAGACGTCTATTGCCTTCATAGCCACATACCAAATTACTAAGATTGGTAGTAACATTAGCCGTAAGGTTGTGTGAATCAAAGAATGTCTTATTTCCCTGATTCATACCAGCTACCATGTCTAATTCTAGGCCAAAGATAGGTGTAATTTCTTTACCTACAGCAATATTCACCAGAATATCATTAGGTTCAGCCCAACTTCTCTGATTGTCCCAAACTGTAGTTCCAACATTGCCGGAAATATACCAATTGTCTTTCAAACTTCCGGTTTCTACAACTTGTGCACTTACAAACGCACACATTAAACACAAACAAATAATACTAAAAATTTTCTTCATAATTACATTAATTAAAATTTAATCCCACCAAGTTCTCATACGTTCAAACTTAAGTTTGTTGTACAAGTACCAGGCTTTTTCTCTTCTCAAAGAGTCTTGGAGAATAGGTTCGCTCCAATCGAGATCAGCAGCTTTAGGACGGAATCGTTTCCAATTCTTAATGTTTATGTGCCTATCTACAAATCCTTTAGACCTCGGTCTGAAATCACAGTGATAGGCAGAATCTATCTCTAACACAATGTCCAAGAGTCCTAGTGCTAGTTTTAGATCCCTTTCAACAAATTCATTACCTTCAGCAATTCTAGATACTTTGAAGTATTCATACATTCTGATTAAGGCTTGCTTCTCTAGTGAGAGCACGAAACCATAATCAAACGGATAGAACTTCATAGCCTCTTTAATGAGCTTCTTGTTCTTACTCTTTCTTAGTTTCATATTCTTGACTTGCTTCAACTGCTAATTTATCTGCGAGATTATTCATCTGAGAAAAGAAATCAGAATTGGAGGTATGTCCTTTTACCCAACAAAAGTTTATACTAGGACAGAATTTTTCTGCCTTTTCTAAAACCTTGTCATACAAATTCCATAGTTCCACATTCTTTTTCCTTTTCCATCCTTTAGTAGCACATCCTATAACGTACTGAGAATCTGAATAGATAGTAAGAGATTTAAGTTGACTGCTTACTGCATTAAGGGCATATATTACTGCTAACAACTCACATTTGTTATTAGTAGTATTAGGAATCATTTTGCTAAATTCATAGACTTTTTCTCCATCAATTACAAATACGACTCCTACCCCTCCAGTGTTTCTAGACGAACTAAAAGCTCCATCAGTGAAGACTTCTAGAACCTTATTGGATTTCTCCATCACGAGAATTTACTCTCATGTTAGTTCCTAGTAATATTGCAATCTTTATCAAATCATCATAATTATCACAAATTATATTTTCTAGAATATAGTTTGCGTAATCCTTAATCTTAACTCTCTTACCTATAGCTCCGTATTTGTCATTTAACCATTTAATTTGAGGATTGAAATCCTCTAACCCATCGGATAAGTGTCTAAGAGCTTTCCTAATAGGAACTGGAAACCACATTTTCTCCCCTATCCAATCTAAATGACAATATCCAAAAGCAAAAGCTCTACTCAAATCTCTTTGAATAAACTCGTCTAACTCAAAGTTTCTCTCATGTCTGCCCATTTCCTCAAAATCGTCTCTTAAGTCTAGGCAAAATACTTCGTTAAACTCAATCATCGCTCCAAGATCCTATAATGCAGTCTAACTCTAGTATACCATATCTGTATATAGCCTTAAATGGTCCAGTAGCCATAAAAATCACAGGAGCTTTGCTAGTTTCCTTAACCTTCATAACACCCTTAAGTAACCTGCTAGCACAGTCTCTAAGTTCACTTATGTCAGGTATTTTATATATACTAGGTGCTACAAACATCTTCCAGGAGGACTTATCTATACAATTCCCCTCATCGTCATAGCTTCTTTTGCTCTTTTCCCAATTCATAAATTCGCGAACTCTGTCGAAATCAAAGTTCCTCATTATGTTCTCGTACTGAACATTTAGAGGAGGGGAATCACTGTAGTTGTTTGTTCTCTTCACTTTCATTTTTGTAACATTCAATAAGACGTTGCAGATTTGAGAGTCTGTCAGGTTTTACACTGACAATTAACCCTCCCTTCCGCAAATTATAACTTAGTTTAATTCCGCAATGACTTAAGACATCTATGAAGTCTTTCAAAGCGTTTCCCTTTAAAACATTTCTGTAGACTAACTTCTGACCATCTTCATAACCTTTACGATAATATTCATTCGCAACATCAGAAATAAGCCATCGCTTAATAGGCGAAATCCTACTTAAGAGTTCATTGACTCTGGTTGCGATGAAATCCATATTACTGATTGATTACGAGGCTATCAACGCCTACAGTATCTACACTTAATGTGTCCACAACTTCCTCAATGACTACAATAGAGTCATTCTCTGAGGTCTTAGTGTTTCCTGCACAAGCAGACATCAATGCAATCATTCCGAAAAGCAATAGTACTTTCTTCATTTCCATTAGTTTTTTAAAATTAATAACTTATCTATCAAAAAAAAAGAGTGGTTCCAATATCTGTGCTTCACCAGATATTTTCCCCACTCCCAATACTCCGAAGAGCTTGTACCGTTATTAGGTTGGCCAACCTCCCTTTTCATCTTGTTGAGAATTTGGGATAATAGTCACCAAGTTTAAAGATTACTTGTAACTGAAGCAAAGCTGAAATCCCGTTAAGGACTTCGTAACTCCTCCAACAACGTGGTTGGCGAGCTATTTTAGTAGGAAGCTAACGCGCAGGCAAAGATAAAAGCAAAGTCTAAGACCTGACCGTACTAACAAAGACTAAGGCAAAGACTCTTATATATTATAAGAGTAATTTTTTTTTAATTTTGCACAGTCAGCGAATGAGTTGTCAGAAATCCAGTGATTTCTAATAGCAATTATTTATATTCCTGTTAAGTATAAATTGTTAGCTTCCTACAGAAAATCTTCTAAATTACTTAGAAGAAGGATCGCCTTGTTTCTTAATCTCTTCGAAGATTCCTAGGAGATTCTTTGGCAAGGTAATTTTTAACTGTGAAATCCGCTCCTTTTCGGAGGTCTTCCAATTATTAAAGCGGCTTCTTAATTCTTGTATCTTAGAATTATATCTCTCATAATCAGCCTTAAATTCTGCAAGTCTTTCCTGATATTCCTCTTCTCTAGTCATATCAATCTTATTTACAGTCTCTTTAAGTTCAGCTTTAAGAGCGTTTAATTCTTTCTCGTAGGAACGGTATATGTCTTGGAGAGACATAAACATATCATCTACCTTACTTACACTAATAGTAGGGTCTTGGTAATAGAGAATTAAATCTCTACCAGATCCTTCCTTATAGATAGGACAATTCTCAGCGGCATGGACATCCTTTCTAGCCTTACTGAAAGCCCCTTTAGGATGGATATATTTACCATAAGTAGAAGCAAACGCTTCAAGTCTTAGATACTTGTTTCGCTTATTGCCGTCCCAAGAATCTATAACTTCCTTCTCTTCTGCTCTCCGCAGAGATTCCGGATACTCAGGTTGTTCGGGGATTTCTATGCCGTTTTCCTTAGCCCATTTCTCAATAGGAGTAGCGGCAAGATAAGAAATCATCTCCTCTTTCTTTTTGATAGCTTCTCGTACCCAAGCACAGAAACTATTCATTTCAGCACATTTTTCCAAATCGTTCTTAATGAAGCCTATGGAAGTTTGCCCTACAGTCATTAGCTGTTTTTCTCCACCTCCAATAGAGGCTACAGATACTTGGTAAAACTTCACACCATTTAGACGCTCTGTGGCAGCCTGAATCATTTCCTGCGCAATATTAGCATAATAGTTAGCAGATGTGGAAGTTAACCCTTCGTTTCCAAAAAATACACTTTCTTTCATTTTGTTAATTTATCAATTACGTTTACTATAGACTGTTCTCCAGCTATAAAGCCAGACTTATGAGCATTTCTAATAAGTTTTTTCAAACTTTCTAGCTCTTCTTTTGATTTAAGAGTATTACTATTGTATATCTCTTCAAGTTCCTGTATATATCTTTCCATGACTAAAAATATTTAGTACCCGAAGTGGCATTACTCTAGAAGTATGCCGTACTTCCATATGTAGCCATAAGCATGGGTTATTTTATGATTGCAACAATCAGTGATATGTCTTTTGCAATTAACAGTTTTTGCTAGACCATTATCTACAAGCCATTGAGCTGCTTCTTCTCTTCCCCAGAAGTGCTATATATAATTGCCAGCCATATCAAATTGATCAATTTTCTTAGCAGACCCACCTCTGATTTTAATGTCATGAGCTTTCAATACTTTTCTTACAGTATCATCACTACATCCCACTTTCTCCGCAACTTTTTTGCAAGTATATCCCATATTGTACAGTTCGATTATCTCTTGATAATCATATAACTATGTTCCGTCACCACCCTTAGTAGCATTATAGCCTTTGGAGCCATAAGTTTCCAACTCTTTTATCCAATATACCTCTCTTTCTGAAAGTATGTTTTCGTCCTTTACATATTCTAATTCCTCTATTATAAAGTTTTCAACTCCATATTTATTCATAGCATCATATAATGGACGTTTTTCACATCTTTCTTTTCGAGAATCCTTGCAGTGTTCCTAAAATCTTTCCTATATAGTAAAGAGGGTTTTACCAACGTATCTTTTATTGTTGATAATATTTGTAATGCAATAGATATATCCCATATCATAAACTATTTATAACATTATTAATAATTGATTGAATTAGCTTTACCCAAAACACACCACGTGGAGGTTTCAATCTTGTGTTTCTACCCGAAGTGGGACTCGAACCCACACGGCCCTTTCGGACCATCAGAGCTTAAATCTGACGCGTCTACCAATTTCGCCATTCGGGCATAATGACAGCTATTCTCACGAACCACTGTCGAGAATAATCCTAATTATTTCTTACTAGATTAGTCTCTAAATTGTTAAATTCAAAGTTAAAATCCGTTAAGAAATGTTTATCTAGTTCGAACCACATTATAAACCCAAGATATATCGGCATAATCTACATAGATTTGGGAATTTCCATTATTCTCAACTCTAAGTCTTAGAAATCCTTTATCATAGTCCTGGTCTAGGACTCTAAACTTCACCTGAGTTCCATTAGAATCATAGGGAGACTTGACTTGCTCTAAAACTTTGTATATTTGAGTTTCTTGGCTGTAAATTATAATTAGGTCATTGGATAGGTCAAATTTTATATTTATATCAACTGATTCCCAATCAGACCATTTTGTCCAACGCCCATTATCAACTACTCTTACAGCAAACTCGGTAGCCTTAAACCATTGGGTTTGAGCTTGGACTGCTCCTACACAGAACAGCCCAAACATAATTACAATAAGAATCCGTTTCATCCCAATTCAGCGAGGCGCTGTCTCAGTTCCTCCTCTGACAAGTTCTCCAACTTCTCAGATTGCTTCTTATCTAACAGATCCAGCAATTTAGCCTTCTCAGCAGCCTTTTGCTTGGCATGGTCTCTGTCTGCCTTTTCTTTCAACTTGTCAGTAATGATATCTTTCACAATGTTGAACTTTAATTCAAGTTCATCATTCTTAGGTGAATCATTACTAATAAAAGATTTTCTAGGACTCTTAGCTAGTTCTTCGTCATAGGAGACAGCTAATTTATCCAATACTGGCAGGCTCAAGTCCCACAAATCTTCAACACTCAGATTACCTTTACTAGTTGCGAAGCGCAACTTCATTCTTGATGCTTGTTTAAACATAGTTAGAAAATGATTTTAAATGATTTATTATCTACTTTTACAATAACGTCGTTACGAGATGTTGAAGAGAACCCAAGTCCACTTAACTGCTCGTCACTATATTCAGTTTTAGCCCTAGCTCCCAGAGCTTCAAATACTCTCTTATGGTCTCTCTCAAGGTCAGCTCTTAAGTACTCATTAAAGAACCCTCGAACCGGCTCAGGATTCTTACATCCATCAACCATAAAGAATAGGTGCTTATTACCTACAGAGTTTCCTTCCCAGTGGTTAGGAGAGAACATTATACAAGAAACCTTTTGGAATTTCATAGTATCTATTCCCCACTCGTTTACTGATTTGAAAGATGTAGTCCCTTCTGGAATAGAAGGAGTTAGGCTAATGTTGCCTTGTCTGTCTACTTCAATACGAGCAACATCAACGTAGTCACCGTGCGGAATCATCTTGCTATAATTAAACTTATGGATCTCTCCGTTGATTTCAATTTCCATCTCGAAGCCTACGTCTATACTTTCTCTTCTAGCGAAGTTATGAACACGTACCCTATAGCTCCCAGTTCTTATTCTAGATGGGTCTGTCCAGATAATATTCTCAACAGCATCTCTAGTTTTACCACTTCCAGCATTCATGTCTACGTCTAGAACGCCACCACTGTACCCGTTCTTATGTCCAAAATAAATTTCACTACCACCAGGCTCAGTTACATGAAGATCCAAATCGTCGTAGTTAAACCAGTGTAGAGAACATCTTAGGAATCCATTAACATTACCTCCTGCTGCTTTAACCTTTTCTTTGAATGAATCAGCTACAGAACCGTTGTAAACCCAAGCAAAGTTATTGTTCCACTTAAACAACTGATTAGCGTCTGGATTCTCAGGAGCAGTTAAAGTAACAAAGTTAGGAATGTGCCTATTCTCTACCAAGATAGAGACATCCTTTGCTCCTGGCAATATATCAGTTACAAACTTCTGAGCGGATACTTCAGTAGCTTTAGTAAATTCCTTCGGGTTTACCATAGCAGTCTCCGTAAGAGCGTCAAACATTCCGCCTTTCATTCTAGCACGAGTATCTCTATTTACGAATAATACATCGTTTACAGAAATATCTTCTACATGTGCATGACGTCTAGGAAGGGCATCAGTTAGTCCAAGTTCCTCAACTTTCTTTTGGGCGGCTTCTATTTGCTTCTTGGTAATAAGAGCAGTAGGTCTCTTGTAGTTAGCAGGAGCCATGATATTCTCATATGCTCTTACAGCCCTTTCCAGTTCTACTCCATTGCTTAGGTCAATAAGCAATGTTCCCATAGCCGTATTTCTAATCTTAGCTATAGGAGATCTGAAATTCATCCAACAGAAATTTGAAAGATTCTTCCTAGGGGCAGACTCCTTTATTCTCCTAAATTCCTGCAGCCCCTTCAAGAACTCTTGTCCACGGTAGAGAGAATTATCTTCAATTAGTTCTATTACAGTATTAACTGAATCATCAGTTAATTCCGAGATTGAACGTTGAAGAACTTCCTTTCTCGCACGAACATCGCCGCGATATCCAGGAGCGGTATCAAAATTGTGAACTCTCTTATTGAATTTGAATTGGTTAGGAATTTGAACAAACAGATGTGTCCAAGTTCTAGTAGTTCCATCTGGAAGAAGTTGAATATTATGGTCACATCCATGGAACTCGTTTACATCCTGTATAAAGATGTCAGCTATTCCAGCTTCCTTAACCAGTTTAGCTAATTCCTTAGCAGTTTTCTCATACCCAGGAGTATGAACGTCATCCCAAAACGTCTTAATTTCGAAGGTTCTGGGATCAATAGCTACTACCTTACCGTAGTGCCTAATAAATGACTTGCAAGCATTACAGTTATGATCTTGCCTAATATCGTCATCCTCAAACGATAGCAAGTATCCAGTCCACAGCAGATCCTTGTCTACATTAGCTACGAAAAGAGTGTCTGCAATCATATTTTTGAAAGCAGTCTCTACATCTTTTTTAAAATCTTGAAAATTCATTTTTGATCTTTATTAAATATTTGATTAACTAAAATCACGCCTATTCCACTTAGGGCAGCAGTTTCAAAATCGAATATCGCTCTAACCCCAAATAAAACTACCGCCATAGCAGCTACTGCTCCTAGTTTAATTCCCTCTGTTTTCCAGTTCATGTTCCAATTTTTGTAATGTTTCTACACTTTCTTCATAAAACTTATCCTCATAAGGTTCACTAATCTTGTAAATAGCAAGAATCTGCTGAAACCTTAGGTAAGGATACTGGTCAATAATTTGTCCGAGTCTGGTTAAGATTTTGAAATTAGCTTTCTTTCTAAGCTTAATAACTTCTCTATTCTGAGTTTCCATACTTATTGGAAATTTCAAGTTCTAATTTCTTAACCTTACTCTCATAAAGAGAATCCTCCGCGTACCCTATCCTATCCAAGAATACATAATAATTCTCTTCTGGATTATACTTGTTGAGGATGAACTTCTTATAAGCAAATACACAGCTTATCCAACTATCAAAGCTAAAGTAAGACATTGTTCTAGAGTTATAAAGTCCGAACAGATTATTCTTATCTTTACATAGCTTTGATTTAAAATTGCCAGATTCCAGAACAGCCTGGGCTGTTATAATAGCTGGACTTGGAAAATCGTAATGTACTAAGGTATTATAAAGTACCTCTTCATTTACTTCTTCCAACAAATAAAATGGATGCTCTGGCAGCATTACCATTTCATCTTGCTTCTCATTAAAGTGGATAAGGTGATGCAACGAGTATCCCGTTGCAAAACCAAATACTATACTGATTAGCAAGATGAATAAAACTTTCTTTTTCATATCTTGATAGATTTCGTAAATTCTGCATCATTGCACAGCTGATATTCAACCTTGTTGAGTTCAGGAATGTAAACAATGTAGTAATAATCAAAGAACTGATTGTTGTCCTCAAATCCTATAATTATTCCTTCATGTCCCTCGTGCGTTGTGCAGTCTTTATATAAATATTTAGCTATGTCAGCACGAATCTCATCGTGATTAATAACAGCTTGTAGTGCGGAGATACCATAGTAAGAAGTATTAGTACCTCTTACCTCATGCCCTAGTATATCCTTATCGTATGAGGTGGTGATAACCATAATTCTTAATTACAGATTCTATAGTGGAGACGGTCTTATACAAGGATACTATCATACTGACTTTCTTAGAAATCTCATTACACATATTTTGGTAATAGTCTCTGTCAGCTTCTATACTTTTTAGTTTATCCAGATCAACAGCTATCATTAGTTTAGAATCCACGCCTTCAAGATACTTCGCTTCAACAGCTTCTTCTTCCGTATCATACTGACCTAGAATAAACGGGATGCCATTCCGGAACTTAATTAAATAGAACTCCTTCATTTTCCAATTTTAAAGTACTCTTTTAGTAAATCAATATTTCCTTCCTCTAGATGCCTTATGATAGCTTCTCTTTCTTTTTCCATAAAATGAAGCCGACTTTCTAGAATACTTATCTTATGACTAAGATTATTTTCGTATTCCTCTAAAGCATCTACAATGACATTAACTATGGCACAATCCTTCATCGTATTCTTAGTTGTAATGACTTTCGTCACCATTATCGTCTCCGATAGGATTTTCCCAACCATACTTTTCGGCGGTAGCCTTAAATAGAGGAAGCCCGTACATAGGATAATTATCCTCGGAATAGTCTTCTAGTCCTTCTTCTAGAACTTGGTTCCAGCGTAAAACCACATAGAACATCAAGCTAGCTGATATTCCTCTTTGGTCTAGAGCTTTTTCAAATCCAAATTCTACATCTTTTCTAAGTTGAGCTAGGATATTTTCTCTAGTCCATTCTTTAGGCTCCGGATAAGGTTCTTCACTGTCCCATTTGAAACCTATCTTTTCTAATTGTTCCTTAGTTAAGAACTGGGACAATCTGACGCCAAAGCGATCATCAAGGAATATCTCATAATCCTTGTAATTGTCTAAAATCTCGTTTAATGTTTTCATTATAATTCTTTTAAATAAATATTCTGAGGATATTCTCCAAATACTTCCAGAGTCACCGGACAAATCCAAACTCTATCATTATAGCGCCTGCTCTTACATAAGTAAGTAGCTCCACTCTCGTCTTCTTCTATCTTAGATAAGGTTATCTTAGCTACGGATGGATCCACCATTTGTAGTCTAACAAATTTATTATCTATAGAATCAAGAAAACTGTCAGCCCCATTGACCATAGCTAGCTCTCCTGGGTCTCCACAGAAATCTGGCCACCAATAGAACCAGGTTCCTCCAATTTTTACAAATTCAAATGTCTTTCTCATTAATTCTAATTTATTAAACAAAAAATACCCCAACAACTTTCGCTGCTGGGGTACATAGTAACGCCAACGGGATTCGAACCCGTATGCCAAGAATGAAAATCTTGTATCCTAACCCTTAGATGATGGCGCTATCCTGGTTACGCGATAAGACTATAAGCCTCTTGCAATAACTTAATAGTTGGGACTTTATTATTGTCTACAACTACTATTTTATAAATGTTCAAGAACTCTATATAAGTCAAAGAGGTACATGTAAGGAAAATTTGCACGTCTTCATTTATAGAAGCGGAAGACTTAAGTTTTAGATCTATTCTCACCATTTCTGGTAAGCATCCTACTTGAGACGCATCCCAAGTTGACTTAGGTTTTCTAAGAACTTCTCTCTGTTTTGCAGATAGATATTTGTCCTTAAGAGTACTCTCAATAAGAGTTCCACTGAAAGTTAAACAACCTTCAGCAGGAGTATTGTTACTTAGTGCTTGTTGTATCTTCTGCACAGCAGAATCCTTAGGTTTTGGGCCCATCTGTACAGGTGTCTTCATTCCTTTTATAAGCTGCAACGATGGAATAAAATCTTTAATCTGATTTGCATTCCAAACGAGAAACTTTCCAGGACTATCTTTAATAGTCACAACGTATTTAGTTCCTCCGTTGTAAGGAATAATGACCTGTAGGTCTGCGTCAGTCATTCTACTCCAATGGTCAGAGACTCTTACCTTAACATTACCTATAACAAAATAGCGAGAAACTGTAGTTTCAGCTTCAATTATTTCAGAAGCTGTTGCCAATAAATACTTTTCTAATCTAGTCATAAATAATTAATCTAATTAATAGTTAAAGATCCGGATGTGGGGGTCGAACCCACAACCTCGAGATTACAAATCACGTGCTCTAGCCAATTGAGCTAATCCGGAATATAGCCGAGACTGGGGGATTCGAACCCCAACCTTCACAGTGCCGAGAGTACCAGACTCGAACTGGTGACCTTCGCATAGACAGTGCACTATTCTACCACTGAACTAACCCTCGGTGTAACTGGATTACTCCAGACTAATTAAACCCTTCTCTAACATAATATGGTGATTCGGACATAACCATACTAAATTATTCTCGTTGTTAATCTCCTTAATAAGAGTGTCTTCGTCAAATTCTAATATTCCTTTAAGATGATGTACTTCAAGTATTGCATCAAATTCATGATTATGACAATATTGACATACTTTCTCACGTTCGGAACTTTCTAATACTCTACGAGCATTAGTCCTTATTTCTTGACATTTAGATGATAAGTACTTCTGCCCAGATGTATAATAACCTAATGTTTTGTTACCAATTCCATTAAGTTCTTCCCAGCAACTACGACACATTTCTGAATCTTTATGCTTAGGTTTACCACATCTAGGACATATCTTGTTTTCATCGTGCTTTATCCTACCTCTATTATTGTAAGAAGCAGCACACGAATGACTACAAAACTGTTTCTTCCTCACATCTGCGACCCTCTGATTATCTAGTACTTCGATTACCTTACCACATTCCTTACAGTGGTTAGGATTCTCATAATACAATTTAAGAGATTGTTCTCGATTCACAGATAAGTTTAATTAATTTTAATGACAGTGTGATATGCAAGCCATTACACCACAGCCTCGAAAATGCAGGTATTTATCTCGTTACACCTGCGAGTCCGGCAATCCTTTCTTATATACCGCGTGAGCTGGCGGTTTTGTAGGGCTAATCAGACTTGAACTGATAACCTCCACATTATCAGTGTGGTGCTCTAACCAGTTGAGCTATAGCCCTATTTCTCTTTGTATCACCGTGCAAAATGCACATTTGTAAGTATCTTTATATCAGGATACCTCCCGTGCCAGGAATTGCTACAAAGAATGTGGACCTAACGGAGTTTTATTTGTATTTCCATACATAACCTCCACAGGATTTTGCTTTTCCTACACAGCAATCAATTATATGATTACTAGCAGAGTGTTTACTCTTTGATTTTCCTACCTCAACTAGCCAATCTGCAGCTTTCAGAGAACCAGGAAATTCCTAAATTTTGTTTCCAGCTTTATCATACTGAACAACAATTCTACATTCACGTGCCTATTTATTAGCTCTTCCATCTATTCCATGAGCTTTTAACACCAAATACACAGTTTCCACTGAACAGCCTATCTTTTCTGATACCTCTTTACATAAATATCCTAAGTTATATAATTCAATAATTTCCTTGTAGTCATACAATATCTTCCCATCACCGCCTTTAGTAGCATTATACCCATCTTTGTAGGACTACAATTTGTTTATCCAATATATTTCCCTATCAGATAGGGAGTTATCATCCGCTTCCTCTAGGCATTCAACTATGAAGTTCTCAACCCCGTACTTATTCATAGCATCGTATAACGGCCTCTTTTCACATCTTTCTTTCTAACTATCTTGACAATGTTCTTTAAAACGCGCTTGTGGGTTTTGTGTAGTCTTTCCTACATAGCGCTTATTGTTAATCAAGTTTGTAATACAATAAATATATCCCATAATTTTCTTTTTTTTATTAAACATTTAGTTTTAATCCAGAGTTCACCACGTGGAGGTAGTTTAATACGAACTCCTGGACCTAACGGGAGTCGAACCCGTGTCCAAACAACCCTTGTTACAAGGATAACGTGCGTCTCATTTTTATTACATCAGCTAGTGAGTTCTAGCATTTAGATAGTTTTCATAGAAGAGCTAGATTCTTTGCAAGCGGACTCATCTAGCACCTTTCCGCTTAACTACACAACAAACTATCAAACTTAGAGGACCAGGGGTCTCTTCTCTACCACTCCATTTACGTTGGAGAACGCCTATTTGTAACCTATAGATAGGTAATGGAGAATTTCAGCTTTACTAACCTTTGGCTTTCAAGTTAAGTACAGTGGCTCTATCATCCTTCTGCTGTACACCTCTTCTGTTTCTAGGTCTTCTCCGTTAACCCGACTCGATTAATATTTCTATTAATTAGCCACAGCTCACGCTGCCATTCTTACTTCGCTATAAGTAGCAATTATTGTTTTCCTTCGTTTAGAGAGATTGCGCTCTACACGTCCTTATAATTCGTAATCGCCTGTCAAATCCAAGTAGGCCCATGTTCCAGTTTATCTCTGATTAGAAAACTGGAGAAAAGAAATTATAGCATTATAGTTGAGCCAGGAGGCAAAATTGTGACCTTACAAGTAAGCAAACGACGCGTATCCTCAACAGTAAACAGCTTAGGATAGCATAGACCGCTACGCCCACCAATGATAATTAAAGCATCTCCGTACCTCTGAACTATAGTTCCAGGCTCCATTTCCTCGTCACAGAACCAATTTACAATCTCAGCTACATCTCCATCTTTCATATTTGTAAGATGTGTTGTGATTGTCTTATTAATTACTTTTGCCATATAAACACTGTTTTAATATTTCCTTAGTAACTACTCTATCAGCTTCTCTAGATAGCTTATCCAACTTTTCTAAGTCAAACTCGCTAGACTGGAACTTAAATTGAATCCAAGTTGGTTCACTAGGTCTATAGTCTAAATAAGTCTCACACTTATCAGTTCCCAAAACCTCATGCACCATAGCTAATATACGTTCACCAGCAGCTTTAGTTTTTACGAATCCAGATAAATCATATCCAACACCTCTAGAACTCCAGTATTCTCCTTCCTCTGGACGAATGTCTTTGGGTTCCCAATGCCAGGCAGAAACACCGGACCTAGGATGAGCAATACGATGAGCATACTCCATTACGGATTCCGAATTTGGATCAGAAGGATTCTCTGGATGAGAGCCATATTGCACTATGCCTTTTCCGTTATCACTTCTTATTTCGAATGTTAGTTTACAATGTCTGCAAGTTCCAGAGGTAACTCCTCCGCAAGAGAAACAACCACTGGTCACAGAATCACATCCACAATTAGGACAACCCCATTCCTTAAATTCTGAGAATAATATAGATAACATTAGTAATTAGGTTTAAATTCTACTTCCTTTAATACAACATACATCTTACCATCCTTCTGTTCGAAACAACCATTAGCTTGTAAAAAGTTAATGATAAAGTCCATAGGGATATGGTAATTGTCAGTAATAAGCATTCCATTATCAATATGATAACGTTCCTTTCTTTCTAATCTAGTGGGATTACCGTTTATAGTAATCTCACCAGAATTTTTATTCTCCTCATCAGGTTTAATTCCTTTTATATAAATGGAATAGCCGGATTCAGCAAGATAGACCTATTGTATCACACTCATAGCTCAGGAACATCGGAACGATTATCGTGATAGCCTTGGTCTCCAACAAGCTCTGCTAAACATCCGTGCATATAGGGAACTAGCTTAGGCTTCTCCTTATAGCATCTGTAAAGCATCCAACTCATATTCATAGAATTTCCACTATGTCCCTTGTCATAGTAGGGAAGCTTATTTTTGATTTCTTCAATCAATTCGAACAGGCTAGGGAATTTTCTATAAAATTCTTCGCACTCTTCCAAGCTCATTTCCTTGAAATATTCGGCAAACGATAAAGCTTGCTTTATACAAGCCATCTCATAACCGAACAATTCATTCTCCTCAAATGTGCCGTCACCAGCTTCACTGAATAAGCGATTAAAACGCTCAATTCTCTCCTGAAATTCTTTCGGAAGAGCTTCTTTTGTAAGATTTTTGTAATTCATGATCTAATTTTTATAGTTAATAAACTTAAGTTGCGAGAGTCGGACTCGAACCGACGACCTTCAGGTTATGAGCCTGACTAGCTACCAACTGCTATCATCTCGCAATAAATGTGGACACGCAGGGACTCGAACCCTATCTTCCGGTGTGCAAAACCAGCGCTCTAGCCATTTGAGCTAACGGCCCATTCACTTATTTTTGTATCATATTAAGGATTTCTTCAAAGGAATAACTTAAAAAGACTCTATCCATGTCAGCATCACTAACTACACCCTCAGGTCTAGGATAGATGAGAGTAGGAGAATGTCCTCGTTCGTGTAACCCATACACAATTTCCACATTGCCTTTAATAAGACGAAGGTCTATATATTCAGACATAGAAGAATAAAATCCAATGTTGTTATCTTCTATGTAAGAAGATCCTTTCTTAGTCATTACCTTACGATAAGGTTTATAACCTTTACTAATCAAATATTCTACAAATCCAATCATAATAATTAATTTTAGTAGTTCCTATGTGATTCGAACACATGACCCTCTAATTCGTAGTTAGATACTCTATCCAACTGAGCTAAGGAACTGACATCAGTTTTATTTTTGGTTGGTCAAAACCTTTACAAAATTTCCACTGTTAAGATTCCGCAACTTAACAACACCAGATAAGTTTTTATACCACAGTCTATAGGACTGTTACGCAAGGGCTGGCTTCAACTTAAACCTCGAACGGATTTTTACCTTGCCAGGTTAGGATATTTTCATTATAGTGGTTTTGATTTAGCAAGGATCACCATCCATGCCCATGTTCAGCCCTATAGGCATTTATCTGCTCCTGTTCCCTTGCTCTTTTATTATCTCTATTCCACGAATAAAAAGGGTCGCCAGAACAATCTTTACTTTGAGCTTCTAAGGCTTTCTCGCACGAGCGTTTCTTCATTACATATGGACAATCACAACTTCCGTTGTAATACCAACAACAATAATCACATTGATGCATAATCTAATATTAAAAGTTAAAGTGGGTGCTAGCCGTTTCTATCCCACCATTGCGTACTACAGTGCTAGCTACCGTCCAAGTTACTCTCTTCCTCACATCAACTTGGAATTTGCTGGATTAATATTACTAGGAGGATTCAGCAAAAAGCTCTTTATTTCTCAGCCTGTTTAGAAATTTCTAATGCGGCAGTTTCATCACTAATACATTCAGTAGGACATGGAATAATATTTCCGTGAATTTCTCTATGGCAATTGGCGCAGACTAGTATACATTTGTCCAATTCCTCTTTAACACGTTTCCATGAACGTGTATAACCCTTTGCGGATATTCCGAAGTCCTTTTCTTCTGAATTAATATGGTGAAACTCCAAAGCCCCAACATATTTGTTATATCCACAACATTGACACTTTCCACCTTTGTAAGCAATAGACATAAGTTTTACTTTATCTCTTCTTCTCTATACTGCCTCTGCTTCACATTTAAGACATTTCCATTTGGTTCTATTACCATCTTTTCGCTCTGCAAATTCAGTTTCTCCGTGAATCTAGCAGAACATAACTTCTCTCTTATTCATAATATTACTTTTTAATAGCTGGGGCACATGGACTCGAACCATGATTCTTTGATTAACAGTCAAAAGTTCTGACCTTTGAACTATACCCCAATAGTTAATTTCTCTCCACGACATAGATAAGTACCCCTTTGGTACTTACCTCTAGTAGTATTTCTTACTCAAATCCTCTATAGGGAGGTGGGATAGTTCCAGAAACTAACCATGTGTAGCTTTTAGAACTCTGTTCAAAATACCACTTAGCAGCTTTCTTCACAACATTAATTACCTTTTTCATAACATTAAAGTTTAAAATTGTTAATAATTAATCTAATTCAGAGCCACAAAAGGAGTTTAGTTGCGGAGGTAGGATTCGAACCGTTTATGACGATTTCTAGGTTATGAGCCTAGCGAGATGACCAACTTCTCTACTCCACTATATTGACTCGGTGGTCAGATTCGAACTGACGAACTAAGGATTTGCAGTCCTAGCCATTAAACCACTCTGGTACACCGAGATTGTTCCGATTAAAGGATTTGAACCCCTGACCTCCCGCTGATGTTTTGGATGCGGACGCTCTAACCAGACTGAGCTAAATCGGAATATTGAGTAGGTAATGAGAATCGAACTCACATCATCGGCATGGCAAGCCGATGCACTAACCGTTGTGCTATACCTACAAATGTGCAGATAGAGAGACTCGAACTCTCCCCTTCAGATTGGAAGTCTGACGTGCTCAAACCATTAACACCACATCTGCATTGAGGAGAGTTATGCGATACTCTCCTAAACGCTACTACGAATGTAGTAATTCTTGGGCTTCAATTTCGCCAATTATTTTAGTAAGTGCGATCTTGAATGGATTTCCCTTGATTTTGTCGAAGAGATTGGCATCGCGTACCTCCTCAACTTTGTCTGGAACATTCAATTTTCTTTTACCGTTGTCTACGGTTTTCCATGTGATAACTGTGCAACGCTTCACGTCATAAACGCTGTCGTTGCGGTCAACGAACACCTTGAAGAAGTTTCTTTTGTGCTTTACTACCTCAACTCTTTTAAAGTTTTTGATAGGTGCGTGCATTTTCAAGTCACATCTTCCATTAGCTAAGAAAATCAATTCTGCCATAATAATACTCTGCATAGTCAGAGATTCAAAGTTAAACTATGTTAATTCCAGTCTTTCGTCTGGCACTCCACCTCGTTTTAACCAATAGCTACTGTCCTTCACTATCTGAGCTAAGCTCTAAACTGGGATAAAGGTATTTATTCTATAAATATAAAAGAAGTTCCGTATCTGTCCAAGAATGATTCCAGATATTCAGTCATTTCATTGTTAGTTTCGAAATACAGAACCTCATCACATTCATCGCTTAATTCAAAAACTATGTGAGGTTTAGTATATACTACCCCATTTTTAAAGAAGTCCTTCTTGGGGTCTAATTCTGCGATCATTTCTTCTTCAGAAAAACACTCTCCAAGATACAGACAATTGTACCAGTAGTCGTGGTGCCTCTTCCAGAAAAAGAAAACAGAGGAATCATACACATAGTGTTCCCAATACCTATTAGTTCTAGTTTTATAAGCTAAAACTCTCCTAACCAAATTTCCATTAATATACGTATCCATAATTAATCCCAATATTCTGGACAATTATCCACTGTTAATAATCCTTTTTCGCATAGACCTCCGTCATAAAATATACATGACGAGCAAGAAAGATTATCCCTGGATTCATATTCCTGAATACCCTCCTGAATATCTTTCTTAGCTTTGTATCTATCTTTTCTATTCTCTTTCTTGTATTCGTATTGCATCATTTTACTTCTATAAGGAGAAGTACAATTTTTTAGCATTTTAGCATACTTAGAACCATCTAGAAAATCTGTAATTGATTCGCAAACTCTCAATGCTTTATTCCTAAAAATAGGAACATTGTATTTTACAGTAGCTTTAATTCCATTAACAGGAATATAGAACCTTCCGCAAGAATCATAGACCTTTTTAGCCCTAGAAATCCACTTTCTTTTAGAAAGTTCTCTTCTCAATTTTCTATCCATAAGCAAATAAGATTGGTGTAGAATCTAGAGTGGGATTCGAACCCACGAAACACGGTTATTTAATATTTTTACTGCCATAATTTTCAGTCTAGGAATGACAATTAGGACAAAGGATTTGCAGATTCTCTATTCTATTATCATTACTAATACCATTAATATGGTGTAACTACAAAGAAATAGGCTTATTGTTCCACTATGTTATCCCACATATTTCACATTTACACGTCTTATATCCCTCAGAAATTAACCGTTTCTTTAATCTATCAGTATTCTAATAAGTTGAGTTTTCAACTAGAATCTCTTCTATAGGTATTTTCTTCTGAGAAGGCTAAGAAGTTCCTTTGTTCCATCCCTAGCCTTTAAAATGGGAATAATCTATATTAAGAGAATCCAATTTCTTATGAATTACTCTTATATTTCCTGAATTTGCTGGCCTCTACATAAGACGACAAACATCAGAAAATGTAAAACACTATTTAACAAAGTGTTCTATTTCTTCCTTAGAAAATTCTGGGTATTTATTCATATTTCTTATTTTTTATAACCGTTCCCTTAGACCGCTCGGGCATCTAGACGTGATGGGAGACTAGCTTCTAATTCTTCCTGTGTCATTAGTACGAATCCTCTGAATTTTTAATTAGGTTGCGAGCTTTGTCCATTCCGGACTCGTAGGCCTCCACAACATACTGTATAGCAGTTTTTGAATCAACTTGATTCATGGAATTGCTATTTTCTACCAGCTCTTGAATAATCTCACTTAACTCTTTCATATTTAATAAATAAAAGTGTAGGGTAGGAGAGACTCGAACTCTCACGCCCGAAGACAATAGATCCTAAGTCTATCGCGTCTACCATTCCGCCACTACCCCAACAGTTACAGTTTCATATCCCGTATTTTAGGAGCTACGTTAACCATTTCCTTATAATAATTACATATGTTCTCGAATACCTCATCAGGTATTATCTGACATTCAACTCCTGATCTGTCGTATAATATATTACCAGGAAACCAAGCTATGTTTAGCATTCTCTGTTTAGAGTAAATAACTCTGGTTTCCTTAGAATCAATATAGACTTCATAGCAGTCTTCGTGTACACTATAAGAGTTACCAAATTTTTTAGTTAGCCTGAAGTATATAAAGGCTTGACCATTGAAGTTGATTCTAAAGCACTTCCCTACATAGCTTTTAAGTAGTTCCTCTCTTTTTTCCTCTTCCCTCTTTTTGGCATCTCTTCTTTCCTGTTCTTCTCTATCTAGGTGATCACAATATTCTTGCAATGAACAGCCGGGATGCTTCTTAGCATATACTTTCATGGGATTTTCATTCCACATATTATACCATTTTAAGTTGTCCGTATACATCAAACCTTGCAATAGGAATCCAGGTTACAATACTATTACTATCTACCGGCTTTCCTCCCTTAATAGTGCAAACAGTAATATGAGGATTGGCATTTGCACAAGGCAACTGTGGATCTCCAATAGTAACTCTGAAAGCTATAGCTTTATCAGAAAAGCCAATTCCGTCAATTGTTATACGATGCATTTCAAATGGGCCTCTTCTAATATATCCTCTTAAGGCTTCAAATATCTCTTCATCACCTTGACTACTATGAAGCAAGGTACAATGGTCTAGATACAGGGTACTCCCTCTTTGGAACACTAAATTAGATACAATAGGGTTATCAATGATAACTCTCAAAAGTGCATTTCTATCTTTCTCAGAAAGAAATAATCCAAAATACTGATATTTCATATTTTCTACATTTTAGTTAGTGGGCCTGGCCGGGATTGAACCGACGACCTTGACATTATGAGTGTCCTGCTCTAACCGACTGAGCTACAGGCCCTAAATAGGTTTCTTATTCTCTTTCTAATAAATCCTCTTCATAAACGTATTCTACTAATAATTCATCATTTCCGAATACCATTATTTGTAGTACTACAAGTTTACGTGTAGAGTTTTTAGTTAGCCTAGGAGAATCAGAGAGTACACACTCAGACATTGGAGACCTAGCATGAAATCTAACAAAATTACTTCTAGGATGAGACTTCTGAATTATTCCAGTACTAGGTGTATTTAGAGATACTTTACTAGTTATCTCCCCAATATTGAAAGAAGTTACGTTAAGCATAAGCACTTATTGATTGACATTTAAATATTATAGTTTTACCAATAATATCATCAGGCTTTATATTAAACTTAGAAAACTCCTCAACCAGCTCATTCATATCTTCTACAGAATATGTCTCTCCAATAACTCTCATATTATCTAGAGAAGTTTGGAAGTTCTTCAGTAGCTCTGTAAGTAAACAGCTATTAATTATTACTTTCATTTTACTATGATTTGCTCTTCAGGTTTTAACTTAGCTGGAGCATCAGAATGTAATTTACCACATCTTACACACCAACAAACTCCAAATGAATTTTCTCTCACTTTACATCTGCCTTTCTCACAGATTTTAACTACTTTTCTATAATTCTTCTTATCCATAATTATATAATTTAGAAATACAGCCTTACTACCCCTATGTTCCTAGTTATTCTTTAGCTAGCTTTAGATTATTACTAGGTAATACCGCAACGGATTTATTCAGCTGACTTTACCGCCTCTTGGTATGCAAGGCTAGGTCTCCCTAGCGAAGCTGTATTTAGTTGGGCTACCAGGACTCGAACCTGGACTCTCAGAACCAAAATCTGATGTGACTACCATTACACCATAGCCCAGTTTAGCTTAACTATTCTCTCGAACCGTTAAGCCCATATTTACCATGAAAAACACACAATGCGTGGGACGAGGCAGGATCGAACTGCCGCTATCGTCCTGGATTTTCAGTCCAGCGCTCTACCTACTGAGCTATCGTCCCATGTAATTAGATACTCAAATCTAATACTTTTTTGTTCCACCGTTAGTTAAATCTTGTAAAGAAAACTTAAATTCTTCCTCAAACTTTTCTACTGGAACAGTTTCATCTCCTAATTCTATTGCCCATCTCCAGCAAGCTTCTGTTTCTGCTACGTCAATAGGTTCCTCCATTAGCCAAGTATCATCCATAAGTAAGTCAAGAAATGGCTTATGAAGGGACTTAAATATTTCAATTCTTTCTTCCATAACACATTTTATTAAGCGGAGGCAGCTGGATTCGAACCAGCGGGACCCGAAGGCCCTCCGTCTTAGCAGGACGGTGGTTTAAACCACTCACCCATACCTCCAAATTGCGAAGGGGCTTTTGTTATACTTTACTATTGAAATTGTAAAGCCCCTTCGCTGTGAATTACTTCACTTCTTCAAACTCAGTTGTTTCGGCTTTCTTCTCCTCCAACTCTTTCTTGCCGAGAACACTTTTCAGTGTATCAGCGAAAGGTATAGAGCGAAGCAAGTCGAACGCAGGATTCAAGTTCTCAGCAGTTTTAGCCATGAAGTTACCAGCGGTATTCTCGTTACCATAAACAGTAACCTGTCCAAGGTGAACGTGTTCAAACATCTGAGCAGATGCTTCTGCAATACCTGTCAACTGGTCAACTGTCTTGTACTGAACCACCATTTCAGGAGTCAAGCCAGATTCAATCATCTTCTGGACTGCCAGAGCAGGAGCCATTTCAATAGCCTGGACTTTATCAGCCTCAGCCATCAAAGATGCTCTCTTACCCTCAGCTTCAGCAAGCAGTTTCTTTCTTGTACCTTCAGCTTCGGCTTCTAGCTGCAACTTTGTAGCATTCGCTTTAGCTTCTGCTTCTTTCAGAATTTCAGCAGCCTTAGCTTCTGCTTCAAGTACAGCTTTCTGCTTAACAGCTTCTGCTTCAATCGTGATACGTTCCTTCTCCTTTTGAGCAGGAACAATCGTCTCAGCATGAAGCTTAGCTTCCATAGCCAATGCAGCTGCTTCGTTTACTTCCAGTTGCTTTTCTTGCTTAGTTTTCTCGATAGTCATTTGAGCTTCTACCTTAGAAGTTCCTGCTACCTTTTCAGCTTCAGCCTTAGCTTTCTCGGCCTCTCCCTTAGCTTTAGAGACTTCAATTGTGGCATTTTGTTCTGCCACTCCTGCAATCTTATCAGCTTCAGCTGCCTTTACACGCTTGTCTGACTCATACTTAGCAACTGCAGCTTCCTGTTCGTTAACAGCTTTCTCAGTTTCAGCTACCTGTTTTTGTTTAGCTTGAGCAATACGAGTTTGCTTTTCAGCCTCTGCTTCTGCCTTCTTGGCATCAGCTTGAGCTTTAGCTTTAGCTACATTAGCCTCAGCTATAGATTCAGACTCAGCTCTGCTAGAATCAGCTTCCGATTGTGCTTTAGCCAAAGCAGCAATTCTTTCTGCTTCTGCTTTTGCCTTTTCAGATTCAGCTGTAGTATTAGCTCTTGCTATGTTTGCAACCTGCTCTGCTCTTTGATTAGCAACACCAGATTGTTTGTTCTTTTCAGCCTCAGCAAGTCTAATTTCCTTCTCCTGATTGATTTCAGCAACTTTTACTTCCTGTTCCTGCTTAGTTTGCGCAACAGTAGTTTCACGTTCCTTCTCAGCATCAGCTACCGCAATTTCACGCTGTTTGTTGGTTTCTGCAATCTGAATATCTCCTTTCTTCTTCTCTTCTGCAATGTCAGCTTGTGCCTGAGCAAGAGCTTTAGTTGCAGCTTTCTGACCAAGATTCTTGATATAGTTTGCATCGTCAGAAATATCGGCATTGTTAATGTTGATAATACTGAAACCTACCTTGTTGAGTTCGCTTTCAATATTCTCCTTAGCCTTACCGATAAATTTGATTCTGTCAGCATTGATTTCCTCAATCGTCATTGTAGCCATCAAGCTTCTCACTTCACCAATGAGAATATCCTTGATTTGGTCTGAGATTTCGGAAGTTTTAGCTGTTAAGAATCTACTTGCAGCATTTTGCATTAATACCTGCGTGGTTCCAATACCAGTAGTTAATGTTACAGGAATGTTTACCTTAATCATTTGACTAGATACACCTGATACATTTACTTGAATCTGGATTGGTTTCAGCGACATTTTAGCCCAGTCTTGGATTACTGGCATCACGAATGTGCCACCTCCATGAATAATTTTAGAAGGCAAGATAACTTCTTCCGACTTTCCAGTCTTTTCATTAATTACCTTCTTCTTACCAGCCTTACCAAATACTACCAGGATTTCGTCACTGGCACACTTACGATACCGAGACAATAGTCCGATAAAAGTTAATACCACCAGTAGTACAATTACACCCGCCACAATAAGAGTTTCTGTTGTCATCTTTTAAAAATTCTTTTTAGTTAAAATAATATTTTCCATTCTCAAATTTAGAAATTCTCACTCTCTGTCCGCCTTTCAAGGACTTGTTACTATCCTCTGGATAGGCCGGAAGCTCCTGCAACATTCCATTTATCTCTATTAATAAGATAGAATGGGAATTAGGAAGCTCATTAGGGATTGAGACAAATCCAACTCTTCCGACTAAGGCTTCGCCTTCTTCTGGAATAACTTGATGCTGGAGTTTTAAACAAAGTTTATATAAGTAGTAAAGTATAACCACAAAAAGAATACCGCACACTAGTGCGATTAGATAGTCGTACCATTCTACAGAATGAGATATAGACTGCTTAATGCAAAGCCATCCACTAGCTCCCATTATAAAATGGATCAGTCCCTTAAAAGAAACAATATCACTCACGTCCATGTCTAGTTCTCCATCTAAATCAACATCTAAGTCAGTGTCTCCACCAAACCAAGATAGAATAAATTGAACTAGAAAAATGCCGTATGAAATGGCTGCCAAAAGATAATATACGTTGCTCATCTCTTACAATATTTACAGTCTGGGTCGTGAACTACTCCGGAAATCTTATACTGTCCAGATCCTTCAACAAACTTAATGTACTGATGATTCTTGTACTTGAAGTGAACTGCGTTATCAAACGGAATAATCCCGTCTGGAGCGCTCATAGTCGCTTTTGACTCTGGTACTGGACCACAGCTATATAGCAACGTAAGTCCTAATAAAACAATTACTAATCTTTTCATAATTTTTTTAATCTTTGTTTTTATTTTTAAAGTGTATATCTCTATGACAATTTGCACACAGAACTATACATTTCTTTAATTCTTCCTCCATCTTTTTCCTAGAACCATTGTGGGCTAAGGTAGCAATACATGATTCCTTTTCATCCGGATTTTCATGGTGAAAGTCCAAGACCCACCATCTGTCTTCCCCACATATAGAACATTTCAAAGAAGATTTTATTTCTCTAATGTAATCTTCACATTCTTTCGAACTTTCTCTAGCTTTTGCCAGATAAGTCTCCTTGTTCTTCTGGTAATGAAGTTTATTATAGGCAGATTTACACTCTTTGCATTCTGCCTGCAATCCGTCTTTCTTGGCCTTATTCTTTCCAAACTCAGAAACAGGCTTTTCCTTTTTACATTTACTGCAAATTTTTGTCTCCATAGCACGTCCGCTAGGATTCGAACCTAGGAATAATAGTTTTGGAGACTATCCTCTTAAACCACTTGAGTACGGACGTATTTGCGGAAGGACAGGGATTCGAACCCTGGGGACGTGTTACCGCCCGACGGTTTTCAAGACCGTTGCATTAAACCTGACTCTGCCACCCTTCCAAAAGCTAGTCTTACGACTAGCCAAGAATCATACAAAGAAGCACTAATACACAGAATATAGCTAGAATACACCAGCCTATAGCCTGGACTGCTCCTCAGCCAAATATACAAATCATTGAAGCTACGAAGAACACTGCTCCTCCTACTACACTTATCCAACCTCCAGCATCCTCATCGTTTTTAGATAGTTTGCCTCGACCAGTTAGAAGCATAAATAAGGATATTCCTAATAGGAGTATGCCTACTATAACTCCAGCTATTTCTTTGTAAAGAAGTTTCCATACTACAATAGTTATTGCTGTCTGCCCTAGACTAGAATCTGCTATTCTTATAGCGGAATCTTCTACTGCTTTCAAAGTTTCATTAACTGCTACGCCAATTTCCTTGCCAAGATTTGCATACTCAGAAACTTCCTTGATTTCGCCTTTTACAGCTTTCTCTGTAGTAAGTTTCTCAATTTGGGTCTTAGTTTCTCCAGGCAACTTATCATAATCTTCTTGCGAGATAGTTATCTGAGAAAAAGCTGCTACGCTCATCCAGAGCATAGCAAGCATAAGTATAAAGAATTTCTTCATTTTTTGTCTTTGATTCTTAGTTGTTCAACTGGAATGAAAAGTCTGTCTGCAATTTCTTCTAGAGTAAGCTCTACTACTGGTTTTCCTTCCCAGACAAGTTGTCTATCTCCAATCTCTAGTTTACGAGCATCACGTGGATGTGTACGGTCGTACACCCTAGTTATCCTCCACATTTCTACATCCTCTACTGGGCACCAGTGATCTACTCCACAAAGGCACAGACCGCTTGTACTTCCAACTACAAGACATAACTCACCACAGTACTCTACCAACATTCCAGACTTAATGTCTTCTTTTCTCAAGTATTTCTTATTCATTTTTTTTTAGAATTTTAGTCTAACCATTCAAATTCTTCACCCTTGAAATGTCTTGCAAAACAAGCATCGAACACTAGCTTTCCAAACTGGGTTGATACGTATTTGGCAATTTCTTCAGATTTGCACGCTAGCATCCCGACATCGGAATAGGCATAGCCGACGCCATCGTTAGAATAGAAAAAGCCGAGACCCGCATCGCCGCCATAACCCGCGCCGCCGCCCACCAACGCGAATTTCTCGCCCTGATAACGGAAGTGACCAATGACCTCTGCATCCTTCGGAACTGATTTCATTCTAAAGAACCGAACCCAAGGATACCATACAGTTCCAGTCAGCAGATTGAACTTGTGCTTTTCGTTCAGCGCATCCAGAATTGTTTGCAACTTAGCTAGAGCCTTTACAGATTCAGTGTAATGGATTTCACTATTAAATAAGTACCCAAGATAGTCTCTAGCGTCCTCATAGGTCTTTATTCGTCCCATAATATTCTCTGGAACAATTTCAACATTACCTGTTTTGGCATTGTAGATAGGCTTGTAGCCATCTGGACATTCAATTTCAATAGTTCTTTTCATTTGTTATAATATTTAATAAAACATGGTTTGGGTGTTATAGCGGATTCGAACCGCTGACCTCTACAGCCACAATGTAGCGTTCTGACCAACTGAACTAATAACACCATCAAATTATTCGAATAGCGGCAGCAACTTCTTTCCTAGTATCTTCACCGCTTTCTGTACATCAGCTACAGTTCTAAAATAAACAACACCTGGATATTTTACGTTTTGATGCATAACGACGTACACTCCTTTTATATCAGTTTCCGTCTTTCCAGATAGAGAAGAACCCCTTCCAAGGAAATAACCGCTGTTACTCTCTGTTTTATTCCAACCATTGTTTAAGTAATTAGCTACTATTTGTAGACAAATTAGAGACTTAGTTTGCTCTGATATCCCTAAAGGTAAAAATAGCACATCCCAATCCTTTTCAGATTCTAATATTTCTCCAAGAGAAGGGACTAGAACTTCTTCACTAAAAGCGGTAAGAGCTAATTTTTTCAAGTCTTCATTGCCACTCTCATACCATTTACGTGCCTGTTCTAAAGTTATTTCAAGGCAAGCTTTTGTTTTATTCATTTTATTCATTTTATTTATTAGTTTTTAATGGACACCAATCTGGAATTAATACCCTTTCGTAAGGTCTTAACATTCCTTCAATTAGTTTATTCTCAGACTCCTTACAGAGCGCTTTCTCGTCGTCATCATTGAACCAGTCATTAGGATCTGGGTCAGGAACAATTAAGCAGTGCGGACATTCTCTACACTGCTTAATTTCTTTTTGAAATACTACACTAGTACCAGATTTCTGGTAAGTATCCTTCTCCGTACTCATAATTTGTCATTTTGTAATTTCTTTAAATTCGTTTATAACTGTTTTTATAAATGGTTTAATACCAAATAATAGTATTACAATAACAAATATAGTATTTATTACTGGTAATGCCATTATTGCGAGTCTTCTAACTGTAACAAATCGTTCATTTACTGCCATATAAAGGCCAACTATGTACATGCTTATTATGTATATAAATGCTGAATATACAAATATCATCATAATGTATTGAAATTAGTGTGGGATTGGGAGGACTCGAACCTCCAGTCTCAAAAGAGAGCAGATTTACAGTCTGCGCGGCTACCAATTACCGGTTACAATCCCTTTAATTATTCATAGACAGATTCATAATAATCTATCCAATAGTCAGCTTGGTCATCTTCGAAGATTTCTTTAAGTTCTTCGTCAGATAATCCTTCATACTTATCTTCCATTATATCTTTCTTCTATTAAATAGTTTAAAATATTCACTGGAATACACATTACATAGGTCCTTGTATCTTCTCGGCATAGGATAATCAAAATCATCAAATGCCGATTCCTTAATGAACCTATCATAGAGAGCCATGTTTGCTGTAGTAACAGCTGTGTTACAATTATGCTTCTTTCCCCATTCAACAATATTATTCATTATACTGTTGAAGTATGATGTATCATCATCTACTTGGAGATAGATTTCTACTCTGCAAATTGCAGGATTTTTGAATCCTTGTCTTCCCTGCCTTAATTCTACTTTAGACACGTACTTAAGGTCTAGTAAATCTGCAATTCTTTCTTTAGCTATAATTCTAGAAATTCTTATCATCTTTGTTATATTTAATACGAAAACATTCTTTTATAGCTCCGCAGATTATTGCTACAACTGGTATAGCGCAAATCAATATAATGCTAATTTCTCCTCCGTCCATATTCTTAAAATTTAAATACTAGTGGGATAGGTAGGATTCGAACCTACTAAGCCTAAAGGCAACGGATTTACAGTCCGTCCCAACTCACCATCGTTGGCGCTATCCCGTAAAGCAATTAACAGATTTGTTCTAATTAACATAGCTACTACAATTCTTCCTCTTAGCATCCCAAGTCCTCTAGTAGCTAATAGCCGCAATGCGTGGTAACAATTTTAAGGAAATTTACCTCTGTTAATTGGAGTAATCAGGGATTCTTTCTAGATAGGCACCCTATAGTTCTTATATCGTAAGACTATACTATTCTAGCGAATGATGATTACTTCTTTTGTCTGGATAGCAAGGTTCGAACTTGCGATCTCTGCATCCCAAATGCAGCGTGTTACCAACTCCACCATACCCAGATATAAGCACCTGTTTCACAACAGATACTTACTACAAAAAAAAAAGAAATTTAAGAAAACTATTAAAGTGACCCCGCTGCGACTCGAACGCAGGACCCCCAAATTAAAAGTTTGGTGCTCTAGCCAGCTGAGCTACGAGGTCATTCTTTCTTAATAAGAACTATCTTATTAGATATAGTGCATAAGAGTAATGCTACCGCAAGCCAAGAGGCAGCAGAAAGCGCTAAAGATAGCACCAAATCTAATAGCGTGAAGATATAGACTTTTTCTTTTTTGTATTGGTTTCTCTCATATACATAAAGCAGAAACCACGATGACAACACTCCCAAAAGGTAAATAAATAATACCATATCTTTATTTTTTTTAATTGTTAGTATCCCGTGAAGGATTCGAACCTTCGACCCACAGCTTAGAAGGCTGTTGCTCTATCCAACTGAGCTAACGGGACATCGTGTTCGCTATTATATACAGCGAACTACGTTCTCCTTAGTTAATAATTGTTAAATATGTTCTTCTGCTATTAATGCATTTCCGCATGTGATTCTGTCTGAATCTTCTTCCTTGGATGGGACAAATACTATTACATCCCAGCCTTCTTCCAATAATGGCTGTTCAAACATGCGGTAAACATTGTAGTCAGAATAACCAGTAACTTCAAACCCGTTCTCGATGGCCGATGCTGTCTCATGTATTGGAGTTATTTTAACAATGAATTTATCCTTGTCAAATAAACTTGTCAATTCCTTTGCATCGAGTATAGTTTGTGCGGTTACTGGAAAGTTTAAAGTATACTTTCTGCCCTTAGGCATAGGTAACTTGTCAGCAATTTTGGATATTGCAGATAATGAAAGACTCCTAGAGTCAAATAACTCTAGCCTCTGCTTATCACTTGTGGAGTTGATGGATAACTGAAGACCTGCTTCTCCTCCATACAAGTCATTCTTGATGCTACACCAAACATGAAGAAAATTCTCCAGTTTTGTATTAGCTCTCGGAAGCATAGTAGATACTACTGGATGTACTGTGTCAGCTCGTAACCCGCATCTTCTTACTACTCCTTTAAGGGCTATTCCAAATGCTAACACGTCTTGGTTCCAAGTCGGTTCTCCCATTCTTGCAAAGTGTACATTAAATCTTTCGGTGTATCGTACACTTTCGTTCTCTATAATAGTTCGGATTTGTCTTTCCATGTCTTCAATAGAAGCATTTCCATAAAATCCGAACTTTGGGACGTCGCAGAATTTGCAGTTCATAGGGCAACCTTTCTGAGTTGAGATTGTTGCAACCCACTTCTTACTTAGGTTAACCTCAGTATTAGCCACTCCGTTAATCTCCTTAGTTAAACCCAAGAAGTTTGCCTTGATATTGTTCTCTTTACCATAGTCTCCTACGGTTAAGAACTCTAATTTATGCTCAGTGTCAACATAAATCTTTCCTGTGTGAGTTAATATTGTTTTCATTAATCCTCAATCATTTTCCACATGATAATTATTACTATAAATACTGCTATGTACATGGCACAATTCTCCAGTCTAATCTCCCTCTAGTTATACGAAATTTGTCAGCTTCTGACCAGCTTCGGAAAGGTCTAATAACCTTTCCATAGCCGTCCAATAGATAGTATTTCATAATCTACAAGTTCTCCATTTATGTGAATTGTACACAACGCTATATCTCCAACAATTATCATAGTTTCCACCATGATTATATTATTGTTAATCTCTGTGGTTCTTCTTACTATTGCCATAGTTCAAATACTGTTTTTGTGAGTGGGTAATTCCCTTGCCATTTTGTTGCATATCTAAATATGCTTGAATTGTCCATACGACGCCAAGTAGATCGGAATAGCGGGAACAAAATCGCCATAACGATGAGTGCAAACACCAGAACTACAAAGGTTAATCCTTTTAGTATAAATTCTAGTAACCATACAGGCAAAGTTATTGCCCATCTAACAACTGTTAACAACTCGTTCATTTTTCTACAATTATTAAGGTGTTATGGATTTTCATTTCCTCTTCTGAAATCGGAATTAATTCTCCAAATACTCTTATGTACTTTTGTTTATTAACTACTAAAGATGTTGTAATCTCAGTAATAGTCTCGATATTGTCATTATGCCAATTCTCGATATACTGAGCATGGATTCTTCTAGATAACTCATAGTTATCAGAGGATGCTAATCTGTTAATCTTAAATCTCTTTCTCATGGTAAATTTTCTTAATGTTAATCCTGACTACCTATTTCTAGGTAGTTTCGTCTTAATTTTCAAAGACTCATCAGAGGATTTTATCTGAAGAAGGCTACTATAGTAACATCTTCCTCTTTGTTACAATACATGTTCCAGGCCTTATTGATTACTTCAATCTTTTCTACATTCCTGCTGGTTGCAGCAATCATGTTTCTAGCCTGCTTGTACATCGGTTTCCCAGAAGATGCCAGCATTTCAAAGAATGTTGAAACTGTTTTAACTGGATGTTCTAGCGAAATGATTAATAGGGCTGATACGGCTCCTATAATAGATGCCCCACATATTCCTTTCAACCCATTCTTAACGGCAGTACTACCAATGTATGAGCAACAATCATATATAAGACGGTTGTCAAGGTAAATTGTCAGTAGATCTTCCGGAGTGTGTTTCTTCCTTAGTTTACTGTAAGACCCTTCGTCCAATGACTTTAATTGGTCTTTTAGCAACATGTGCTTGCCAACAATTGCAGCCTTTACTAAGGAATCTGTTACTCCAGCTATGCCAAATACATCTCCCATAGACCTACTCTTACCTTGGTCTATTGTAGTCCATGTTTTTCTCGGCACACCTGTAATGAGAATAGTATCAAAGGGTGTGTTAGCTTTTATACACGCTAACAGTCTGTGATGGCCGTCAGACACGTCTCCATTCTCATCTAGTATTATGGATTCTCCATTTAATTCCCACTTTCCAGATGCCATCAGGTTGGCGTATTCAGTTACCCTACTTCTATTAATAGTTCTATTACCTTTAGATTTCCCATAAAGTCTTTCTGCGTCTTCAGGGTAAATTCTAACCGTTTTACATTTGATTGCTGAGTTTGTTAAGTTTTCCATAATCTAAATTTTTTTTGCATTTTACACCTAAAACTTATATTTATAGCATTATACGGCATCAATTGACAAAGGCTTTAAATCCTTTTCGTTCATCTTTGAACTAATCAATCGAATTTACGATATAGTTTTGCTTTTCAATAAGAAACTGGTGCCCTCAATGTCTTGGGAAGTTATTGAGTTTTTTAAATGTCAGTCTTCCAAAGGACGATAGTGTAAATACTTCTCCCATCTGACCGTGTAGTGATACTTAGTAGGCAAACACTAAGCGGAACTACCTTGAACCTACTAGATCTCTCCTTTTTAGTTACCACATGCTTCAGCGTTCAATCTTCATGTGCAATCTTAAATTTGCCAATCTTTATAGCGTTGGCGTTATTTGCATTCTCTAATAGATATTATATTAGTCTTTGCAATAGTACATAAGGGTTTACCATTAGAATTAAGTGGCTGTATGAACCGCTCATCTTCATGGTACTCATTACAGTATACATAGTCTTTACCGTAACGATAGTTAAATTCAATCTTATATTTCATATGCTAATTAAATGATGAAACTATTAGAGCTATCATTACGATAGTTCCTACTCGTTTATCAGAGAGTTGCTAAAAATGCAGAGCAGGCAGTCAATTAGTTCTCCGAAACCTATTCCCTGATGATCGTTCTTCAGTTCGTCTGGAATCCAGTACAAAGCCTTTATCAGTTGCTGTATTTGAAGAGCATCGAAAGTTATGTCCCCGGCACTCTCTGCTTCTTCCAATATCTCTATGAAAGCCTCCATAGCAAAACAGCTAGCGTGAGAAAAGTGGTGAATGTTTCCATTCTTCTTCTTAAACAAAACGCCACGTTCGTCCGAGCCTATCACTCTGTCCTTGTTGCGGAACAACATTTCCATACAGGCATCGATTCTCATTCGTAATGCTTTGATGCACACCTCTCGCCATGCCATAACTACTTCATGCGGGCTGTAGCACTTGGCCTGCGACGTTGGATCTTCAACTGCTTTGAAAGGAATAGTAAACGACATTACGAATTCTGCGCGCTTGTTTACATGATCTAATGCTAATGTATTCATATTATAAAAGTTTATAAGTTACTAAAAAAGTGCTGGTTTCTGTTTCACTTCTAAGCCAGCAAAGGACGAAGGGAGATGGGCTTACCATTCCAATTCTCTTTTTACATTCTCAACCTTATAAAGAGTAATTAGGTTAGCTAGTTTTAATTCACCAAGCTTGGAATTGTTGCTACTCGAGCAAGGAGTTCATCCCAGCAGTATAAGCTCCCCATATTTCTTTGTAGATATTGCTACTTGAATCTGGGTCTTCTTCTAACATTTTAGCTAGTAATTCTCTCATTGCTTTTGTGAACTTTTCAATACGTTTCAGTCTTTCTTCCATGGTAATTTTTCTTTTAATTGTTTTTGAACTATTAGTTTCAGCTTTAGTAAGCTTACTTATCTCCCAAACCACGTAACGGTTGTTCTTATCTTGGGAGTAGGAGACCTAAGTCTCCCAGTATGCACAATTGTTTCTCAACAACCTGCACCACTATGTACGATAAAAGAAGATGAATTATCCTGTGCCTACAATCATTTAAGATTGTCTTCGATTGTTAGTACAATCTCACAATACTTTGCCTTATCTCACGATAAGACACCTCTATTCATAAGAGATGCTCTGCATTAGTCTCAGGGCGTACCCATTATAATCTTTAACTGCAACAGAGTCTACAAGTAGTTGTAGTCCTCAAATACCAAGTTCCCCATTCTGGACTCGAACCAGAATCTCCTTCTTTAGAGGAAGGCGCAATAGCATTATACTAATGGGGAAATCCTATCTTGACAACTAGTATAAGATAGGAGATTATTTAGTATGTTTTCCAGACATACAACGTTATCAACGTTCACTAAATTCTGAGGTAGCTAATCTCAAAACTTGCGAATAGATTCGAGATGGAAAATGACGCCTTATGAGCGTCTCTCTTACTATCTAGCCTATATCTATCTGATGGCTTACTTCAGGCAACTTCCAATATTGCATACGAATACTTATAGGTGATATACTTTGGTCTACCAGCATATCAGTGGTACTTTGTAATATTGCCATAAGTGACCATTCATATGGCTCAATCCTCTTGTAATAGTGTTCAAGTTTGCGAATATACACATTACAATCGTAGCAGTTATTTTCGGATATTGGGTTCTTCTGCGTAACCCGCTTTTTGTTACCTTTTTATAGGCAAATGTTAGAGTAAATAATCATTGTAGTATGTGTTATAAAACTCATCCTACTGGCGATTTTTTGAGAACTGGAGAAAGTCGGAAAATCGGCTGTCTTTTGCGTGGACAATTTCTCTCAGCCCTTACCATATTTTCACGTGCAACAATAGTCCCAATCTACATTAGAACCACATTACTTAATATAATACTAAAATAAAATAACTACGACGAATTGATTTTGAAGTTTTTGTTTTGTTTTGTTGTTTTCTCCGTTAACCAATGGTCCGATGATGGAGTTCATGTGGGTATCTTATTTTGAAACCCATAATACCTTAGGGTTCATCTATAAAGACTATTCTTACTATCTTCGGAATATCTTCTTCTGACTTTTGATAAGTCATAATCCAAGCCCAAGAAGTTTTGCAATAAACTCTATCGGCTTTGAAATTTAACTTTTCATCTGTCTCTGGGTCATAGATGGCTCCCCAGTGATACAAACATTTTTTAGTCTTGAACTTTTCTCTTGTGTTCATAACTACAAAGACTATTTGTATTTAAAAGAAAGGGGATTTCTCCCCAATCTTTTACTCGTAATCCTCAACCTCAAGTTTGTAAGTTTTCTTTACGTAAGCCGGAGTTGTATCCGACTTCGGAATGTCCTCTGTGCTGATACTTTTGATTGAAAATACTACTTTGTGGTCTATACACCAAACAAGGAAATTTGCATTTTCCAACGGTGTACTACCAACAGCCGGAGCGTTTTCGTCGATTTCCACACCTGCAAAGTGTTTTGCGCCGATAGATGCACCGTTATCAGTTGTGAAAGTAATAGGAATAAAACGGGCTTGCCCTTCTCTTTGTTGGGTCTGTGTGGTTAGTTCTACTTTGTTCATAGCGGCAAGGGAGAACTTGTCCCCCTTTTTCAAGCCAATCACAACCGAACGTTCATCACCATTTAAGCCTAAGTCTTTTACTACGCTTTTCGCGCGTTCTTCTATACTCACATTCTGATTTTTCAATTCTTCTAAGTTCATAACTGTAAATTTTAAAGGTTTATACTTGTTTTTTGTTTTTAACACACTAAAGCTGAATTATCGTAAAAGTCGTAATAACTTACTTCTCTTAAAACTTCTGCCAATGTGTAATCATACTCGTTTAATAAATCTTTTTCGTACATAGTTATTTTATTTTTAGTTTTATATCAATATACAGGGGGGGACTAAGGGGGTTGTGGACCGTAACTACACTCACTCTTATAATTTTCGGAATATAGGTCAGTACCTTCTCTATAAAAATCCGGACTTTATTTTAACCCCAGGGGGCTATTTATATAAAGTACCGGTACTTGTTTGCCAGTAACTAAATGAAATATGTATAATATTGGAATTAGAATTTTTTAACTTTGCGTTTAACTTTTGAGAGCTTATTGTTGTATATAACTAAAAAGAAAACAATTATGATTACAGACTTAGAAACTTTGTTAAATTAGGATGAGTTTAAAGAACTCGTTAAAGCAATTAATTAGAATCAAGAGTTTTATTGTTCAAAAAAAGGACTCACCATTAAATCAGAGTCTACTGATGATTCTCTATTCTTATTAATATCCTATGATAGATAGGAAGAAGAAAGTTGTTTAGCGAACAAGGAAGCAGATACATTCCAAAAATATCTAGAATCTTTAGATGATGATTTATTTGTAGGAGTATGTGAATATTTGGGAGAAGATAATATTCATAGAATACAAGCATGTTTAGAGAGTGGTAAACTAGAAACAGTAAGAAGTGGGATTGCTAAGTTTAGAGAAGCTCTATCAAAATTAGTTAATCAACAAATTGAATATTTAAAATCATTGCTAAATGTATGAACAAATAGCTCAAATAAGAATACTTCTTGCTAACTTGAATACTACTATGCAAGCATTATTCCAAGAAAATGAATAGCTAAAGAAAGAACTAGAGAGACTAACAGAAGAAAACAAATCTCTAAAGGAGAAATAAATACTGCCCTATGGTGTAATGGTCAGCACAGATGACTCTAAATCATTTAGTCTGGGTTCGAATCCTAGTAGGGCAACTCCAAAATTAATAGCTATGATAAAATTAAATGAGAATTATGCAGTAACTCCAACTGGAGCTAAAACCCTCATTATTGAAGAGGGAGATGATTGGAATAAAGTTTGTGATAAGGTAGTTGGATGTAGGTTCGATTACATATTTATACCTCAAGAATTTGAGAATCAAGCCTGCTACTTTCTTCCACAAATAACAGTTCAAGGAAAGCAGATAGGTAAAATATGTACTTATAAAGTAGTAAAATGAAGCAATGCGCAGTTGTATTGAATGGTAATGATGTTATCAAGGTTTCCAACTTAAAAAGGAAATATGATAAAATAAAGAATAACCCTAATATGAAAATATTAGAGGAATGTGATATGGATATGTTAGATGAAAAATACAGCTACTGGAATAGAACTTTAAATAGAAATCCAGAAGAAGAGAAAAAAGAGGAGTCTAAATTACACCACTTTAGAAATCCCAAAACAGGGTGGTTAATAACTAGCATCTATCCAGACTTGGAAGATTGTAAGAATTATATAAAAGACTGGAGGGATTATGAAAGAATTGATTGAGAGGTATCACGAACTTACTAATCCGAAGGTAGAATCTTTAGCAAGGGTTACATTAGTACTTATTGAAACCATTATTGAAGATATTGAAGAGAACGGAAGACAGAATGAACAATGGTTTCTGGATTACTTAGATAGACTAAATGAACTAAGTGTAACGCATTAAATATGTGGGATAGGGAATTTAAGTTTGAAGTCCTAATTAATGGACAATTATTAAATATGGTAAAGGCTAGTTATTTGGAAAGCATTTTAAAAAGCCTTCCGGAAAATAAATCCTTACTAATTGATATATGGAATGTAGTTGATAACTCCGTTAGAAATATAATCAAGAACGGACTATATAAAGATACCACAGTAGAAAAAGCTATAATTGATAATACATTTAAAGGATATGATAGACTTTAAAAAGACATTAACAAATTTACATGATGAATTTCCAGAATTTGATTTGGATACATTATTCAAAATACTAGATGCTATAGTAGAAACTTATACTCCTACAATAAATATTCCAAGTAATATTAGACAACCATCGGATAAACCTTGGTGGAATGATATAAATAGAATCACTTGTACTTATAATGCGAAAGTTAAATAAAAATAGGCGAACCTAATCTCTAGGCTCGCCTATTTTGTTATATGATATAATACCAATCAGTTCTCTCCATAACTCCTTTTTCTCGGAGCTATTTATTATCCAAATGATAATCCCCATTTCTAAAGTTCAATTCCTATTTATTATAATCCCAATAAAAATATCCCTTCCAGCCTGGAAGTAGTAGAGTACGACCAGTAGCTGCATGTAAAGTTGCTTTGTTATAGTCCATGTTACTTTTTAAATATAAATAGTAAATACAGATATATTCTCAATACAATCTCTTTAATGCACTTAATAATGTTTTTCATCGTTTCTTAGTTTTAATAAATCCATAATTTCCTTTCTTTAATCTAGTAGTAGGAATCCATCCATTATCTAATATAGACCTATGCCCTCCTGGTTTATGTATCTTAGCTCCGTCTTCGTGTTTCCATTTAGAAGCATTTCTAGCAAAATTAGCTCGCTTCTTCTAAAGAGGAGTAGCTTTAGGATTATTTAATACCTTTGTAGCGTGCTCTTGCACTGATTCTCCTGCAGCTTTAGCCGAGGCTGTAAATTTGCCTCTGTTCTCTTTCTTAATATGAATGCCTGATCCATTCTTGAAAATAGGACATCCAAATGTTGTAATTTTTCTACTGTTAGACATTTTTAATATAATGTATTATTTATTGATTTGTGTCTTACAAAGAATATTAATATACTTGAAAAGTATCAAATAAATATAGATAAATGTGATAAATGATTAAATGAATTATGACTAATGGACAAAAGTAAAATTACAAAACAAAATGGGAACATAGCTTTCGAGGAGGAGGCTCATATTTATTATGATGTTACAGAGCCTGAACAGAAATTTATATCTGTGACGACTTTAATACATTCTTTCACCCAACCCTTTGACAAAGAGTTCTGGTCAGCCTATAAAGCATTAGAGAAACTTCTGTCTAAAGAAGATTGGGCTATTGAGAAAAAGTCATTACTGAATACTAAGAAATTTGACAAAGTTCTACTTGAGCTTCATAACATTACAGAAGACGAGTTTAATAAGGAACAACAAGCTATCTTAGATGCATGGGATTTAGAGAATAGGAACTCTTGCGAAAGAGGAACTAAGATTCATGCAGATTTAGAAAACTCTTTTTACAAAAAGAAAAAGAACATAGACCTTAGTAAATATCAAATAGGTGGTAAGTTTGAGTGTGTAAAAGACCATAATGAATTAGATTTAGAGAATGGGGTATATCCTGAGTATTTAATATCTAGAGTATCAGAAGATGGGAAACTTAGAATAGCTGGACAAATCGACTTGCTAGTTAAAAGAGGTAACAAGATAATTATAGGAGACTGGAAAACCAATAAGAAGATAGAAACTAAGAGTTTCTTTAATTCTAAAACTAAATCATCAGTTAAGATGAAATATCCTCTAAATAATTTAGATGATGTTAATTATTGGCATTATGCACTTCAATTAAGTACTTACGCCTGGATGATACAAAAAAAGAATCCGGAGTTTGAGATTGAAGATTTAGTATTGGTTCACTTTGATCATAGTGATAATATGACAGTATATCATCTACCTTACCTAAAAGATGAAGTAATTAGAATGCTGTTGTTTTATAAAAAAGAATCTGTACTAGCTGAAAACAAAAGAAAACGTCAACGTATTGAATATTAATTATGACATTAGAAGAAATTGAAGAACGGTGGAAAATATGTAGACGATGTCCTATATGCGACCAAGATAATGGATTATGTAATGGAAATTTATATCTAAATCCAAAAAATAATGATATAAGTATAGGACCAAAAGAAGGTTATATAAAAGGATGCGGATGTCTACTAGAGAAGAAGATTCCAAACGAGAAAAAACATTGTCCTGCAGGGAAATGGTAATGTACGGAACTCCCGTACTGTATAGACCTGATAAGGCTTACGTACTTACTTATCAGGAAACAAAAGAAGAAAATAAAGAAGATATGACAGAAAAATGGATTAAGGCAATATTTACTAAGCCTCTAACAATATTAAAGAGTATATATTTTAATATATTTGGAATAAATCAAGATTTAGCAACCAAGAGATTAAAGATTTGTAATACTTGTCCTCACAAGTTATATACTTCTGTTGGAGAAGTATGTGAGGAATGTGGTTGTATATTAGAGAATAAAACTAGAATAGAAGATGAACATTGTGATTTATGTAAATGGTAAAATGAATTATGGAAAATTTAAGAACAGAATTAAACAGTAACGAGAAACTAGCCTTATCTTTGACCGGAATGGAAGGAACAGGAGAACACTTTATTTTAAATGGTGAAGCTGCAGATAAGACATTACTTAGAGAGAAACAAGAAAGATTTAATACAGCGGTAGATGAAATAGAAGATAAATTCTCAAAACATAATAAGGCTTTAGAGGATTACGCTAATTCATTATCAGAAGATATGAATGGTGTAGAGATTATGCCTATGTATGGATATGCTCTTATCAAGCCGTTTGAACAGAACCCATTCCAAAAAATTAAGACTACTAAATCAGGATTAATTACAGACTTAGGAGGGTTTGCTCCAACATACAAGTCTAACGAGACTGGAGAAATTGAGGAAGAACAACAGTTTATCAAGGTAGGTACTGTAGTAGAGGTAGGTCACAAGTGTGAGTTCTTAAAGCCTGGTGATATTGTATTCTATACTATAGCTAGTGAATGTATGGTTCCATTTTACAAACTAGGATTCGTAGTAGTTAATGAGAATAGAATCATGGCTGTAGTTAATGAGAAACTAACTGAAAGAAGAGACCAAATTAAGCAATCTCAAGACTGTATAAATGTAGATATAGATAAGATCCCAAAAGAGCTTGGAGATAGCTTACCTGAGAGAATAAAGAATTGGATAGAATACAAAAAGATAGGAATTAATTTACTTAGAGAAGATGGAAACAATTGATGAGAAAGTTTATTTCAAACCTGGGGATTGTGTTACTTTACGGTAGTGTAAGGTAATGCATTCTCCAGTAATGCTTGTTCTGAGAAGAGAATCAGCATTATTTAAAGATAACCAGGGATTGCGCGGACTTAGATGTAGATGGTTTACTGATTCTGGACTGATGCAAGAAGCAGTATTTAATACAAAAGACTTAATTAAAGTAGAAGAATAATGGCGAAAATACAATTTGATCCAGAGTTAATGTAGCATATCAAGACTATATATGGAGACGCAGAGTTAGACGGAAGAACTTTACAACAGTTGCATTAGACTTGGCAAAGTAATCCGAACTCTATTAGAAATACTGCATAGTAGAAGAAAAGAAGTGCTGTGCCAGCTATACAACAAAAACCTATATTAGGATTAAAGCTGTCTACTCCTACTATTCCTAAGAAAATAAATGCACCTTAGCAACAAATTCAAAACGACGACTTAAGAGGAGTCTAGGGGTTTGGTACGGCATTTAGAGAAGCCAGAAAGAGAGGACTAACTCAATTCAAATGGGGGAAAGGAGTGTATGGAACATAGTTAGCTAATGGAAAGAAAGCAACAGTAGAGGTAGGAACTCCAGTAATGAATAATCCCTATGTTACATATAGTCAAGACGGAAAAAGAGCTACTACGTACCAAAATCAAGTAGACTAGGAAACTGGAGAGCATACTGGAACTATCCAAGAACAATGGATAAAGCCGCCTACAACTAATATGTATGGGCAGAAACTAACTCCAGAATAGCTCAAAAATTAGAGAAGTTGGGAACATATACCAAAGGCAACTGCTAGATAGCAACGAGTTAAATATCAACAAGGAGGAGCAATGGCTAATTAGGAAGAATTACAAAAAGCATTTATGGCATACTTAATACAGGATGCCGCAGCACAAGGAATACAATTACAATCTGAGTAGGATTTAGAACAATATGCTCAGCAATTAGGAGAAGACGGAATTAAAGCCAAATACCAGGAATTTATGCAAAAAATGCAAGGTGGGGTTATGGCTAGATTAGGAGCTAAGCTTGAGTACTATAAAAAATTAAAAGGAGTTTGCCCAGAAGGGGAAGAGCTTGTTTATTTTAAACAAGGAGGGAGAATATGTAAAGCCTGCCAGAAAGCTTAGAAAGGTGCCAAGGTAAAAGGTAACGAGGTAGACAAATTTAAGAAAGGAAGAGCACAGTATAAGAAAGATATGAAATCAGCGAAAGATGAAGCTTCCAGAGATTCTATATCTATCAATAAGTATAATGATTAGGAAACCATGTCTAATAAAGGACATAAAGGAAACTTCCAAAAGGGAAAATGGGTTCCTGATAGAAAGCAATATACTAAAAAGGATGCTTGTGGCTCTAAAATGAAAGTAAGCAAGTGTGGCTCTAAAATGAAGAAGTAAGAAAAGATTGTCGAATGTTAATGATTAATGATTATGAATGTATTTAACTATAACACTTTAACTAAATAGTTAGAAATAAATGAACCAGAGATTCTTCTAGTTAAAGAGTTCAAAGCTTTACTACAAAGAGATAAATCTGTGGAAAAGGATAGAGCAATTAGAGAACTATCATACATTTATTTAGCTATTGATTGGAAGAGTCCGTATAGCTAGTACTCTGAATATGAAAGGCACGATGAAGCAATTAATGATTCTGGATTAACAGAATCAGAATTTAATGATCCGATATTTAGGGAAGCATGTAGAAAATATAGAGCATTATAGGACTCAAATAAATCAATTAAATTATTAGAAGCTGCTAGAAGAGCTGCTGACTAGTTTATTGATTACTTCGATACTATTGTAGACTTAAATGAACGTGACACTAATGGAAAGCCAGTATTCTCTGCTGAGAAAGTAATGAAGGAAATGGCTAGCCTTCATAAAGTTCACGAAGAATTAATTACATTAGAAGATGAGGTTAAAAAAGAACTTACTGAATAGTCTACCGTTAGAGGAGGGGCTACAGATGGTTTTGATCCTGGAGAATTTTAATTATGCCAAGAAAGAAAAAGATATTACCTGATGAACTATAGACTATAGTAGATTAGGTAAGAGAAAAAGAACATAAAGAAGATGCTGTAGAGGCAAGAGAGCTAGTATAGAAAATAAGAGAAGAAAGGGTCAAAAGTGCAGACTATTGGGATGTCAAGAAAGGAGACAAGATAGATGTTTTTGACCCTACTTTGTCTTATGAGATAACTGGCTATAGACCTATTGATGAAACGCATGGTTTGGACTTTAATCCCGAATGGTTCACCGAAACCAGAGAAGTATACAGAAAGACTGGGAAGTATTGTCCCTACTTAAAAGACAGTAAGAGATACAATGAATTTTGGAAAGAGTAGTACAGAAGATGTAAATATGGAATGACAGTTAATGGTTATACTATTACTGGAGATAACTATTTCTTCTTAAATTTCTATTAGCTTCCTATTATTGATGATAATAAAGCATCCGGTGAAGGAACTAATAGTGACTTCCCTATATTCTTTGCATCCCATTACATGTTCTTCCATTACTTACAAATGGCTAGAGTACTACATAGACATGCAGCTTTAATGAAGGCTCGTTCAATCGGATTCTCAGAAATAAATGCCTCACTATCCGCTCGTATGTATTCTGTAATTAGAAGAAGTAGAGTAATGATTACTTGCTTTAATGATACCTTCCTTAAAGGTACATTTAGTAAGTTTGATAATGCTCTAACATTTTTAAATACTTGCACAGGTGGAGGATTCTTTAAGCTTCGTCTAATTGACCAGGATTTAAGAAAGAAGTCTGGTAAGTAGGTTAAAGTAAACGGATAGTTTGAAGATGTTGGATTTAAATCAGAAGTAGTAGGAATAAATGGAGCTAAACCATCTAATATTCGTGGAGACCGTGTTGACTTATTAATATATGATGAAGCAGGGTCTTGGCCAGGATTAGATACTGCTGTGGTACAAGGACAAGAACTTTGTGAAGTCTAGGGTAAGCCTCGTGGAACAATGTTGTTTGGAGGTACTGGTGGTGATATGGGTGCTCCATTAGCAGGTCTTAAAAAGATTTACTATAATCCAAAAGCTTACAAAGTTCTTCCCTTTAGACATAATTATACTCAAGATGGGACTACTATTGAGAGTGGATTCTTTATTCCATATTTTGTACAGTCTTTGAACTCCGAATACATGGATCATAGAGGTGTATGTAATACCGTAGAATATAAGAAGTATCTGTAGGAAGAAAGAGATAATCTATTAGCAGTACCCGATGACTATTTAAAGAAGTGTGCTGAACGTTGTTGGAATGCAGAAGAGGCCTTCAATCTAGAAGGTGTTAACAAGTTTAACAAAATTCTTATTTCTGATCAATTAGCTAATATAAGACTAAAGAAAATAGGTCCCAGACCAGAATGTGGTTATATAGATTACTTCTATAAAAATAATAAACACACTGCTGATAACATTGATGGATTTAAGTGGATTCCTAATACTAAGGGAAAGGTAAAGATTCTGGAACATCCAGTATGGTCTGACCTATATAAGGAGTAGATGGATAAACTTAGATAGGAAGCAGAGGAAAGAGGAGAGGAATTTGAAGCACCTGTATATAAAGAAATGCATAATCTTTATATTGCAGGAATAGACGGTATTGATATAGGAGCTAATTAGACCTCGAAGGAAACTAAAGATCCTTCTGACTTCTGTATAACTATTAAGAGAAGGGCATTTGGTATGAGTGAGCCATAGTATGTAGCAATGTATAAGGACAGACCTGGAGACATTCGAGAGGCTTACAAAATAGCTATGTGTTTACTTAGATACTACAACTGTAAGGTAAATATAGAAGCAACTCGTGTTGGTATGATTACCTGGGCTAGAGAAAAGAAATGTTTGAATTACTTTATGAAACGTCCTAGAGCTACTCTTACTGATGTTAAAAATGGAACTACTAAATAGTATGGAACTCCAGCTACTAAAACTATTATAGAACAACACACTGATCTAACTGCTGCGTTTGTGGAAGATTATTGTCATACTATATGGTTTGAAGAAATGTTGGAATAGCTTACTGGATATAATGACGAGAATAAAGGTAAGTTCGATATTATAGCAGCTATGGGTATGACAGAATTAGCAGATGAAGAGTTGTCTGGAAGATAGCCTATAGTTGTGGAAAAAGAAGTTGAATTGTTCAGGGATTTTGGTTATTATTACGATGAGAGAGGAATAAAAAGATTTGGAGTTATACCAACTAGAGAAACTCCAGAATTAAATATGCAAGACGACGAATACGATGACCCATACAGAATTGAAACAAGTGATCCTAGAGTATATGAGAGACTTATACCAAATGGAATATATAGGCGGACTTGAGATTGAGGATTTGAATCCAGTTGGTTACAAAATATCTTTTAACTTTGACAGGTCTGAGATGCCATTAGTAATCATAGCTGATTTACCCGATGATGAATTTCTGCCTTTTATTAAAGAAGAATTAAGAAGTAGGAAGTTATAGAGAGTTAAGTATTATAACGCCACTAAGCTTCCTCCAGAACAACATAATACATGTTATGAAAGAGAAAGAATTGATAGACAAAACAAACGAGGCTATTGCGGAACTTGTGTATGATAAATATGAGCTTTAGAAAGCTTATAATTATTATAATGGTAAAAGAGATCCAGAATAGTTTCGCTATCTTGAAGAGAATTTTGGAATAGGCAGTCCTACATCAGTAGAATTTACACCACTACTTAAGAAGCATGTAGATGCTTTAGTAGGGGAATATCTAGGAACTCCAATACTCCCGAAAGTCTCTTGCAAAGATTCAGATACTATCAGTAATATAACCAGAGAAAAATAGCTAGAGATAACTAAAGGAATAGTTAAGTTTTTAAAAGATCACTTAAGTAATGCTATCTTAAGCTTTATTGACGGAAAAGATATTACTGATAAAGCTGTAAAGACTCAGCTAGATAAGGTTATATAGGATATTGATTAGTCATTCATTTCTCAGTATGAAATTGCTGCGCAGAACATTATTCACTACCTAATGCAATCTAGGGAAACTGATCTTATTACTAAGTTGCGGTAGTTATTAACTGACTTACTAATTACTGGATACACATTCTTTAGAGTAAAGTCTTCTTTCTCCGGAACTAATGTGGAGATAGAGGTTCTTAACCCGTTAAATACGTTTGTTGATAGAAATCCAGAATCTCCATATGTCAAGAAATCATATAGAGTTGTTATTAGAAAATGGATGAGTAAAAGCCAAATACTAGCTAAGTATGGTAAAGAAATATCTAGAGAAGACTTAAAGAGGTTAAAAGATGAATGGAGAGCAGATGATTCTGCTGCTGTATACAGAAGAGTTTATGGAGATGTTTGTACAGTGGTTAATGAAGATCAAAATCATGAGACCATTCCTGGGTATCCAGATAATGAATATAGTGCTCATAGATTTTAGTTAATTCCGGTCTACGATGTAGAGTGGATAGAGACTGATGATGATTTCAAAATGCAGAGATACAATACTATAAGGATAGGAGAGGAAATCTATATTCTTAGAGGATTAGACAAGACTGCAATGAGGTCTAAAGACGATCCTAACTCTTGTTCATTATCAGTAAATGGAGTTTATTTTCTAAATCGTTCTCAGTAGCCATATTCTTTAATACTTAAGTGTGCACATCTACAGGATAGATATGACTTACTTAACTATTACAGAGACAACTTGATAGCTAATAGTGGAACCTCAGGAGTTATTATGGATATGTCATTACTTCCTACTAACTTAGGAGTACATTGGCCAGAAAGAGTATAGAAATGGCTAGCTTATAAAAAAGCTGGTATTCAGTGGGTTGATACTACTTAGGAGGGTAGAAATGACAATGGAAACGCTCCTTTAAATACTATCTTTAATGGATTTGATGACACCCTTAAAGCGTAGGCTGTATAGGCTATTGAGTTAGCTATTCAATCAGTAGAATAGACTACATCATCTATAACTGGAGTATTTAGGGAAAGACTTAATGGAATAGAGACTCATGATGCTGTAACTAATATTAAGCAAGGAGTCGCTAACTCTTATATAGTAACTAAACACTATTTCCAACAAATGGACTTGATAACTTGTGAAATATTATTAGATAGTCTTAATTAGGCTAAAGTAACTTACAAGAAAGGGTTAACTGGAACTATTATATTGGGAGATAAGTATTAGTAGATATTTACTGCCCTTCCTGAATATTTCACAATGACTGATTTTGACATTCATATAACCTCCAGCACTGAAGTTATGGAAGATTTATAGACTATTAAAGCTATGATTCCGGAGTTCCTTAAGAGTTAGCAAATGGATGCTGGTATAGTTTTTGAAGCATTAACAGCTAAGAGTTTGACAGACTTAAAGTACAAGGTTAAAAAAGCTATGCAGGTTTAGAAAGAAGAGAACAATCAATTACAATAGTTGTAGTAGAAGTTGGAAGAAACTTCATAGCAAGCACAACAACTACAATAGGAATTGGAGAAAGCTTAGTAGAAAATAGAAAGGCTAGACGAACAAAAACTTGGACTAGAACAGTAGAAGATGCAACTAGAGTATAAGGTTAATTGGCTTAAAGCTCAGTCTGATTCTACTTACAAAGATAGACAAATGGATATTGAAGAGAAGAGAACTGAAATAGAGTTAGCATAGCTTCATGACGGAAATCCATATAACGATAAAGTAAGACAAATACATTAATATGGCTACAGCAGGTACAATAGTATATAATAAAGATTAGCAACAAATATATCCCATTTCTCATGCAGAGGTGGTAATTAGTAATGCTTCTGGAAGTAAGTCAGACGTGGAAGACAACCTTATAAAATTATGGAAAAAGGTCTCAGAATTAAGTGGAGACTAGGAAGCAGCTAGTAATATCATGGTAGTAGTTACTTATTGTAAAACAAATACCAGAGATGAATCTGAAGTAAGAAAGTTATCATCATGGAGTGATATTTTTGAACTACCAGACTCAGAAAGACCATATGTTTGGAAGAAAACTTTATATACATATAAAGGAGACACAGCTAAACTTAATGAGATTTACGAAATTGTTGCTACAGATATTGCTGAAAAAATTCAGAATATCTATATTGCAAGATCAACTGGGGTTGCTCCAGTTATTACTTATCCAATACTAAAGGATGGATATGGAGATCCTATATTAGACTCTGAAGGAAATACTTAGGAAGATTTGACTGCCTTTGACAATAAATTACCAGAAGGCTGGTCAGAAACTCCAGTTAGTATTGGTCCAGCTACTCCATATGTATTTATATCAACACGTAAGAGAGTAGAAGGATTATGGAAAAGATATTCTGAACCAGCTCAATACGGTAGGTGGGCATTTGACAGTTAGTTAGAGTTACGATATACCATTACTTCTGGAGATAAACCAGCTGTTAATACTACAAGTGACGATCCTGGAAGTTAGTGGTCTAGCGATACTCCAGATAATTTTACTGGAAAAATGTGGATGATTACTGCAACATCAGTAAACGGAGTATTGAATAGTGATGAAAATAACGTTAGATGGCACGGTCCTCATTTGATGTCAATTATACAATAATGGAATTTAGTATTGATATACATACCCAGATTACTGGGGAAATAACTATTGAAGACTTCTCTAAAGAATATGGATAGTATATTGATGAAGATTTAGAAGTAGTAACTTCTTACGACTCTTATAAGTATAGTGAGAGTGCTACTCTAAATACTATCATCAAGGTAAGTATAGGGGATGCCACACTAATAGATGTCCTTTTAAATGACCATACAGAAGATTTAGATTCATGTACATTTAAAGTAAAAGAGGATGGATATTATGTGGTAGATCATATAATACTTCCTAATATGAAGTGGTATGAAAATTCATCTGATGAATATAAGGAATACTACGAAACTATCTATGTTACAGATGGGGAGAAACTATATAAAGAAGTAGAAGGAGAGTTAGAAGAGTGTACAGTAAAGGAAATTCTAGAAAGAAACATAGAAGGCACTACTATCAAGAAATGTAAGGTCGATGTATTCTTTACTGGGAATTTACAATAGTGCTATATTAATTATTGTAAAAAATTATTTGATGGTCTCCTAAATAAATGTGTTACCAATGAACATGAGGCAGATATTTTTGCCAGAGATTTTATTTGGATGACTCTCAACATTATAGATTATTTAATAGGCTTTAAACAATTCATGGAAGCTGAAAGGTTACTAGCAATGTTCCGCACTTGTGGAGGATTCTGTAATACTCGCTATCATGGACATAAACATATAAGTTGTGGATGCTCTTAAAAGAAAGGCTATTAAAAGGTATGAAGAGTTTCTTGGAAGAATTAAGAAAGGATATAGACCAGATTATCAAGATATTTTGAATTTAATCTGTTTTATTAATCTACCTGTAAAACTAGATAATCACGAATTTATTAAATAGCAACTATTAAATCATAATGATACAGCCTATTTACACTTCGGTAAGCAATGCTGATATAAAGCCTTGTGGAAAGAAAGGACATTTAATAAAAAGTGAGCCTATACCACTTCTAAGAGATAATTACTTAGGAGAATATAGAACAGAACTAGAAAGAGCTAAGGTTAGAAAAAACTTAGGAATTGCTGATGAGTAGAGTCTTCTTTGGGGAAATATTAGTGGAACCATAGAGGCTTAGAAAGACTTGGTTTAGTATATTGAACAAAAATGGACATATACTAGCGATGTTGCAGAAAATATTAACACCGTAAAAGATGCATTAGACTATGCATTATTTTTTATTAGTTAGTATGAGGCTAATACTGAGGAAATAGAAGAGATAAAGGTTGATATAAGTAATATTAGGACTAGTATTTAGGTATTAGGAGAAGATCTGAAAAGAGAGATTGATACTAATAGGGAAGGACTAAATAACTTATCTTAGGATATAATCGAAATTAATTAGGCAATATCAGACCTCAACACTGCTATAGAAAATATAGATGTTGATAAGAACATTCTTAATTGGATTAAAAACAACCTTTAGAACTCTAAGACTGTAGAGATAAAGGAGGATAATACTATAGAAGTCATTCTTTCTAAGTAGGATAATAATGCTATTCATTTAATCGAATAGGAATTACCTCCTACAGAAGAAGGAGAGGAGCCTTCTACTATAACCCTTCCAGGAATTTATGTAAAGAATCTAGAACCTTAGTTAGAAGAAGCTTAGAAATCTATAGGAGAAGTATAGAAAGCTCAAGAAGAGACTAATGAAAAGGTTAGCACTAATAGCGAGAGTATTACAAATATCTAGACTAGTCTAGAAACTATAGCTACCTATTAGACAGAACTTCCTGATGATACAACTTCTACTGTTATAGAAGGTACTACCGTTGAAAAATTAAAAGGGAAACCATTTAATGAAATCATAGATACTTTACTATTCCCAACAGTAGTTAGAGATTTAATATATCCATAGTTGTATTATAGCTTTGCTTCCCAAATTGTGGAAGTAGGAACTGCGCTACTAACTCCAACCTTAACTTTCGTAAAAAATGATGCAGGAGAAGAAACTGACAGAGAAGAAGTCATTACTTATAACGGTTCTCCTATAGAGTCTGTTACATATGATTCTATTGGGATTTATACTCATTCTGGTACAGTGAATTATGCTGCTGGAGAATACTTAGTAAACAATAAGGGAGAAGTTACAGATAAAAGGGTGGAAGCTGGTTCTATATCAGCAACTGCACAAGTAACAGCTACTTATCCTTGGTATTCTGGAAATACTGATGGATTGATAAAATAGTCCCTAGTTCCATTTAATTAGGCTTCTGGCACTATTACATTCTCATTAAGTGGTAAGGCTATTATAAAATTACCAGGAAGTAATACTCAGCTAAATTCCTTCACAGTAGATGGAGGATTGGGATATTTGAATGTCGATTTAAATGGTTGGGAAGCTTCTACTGAACAAATAAATGGATTCCCATATAAAGTATGGACTAAGAAGGATACCTACTCTTCAGCACTGCCTCACCAAATTAACTTTATTCTATCACAGTAATGGCATTTAAATATACAGGTGATGCTACCCTAGGTGTTGGTTTAACCGTAGAAACTCCGAAGCCTCTGGATAATAGAACAGTAGTTGATAACCTAGAGGAGCTATATTCTATTCCAGAGAGATATGCTTATTAGGGCATGACCGTATCTAATATAGATAACGGAAATATTTATATGCTTATTGATAAGTCTAAGATTAAATATAAAGAAGGATGGAAAGCATCTTATGAATCTATCTAGATAATAGCTTGTACAGAAGCTGAATATAAAGAATGGTCTGCTAATACTACAGAAGATTTTAAACCAATAGATGAGAATAAAACATATCTTCACGCTGAAACATATTATTATATATATGAGGACAGCCTAGACGATAATTAGTTTTACCTATCAGCAGAATGGGGTAAGAAAATAGAAGAGTAGTTAAAGTAGAAAGCTCTTAATACTACAGTTGTATAGATTAGAAATGATTTAGACTAGACTATTTAGAATCTTTCTAAGTATGCAACATTAGAAGAATTAACTGCTAATTATGCTCCTAAGGCGGACCTAGATTTGGAAGATCCAGAATCCCTTTTATCTAAAGCTCTATCTAACCACTATACTAAACAGGAAACTGATGATATATTTGTTACTAAGGAAAGTCTTAGAGGGGAAGGAATGGAAGGAGATGATTTCGTCTTTGTTACTAAAAAGCAATATGACGAAGATTAGTAGGCTATCTAGAGCGAATTAGATAAGACTTTAAAAGTAGATAGAGATGGTTCTCTGGAAAGCATTACTGTGGGACAGATAAAATCTCCAGTGATTGAAGGAGAGGATTAGCTAGTAGTAGATGTTAAATCAGACGGATTGTTTGTTGGAGAAGATCAATTTGCTATGATGTCTGATGTTCCAAATTTAGTTACATTAACTGAAGAGGAATATTTAAAACTGGTAGAAGATGGTACTCTAGAACCTGACACATACTATTATGTGTATGACGTGACAAATGACGCTAAAGTCTATATTACTAAAGAGTATCTAGATTAGAATTACCATACTACTCATTAGTATTAGTCATGGGTAGCTACCAACTACTACTCAAAATCTCAGATTGATGAGATCGTTGCTGGTTTACAGAAACTTGGGAGCTACGTCACTACAGAAGATATTAAAGCATATTACACTAGTCAATAGGTAGATGAAAAGTTTCTTACAAAAGAGAATGCTCAATCTACATACGCTACCTAGCAGTCGTTAACTGAGCTGTCTGGATAGATAGCAGAAGAGTATGTAACAAAGGATAGTTTGAGAGGAGATTCTCCCGAGACTGGTGATGATGACTTTATATTTGTTACTTAGAATAAATATCAATAGGATTAGACTGCTGCTTCCCAAGAATTTAATACTAAGCTATTAAAATCAGAATAGATAGAAACTTCTGACATTACTATTTAGAAAATTGTAGAAAAAGAAGTACAATAGGGAACAACTGAAGAAAGTCCAGGAGATATAGTAATAGAGCAAACTATTGAAAGCTCTGTTAATCTTACTACTAAAGATAATAGGTTATTAGCATCAGGTAAACAAGTTGCTCTTATTGAAGAAGTTCCAAAATTAGTATGTTTACCCTAGACTGATTATGATAACCTAGTTGAAAATAATAAGACAGAGAACGATACTTATTACTGTACTTACGGAGAAAAAGATATATAGGATACAGGATATGTTAGAAGCGAATATCTTACTGAAAAGTACTATACTAAAGCAGAGGTAGAAGCTTTGATACAGGAAGCTGTAAGCGAATTATAGAAAAAGATAGATGCAATATAGCCTGGTTCGGGCAGTGCATCAGTAGATGAATCAAATGAACAATTAATATTTTAAACAAGATGGGAACAATTTATATTGACGGACAGTTTAAAAGCTCTGCTAAGCCTGTAAAAGTTGTTGGTGGCAGTGTAGGAGGGTCTGGAGTAGATCCTGATACTCTCAAGAACTATGCTACTAAAGCAGAACTTCAGAAAGCTGTTGAGGACTTAACTGCTTCCATAGAAGGAATAGATCATGATGTAGTTGAAGAAACTTTAATAATATAGTAATATGGCAGCTATCAAATCTATAAAGGTAGGAGAAATTACATACGACTTAAAGGCTACTTATGATGGTTCTGGCAACAATATTGCCGAGACCTATGCTAAATCTAGTGCTATTCCGACTAAAGTATCATAGTTAAGTAATGATAAAAACTACCTAACAGAACATTAGGACATTAGTGGTTTAGCAACTAAAGAATAGATAGACGAAAAAGTAGACAAGGAATTAGGAAAAGGTCTTTCTGAAGCTAATTATACTGAATTAGAAAAATAGAAGCTTTAGGGTGTAGAAGATGGTGCAAATAATTATGAACACCCAACTACAGCGGGATATAAACATATTCCCTCTGGAGGAGCAGCAGGATAGATTTTAACTTACTCTAATGATGGTACTGCCCAATGGGCAGATTCTAGCACTAAGTTAGATTAGCAATTCTAGGCACTTAATGAGGCTTGGGAAGAACTTCAGAAAGCTTAGCAAAATTTAGATAGCTAGGTAACAGCTATGACTAGTAACGCAGATCTTTACTCCTATGGAGTAGAATGGGATATAACTGTATCTTCTCCGGTTCTCACCAGAATTGGAAACCCGTTACTGCATAAATCACTTCCTATTCAATCTGCTTATAGAGGATGCGTAGCCAATGGAGCTAATATAAACTATTTCTTACATCCAGATAATTGGGCTTATAAGGAAGACGGTACTACTCCCTCTGTGCTTGATGGTAGTGAAGGAACTGTTAGGGTTAACACTCCTAAGTTCTATGGTAAGTCTGGTTCCAATGGAAATAAAAGATGGGTAAGAGAATCAACTGTTAAGATAGACGACTCTTGGGTTGAAATACCGGAATTGTTAATTGATGCATATAGAAGCACAGTTGATACTACAGTATCTGCAACTCCAAAGGCTGTATCAGTAGTTAATACTACTACAGCATTTAGAGGAGGTGGAAATAGAGCATAGTTCGACGAGTACTTGACTACTGAGCTGGAGACTAAAGATATTTTCAGAAGCGACTTAGGAAAACCAAGAACGAATATTTCCAGAGCCACAATGAGAACTTATGCTACAAACGCAGGTTCTGAATTACTATGTTACGAATATTACAAGTGGATATTCTACTGGAATTATGTAATAGAATATGCTAACTTTAACTCTTAGGCTACATATGAGGCAGAGCTTACTGCTGATGGCTATCATTAGGGAGGTCTTGGACCCGGAGTTACGGATTGGAGTAATTCTGCCACAAGTTGGTCTGGATATAACGGAACTTATCCTCTTACTCCATGCGGTCACTGTAACGATATTGGTAACTTCACAGGAGTTAAAGATTTAGTTATCCCAGGATGCACTGCAACAGATGGGACTAGTACAGTAGCTACTCATACCTTTAAAGTACCACGTTGGAGAGGCTTTGATAATCCATTTGGAGACATTTGGACAAACCTAGATGGAGTAGTTATTCAAAGAACTGCAGCGAATGAAATAAGTAGTGTATATACTACCACAGATAAAGCGGAGTTTACTGACGTAATTGGCAACAAGACTATAGCCGGATACGAGGTAGCACAAGATGGATACATTAAAGAGTTTGATTTAGGAGAGACAGCGGAGATTATACCATCTTCTTGTACTGGAGCTTCAATTACTACTTATATGTGTGACTACCACTATTGTAACGCTAGCTCTACAGCGCTTCGCACGCTGCGGGTGGGCGGCGGCGCGGGTGTTGGCGGCAGTGCGGGTCTCGGCTGTTTCGGTTCTAACTTTGGCGTCGGCCTTGCCGATTCCCATGTCGGGTTCAGAACTCTAAATAGAGTATCTTAAGATATAAAAATATAAAAAATCAGTTTAGATAATAAACTGTAGGATATTACTTCTAAAAACCGTTGATTGGCAAAAAAGAACTGCTAGTAGGCAGCAACGCGAATAATGGCAGCAATGCAGGTCTCAGCTATTTCAATTCTAACAATGACGTCAGCAATGCCAATTCCAATGTCGAGTTATTATATATTTAGAAACAATTTTAATTTTTACCTTATTTAGTTTGCTAAGTAATATCCTTGCCTCTAGGCAAAAAATAACGTAGTGTTGAATGAAGGGTGTTAGTAGGTTATCTCGAACGCTTCCGATGAAATATATAAAAAATTGAAACGTGTAGGACATTTGCACGAAAGGGTGTATGATTTATGGAACATCGAAATGGCTGATGATAGAGCCAGAAAAAATAAATCTGTTCGATGTGGAATTAAGCAACATGATAAAAATAGATTAAAAGAAAATAAGGAATTATCCCACAAACTAAGGGACCTAATTTATCAGACGTCTGAATATAGTACTTTCATAATATATGAACCTAAGGAAAGATTAATCTTTAGACTTCCATACTATCCTGATAGAATAACTCATCATGCGATAATGAATATTATGGAGCCTATATGGACTAAAATATTTATAGACCAAACATACTCCTCTATAAAGAATAGAGGTATTAATAAAGTAGAATATGATTTATCTAAGGTCTTAAAAAAAGACCCAGACGGAACCAAATACTGCTTAAAAATGGATATAAAGAAATTCTATCCTTCTATAACCCATGATATTCTTTATGAGATGTTGTAGAAGAAGATAAAAGATCAAAAATTGTTACAACTGCTGAAAGAAATAATTTATTCAGCAAAGGGAGTTCCTATCGGAAACTATCTATCATAGTTCTTTGCAAATTTATATTTGACATATTTCGACCACTGGATAAAAGAAGAGTTAAAATGTAAGTACTACTTTCGATATGCTGACGATATTGTAATTCTTAGTGATGATAAGGATTACCTGAGAAATGTATTAGTATCTATAAAACTATACCTTAGACAGGTTCTCAATTTAGAGCTAAAGCCTAATTATCAAATATTCCCCGTAGAAAGTAGGGGCATTGATTTTGTAGGTTATAAATTTTATCATACTCACGTTCTCCTTCGAAAGTCTATAAAAACTAGACTATTCAAGTTAATAAATCTATATAAATAGAATAAAATTGATAGAGAAGAACTGAATGTAAGAATGAGGTCATACTTTGGATGGATGAAATTTTGTAACTCTAAGAATCTACTACAAAAGGTAGAAAAATTAACTGGCTTGAAATTCTCAAACTGGAATGGAAAAGAAGTTAATGTATCTAGGTTTTATAATAAATATATTCATATTATAGAGGTTGTTGATTATAACAGTCATTTTAGAATACACTTTGTTTATAACAACAAATCCTATTATTTTAAAAGTAGA